TATGAAGATATAGAATCTAGAGATAAAAAGCTCTAGAGATAACAAAATTGAAAACAAGTTTAATTGAACAGATAGCTAGTGAAATTGGAGCAAATTATATTAAGAAAAATCTAAGTCAGATGTCAGATCCAGGCGAACTTTGTGGGTGGCCTATTAAAGAGCATTATGTTTGCAAAAATGATGAGTGTAGGTGGATAACAGCTGAACTTATAGAAAGTTATAGTAAAGCAGGTTGGGAAATATCAGAAGAAACTAGAATGAGTTATGCAATCCCAGAATGGATAAAAAGTATTGATCCAAATAAACCTACTATTTTGAACCTTGATGATATTAATCGTAGCTCTACTACTGTCTTAGCTGCAGTTATGGAGCTTATATCAAGACAAGAATATTTTTCTTGGAAATTACCTCCTAATAGTACTGTTGTTTTAACAGCTAATCCTGAAGGGGGGGATTTTAATGTAACAGAAATTGATGAGGCTATTAAAACTCGTATGTTAAACTTTAATATTAAGTTTGATAAATACGATTGGGCTAAATATGCAGAAGAAAAGGGATATAATAATCAGGCTATCAATTTTATGCTTCTTTATGGAGATGAATTAATAGATCGCTCAAAAGCTAGACAGTCTAAAATTAATGCTCGAAATTATACTATGTTTATTAATACTATTTCTAGTATTGATAACTGGTCTAAACCTGAAAATTTAGCTTTCATTCTTCAGATTGCATCTGGGTGTTTTCTAGATGAAGACGATATTGTAGGAGGGTTGTTTACTACATTTATTGCAAATAAACTTGATAAACTTCCTTCACCCGAAGATTTAATTAATAAGGACTGGAATGATATTAAGAAAACACTTGAAAGTCAATTATATGATAAGGATAAGTATCGTGCAGATGTAGCCTCTGTAATTACTACAAGATTTATAAATTATAGTTTGTTATATCTTAGTCAATCTGGATCTAAAATAGATATAATTATAGATCGTATTCTTAAGATAGTCGATAATGAGAAATTATTACTAACAGAAGACTTAATTTTTAGTTTAATAAAGACATTAAATAAATACTATCCTGGTAAATGTAGTAAGCTTTTACTTAATCCTAAAGTAGCTAAAAAACTTATTTAAAATGATATTACAAGTCAACAAAGATAAAATTAAATATATTTTATGTAATGAATACTTATGTTACAACTATACTCACTGTGATATAGATAGTAATAATCTGACAAATTTAGTAAAGTTGTGTGATTTTGGGACTCGTAAAGATTATTACCTACAAGAAGGGTCTTATATGGCTCCCTACTTAATACGTTGGATAGATGATAATCGTATTCCTACACCAGGAACATCTAGTGGGGTATATCTAGGAGATCTTGAGAGTATTAATGATAAAATTAATTCTAGATATAATATTAAAGATCAAGAGGCTTTGAAAAAAGTGTATTTTGATCCTACTAGTAAATATCCTAGGAATAAACTTAGTACATTAACTCCTATAAAACGTTGTTTAAATCCAGAAAAAGCAGATACTGCTATTATAAGCAATAATATACCTTTAAGAAATTATGAACTTACATCTTTAGTATCATCAGGTGATATTAAAGATGTTTTAATCCTATATTCAGTAAGTGAGAACTGTTACTATTTTATAGATTATATTATAGATAATATTGAAAATCCTGATAAATCTTCAAGGTTTAATACTCTATGTAATAAGTATAGAGATCCGAATCTTAATGGATTATATAGTTGGGCTTCAGTATTAATAAATGGATCAATCTTACCGAATGATTGCAAACAAGTGTATTATGGTAGGGTAATTTTGTTATCTAATTTACGGGAAGTAACATTTGTAGAAAATTTACTAACAAGATACTCAAATATTATTTACGATTCTGACTTAGAAAAACTTGTTTCTAATAAGCAGCTTAAAGTAACAGAAGATGATATTATAAGTTTAGGTAATCTTATATTATCTAACGATCCTGATAATGTAAATCTCGGTATTAAACTACTATCTTCATATAATATAAATGAATACCCATGTTCAATTAGTATCTATTTGCTTTATAATTGGAAAACTATCAAAAGATTAAACAGTTTTAATTCTAAAGCATTCAACTATATATTATCTATCTTAGGTATAGAAAAGAAGGATGTTCGAGGTTGGACTATTGATGATATAGTAACTCGATTATACTCAAGGAGTACTAACAGTAAAGACAAGGAATTATCAAGAAGTATTATTAAGGATCGTATTACAAAACACATATATTCAATATATAATAGATCCTTTAGTCATAAATATCCTAGTATGAACTTTACTGCTAAACTTATAATTGAATAATTAATGAAAACTATTATAGCAATTTCTGGGCTTAAGAATTCTGGAAAAGATTTAACTGCCCACATGATGAAATATTGTCTTTCTGTTCCGAAATGAATGAGACAATATTGGTTATATTGTATAGTATATGATTTTATTGTATCTAAATATGAAATTACAAGCTTTGCATCTTCAATGAAAGAAGCTTTATCTGTTTTAATTAATATTCCTGTTGAAAAGTTTAATGATAGAGACTTTAAAGAAAATTGATATATTAATTTACAGAATATTCATATTACAGCTTTTCCAAATGAAAATCTAATGATTACAGATAAGCAATTAAGTAGAATAATAAAATCAAAGAAGTTAAATACTATATCAGATTATTATATTAGTATTAGACAACTTTTACAAATATTTGGAACCGAAATCATAAGAGAATATTTTGGAAATAACTTCTGAGTATCAAGAACTTTATTAGATAAAGACAATATTATTATATCAGATCTACGATTTATTAATGAATATGAACAAGTAAAAAATAATAATGGAATAGTGATTTATATAGATAGAAATCAAACTCCAGGCTCTCATCGTAGTGAAAGTGAAGTAATAGAGTTACTTAATGAGAACAAATTTGATTATATTATTAATAATGATAGAAGTATCGAGGATCTATTTAATAAAGTTTCATGTTTAGCTTCTAAAATACTTAAATAATTAATTTTAAAATATATAAAAATGGCAAATACAGAAATAAAATACTGTAACAGCTGTGCACAAAATAATATTGTTCACGAGTTTCAAGATACTACTTACGGTAAATTTAAGAGAGTCTTTAATATAAATGAAAAAACTGGAATGGGTGTATGTACCGTATGTAATAATGATAAGAAAGTAAAGAAGTAAATGAAAAATTACTCTATAAATTATGAAATTAACTCTCAGATTATCAGAATAAAAGATAGCGAAGAGTTAATTTCTCTTTCTGACGCTTTAAGGAAAGCTGTAGATACTAATACTGATTTAATTGAACTATCATCATATATTGATAACAATAAAAACCAAGTATCAGTATGTATCTTTCAAGATTATCAGAAATTTATATACCAACAGAAAAAACGAGAGAAAGTTTTAAAAGCAGGTCAAGCAAAAGTTGTAATTAAAGAACTAAGATTTGGCCCACAGACAGATGAACATGATTATCAATTTAAACTAAAACATGCCAGAGAATTTATTAAATCAAAAGCTAAGGTAAAAGCATACATAACGTTTAAAGGTAGAGAAATTATGTTTAAAGATCAGGGAGAAGCTCTTTTATTACGTTTAGTCATGGATCTTGAAGATATTGCTAAAGTTGAATCTAAACCAAAGTTGGAAGGTAAAAGAATGAACATGGTATTAATTCCTAAGTAATCTATTAACTATAAATTTATAAAATAACCCCTTTGTTGTACTATGTGTACGACAAAGGGGTTATTTTTTTATTCTAACTGATCACCAATATATTTTAAACTATTTAATGCTCCAAATGAATTAACACCAGCATCAAATAAGTTAACATCTCCTGTAATTATTCCAGAAGTTTGTTTGTATAAGTTCACAACTATACTATGCATAGGTGGATTTAGATCTCCAAACATTGAAGACATAATACTAGTAATTGGCCCATCAGAAAAAGATGTATATAACGAAGTACCTACTAAATGACCTACAGGTCCAAGATCTTCTTCTCCAGATAAAAATAGAGCTTTAACAATTCACATAAGTATAGACATTCAAATCATATCATGTAAGAATAAATAGAAATTAGCTCTTTTAGTTGGATTTTTTCATAGTTCTTTAAAACCATTAAAATCTAACTTGTATAGTGTTTTTCCAAAACTAATTATTGAATATGCAATTCCCTCCATAAATCTACCTTGCCATTCAATATAAGGTTCCCAAACGTCATCAGGTTTTAATTCTGTTTCAAGACCGATCCTAACAGATGGAATTCCTTTTTCATCAAATGTAAATATACGAACATATCTTACTCCATTTTCATCAAATTTTTCAGTATATTGTCCTTGATTATAAGTATCTGGCTTTAATATCCACTGTTCAAACTTAGCTGATAAGAATGTTCTGAATTGTAGAATCATAGCGCCTAGAAACATTTGTTTCATAAGCATTTGCGTACTTTTATCATAGTGGCCAAAGCATAATTCTGCAAACGATTTAATACTAGTTCCCTCTTGAATAGTATAAGCCCGTGGTAAATCATCTCCATCTTGGATATTTCATCCTTCTCTATTAAACTGTTCTCTCATAGCAGTATATAAAGCATGTTGCTTTTTATACTCTAAAGAATTCTTATCAGCTTTAGAATCAGACAATAAATTAAATCTTTTATCCTTTTTGAAATCATAGACAAGTTGGTCATTAACAATACTATGAGCTTCATAACATCCATCATGTAACATCTTAGCAATTAATAATCCCATTCTATGATACGAATCAGGAACTCTATTAAAGAAGTATAACGCATCAGAATCTAAATTTTTAACACCCGTTTTAGATGAACTTAGTCTCTCTTGAACTTGATGGAGATCAGCGTTAGCCATTCCATAATCCACATTTAAGGCATCAATTAATGTTAAAGTATTAACATCTTTAACACTTTGTTTAAATATAATAGCTCATGCTTTAGCAACATCCTTTTTAGTAAACTGATCTTTTCCATAAGCTTCTGCCATAGTTCTACTTAGATGTATTCACATTCCCTGCATCATCTCTCGAATACCTGATCTAAGATTTAAGCCAAGAGCGGTAGCTGTTGTTATTGATTTAACTACAGATAACATCTTATATGCACCTTGCAACTCTTTAGCCATAATAGGCTTACTATAAACGTTGGCATCAATAAATTTATCTATATATTCTAAAACATGATCAGTAACTACTCCAAACATCCCAGTCTGATATTGTAAGGCAATCTTAATACCTTGAAGTCTGGGAAGATATTCATTCATTACTTCTTCCATTGTGTATGTATGGATGACATTTAATAGTAAATCTTCAAGTTGAGTTTCTAGACCATCTATACCATAATTTTCAATTAAATCAGATCTACTAAGTCCATTTAATCTATACTTATTGTATACCTTTGGCTCCCCTTTTGATTCTCTAAACTGTTGCTCTTGCTCAGGAAGAAGTTTCAGAAAGTTTAAAGCTTCATTATATTTAGATGTAAAGGCTTGTTTATATCCTTTATTGTGGATTTGAGTAGATGTACTTCCCATAGAAACAGGAACTTCATAGTAAGATCCGTCTTCAATAGCTTTGGCTATTTTACTTTGATTACCATCAAATCTAAAATCGTTTACTATCTCTAGAAACATCTTAATAAAGTCAGATTCTTCTTTAGCCAAACTACTATCTGAAGGGTTTTTTAGTCTAAATGATTTATCTATATTACCATTTGCATCCTTAACAAATAAGTTATCAAAAAACTTAACCTCACCTCCAATAAGTCTATTTCTGTGATTATACTCATAGAAAGCTTTAACTACTTTACTAATTCTGGGTTTATATGATAATTCCTTTCTTCTAACATGTGCTTCTGCTACTGAAAATATTTTACTCAATGTTTGAATATTTTTAGAGGAAGAATTACCTGCACTGTTTACATATGAACCAGTATACCATCCTTCTCTAGAAAAGTTTACTCACAATTTAGGATCTTGTTCAATATAAATAGAATATCCATTTAGCTTATTTAATGCTCTACCTAATAACATATATGCTAACTGAATAGGATCATCAAAATTTCATTTACCCTCTCGTAAAGCTGTACGTAAACCATCTGCTGACTTTAACTTCCTTAATTGTTCCATTTTCTGTAAGATAAATGGAGCTCCATTTACAATATCATCAGGACTAAAATTAAATTCTCAATTACCCATGTGAGATAGTAATTCTTCACCAGCAGTGTCTCTTATTATATTTACAGCGGCCTCTAATGTCGTTGCAAAATTTTGAGATGTAAGATTATTAGTAATACCATGTATTCTACATAATTCAGAAAAGTTATCTAAAAGAGTTTCAGAATAAGTTTCTGTTCCTTTTTGCATTCAGATATTATGTGATTCTATTTTATTAACTTTATACCCTTTAAGTACCTCAGGCATATTGTTTAACAAGCACATAACTTTAATAAGGTCAATATTACCATTAGACGCTTGCATTACCACATGACTATCAATATCACTGTCCTTTTTAGTTGCTCCTTGAATAGATTTACCAAGACCTAAATTAACAACAGAATGAATATCATTATGAGTTACTGATATTATTTCCATTTTACCATCTTTAGTAAATACAAATATACCTGCAGCTACAAACTTAGGATTATTCTGAAAAGTTCATCCATAGTCAGTTTCACTCTTTTTTACTAAATATTTTCTAAATATCTTTTTACAATAATCAGACTTAAATTGGTTATCAGCAGCTAAGTCATCAATGGATCCGTATCCTTCAATAATTTGTTGAATGGTATCCGCTAGGGTAGACATTTCAGAGTGAATATGCTTATTTTCTTCATTTACTAATTCTTGTACTTTTTCTCTGAGTTCCTCCTCTGTTTTAGCATATACTTTACGATTCTTCTTATACTTATTTCAAATTCAGTATTTTCCAAACTTTCGTTCTGGATCAGTATCATCAATATAATGCACAATTCTAGGATTATTAATATATTTATCCACAGTAACTGTATTTCTCTGTACCTGAGTTTCTACTGCATAATTAGGAACAAATTTAGTCATTGGTTCCTGAATTGAGTTTATAAGATCAATATCATCAAGTAAAGTTTTTACTGGAAGAATAGTATTTATAGTTTCTGTATATAGAGCATTGGGATTTACTTTTATTTTAGTAAAATCAATATAAGCATCATTTAGCTTATTAATAGTTCCGTCTTCATTATATTCTGGATCTATTTTAATAGGTATAATATTGGTTTCTCCAACTGTAATTCCATATTGAGCTAAAATATTCTTATAAATACCTAATTGATATCCAGCAGAACGTTTTTTAGTAGAGTGTCATGTTGTTGATCCTTGTATATTTCTAGTATCTTCCCATACTCCTACTTCTTTTCTAGAAACTTTAAAGTCATAAATATGAGCGAATCCCCTCTGGTCAATAACTAACATATCAATTCTACCATTAATGCTTTTAATTCCTTCTGATTGATATGCTTCATGAATTTTATCTGATATTATAGGAACTTCTGTTAAGATTTTAGCATTTTTACCATATTTAGATTTAATGTCTTCAATAAAAGATTTAAATTCTTCAGTTAAACGTAATACTTGTTCTTCACTCAAATTAGTTGGTTTAAATGTGGTATTATTAATAATACTTTCAAATAAGGAATGTATTTCGGTACCATAATCAGTTAATTGTGCCCAAGACTTTTGCAACTTTTCTAAATATGAATCAATTTGAGGTTTAGTCATTCCTTCTGCACTTAATCTTTCTCTTTCTTTTTTTAAGAAATCATTTAAGTTAAAAGGAGGAACTAATTCCTTTTGCATATTAGAAGGATCTCCATTAGATGTAATAAATCTAGTAGTACCTATTGAGTCAGGAATCTTAAGTATAGTTTCTGAATCTCCATCATCATTTATAATTACAGATTCTATGGAAGCATTTTTAACTTTACTGGTAATAACATTTACCTTTTCTATAGTACTATCTATAGGATTAATTTGAAAAGTTAAATCTGATTCGTTTATTTGATAATCTGCTAATTTACTTGATAAGAAGTTGTCCAGCTCCATTTCGGAGCTGAACTTTATCTTCTTACCGTTTATTGTAGTTTCATATGTACATTCCATTATTTACAATCCTCTTTAATAATATTATCTTTGATGAGCTTATTTTTAAGTGTAGCTATCTTTTGAGATACCTTATAATTCTCTATTAATGTCTCTCCTAATGATGGTAGAATATCAGATTTTATAAATGATTTAAATTCTGGAGATACAAGATTCAGAGCATCTATTACAACATCATAATCTACTCCTCCTAATCCCTCATTATATGCTCGCTCAATTAAAGTTGCTAGAACCTCTTCATCAAAATCAGATCCTCTTTTATTTTGATATTCAGGCATCTCTCTCATATATTTCCAAGTACCTGTATTTCTAACTCTACTTAGTACTGAATAGTATTCATTAGGGCTATTCACTTTAGCATCTGCTAAATATAAATGGCTAAATTCATGGACTACTGTATCATCTTCAGCTCTATCTACATTAATGTAAATTTCACCGTTCTTCACAAATCCCCTAGCATTCCTAGTAGTAGAATCTTCATTAACTAAATCGGAGTCAGTAACTATATGAAGCCCTCTTAGGTTAGCTTCTTTAATTATTGTTATAAGTTTTGATTTAGTTGAAGGATTAGTTTGGTAATATTTAACTGCTTCATTATTTTCTTTAAAAGGATTATCAGCTAATTCCTCATATTGAGTTTCCTCAATATCCTCTTCTAAAGGAGCTTCTTTAAATCCAATATCAGAATCTATATCATCTACAATAGGAGTTGATTCTACTAAATTAAACCTAATACTATTTTCTTCTGTTCTAAATTTATTAACTAAGTCTCCAATATTTTGACTATCAATTCAGCTATTAAAATCATAGATAAGTAAATCTTCATTACCAGATGATACTAAGTCTTCAAATATCCTAGTCATAGAATTAGGACCGAACTTATCTTGATTAACAATTAAGTTGTATAGATAAAACATATCCACTAAGTTCATATCAATACCACTTACTTTAATCTTATTAAGGTTATTAAAAGCATATAATGCTTCTTCATATAAAGCTCTAGTCTTCTGAGTGTTATCAACTTGAACCATATTAAGTGGTAGCTTATAGAATGGAACTCCTTTTCTTAGTCCAAAAGTTAATAGCTGAACAAACTTATTATCTTTCAACTTATCCTTTAATAAAGGAATAGCGTAGTTTTCAACATAACTTCTAAACTTGTTAATATTATTTTCATTATCTAATCTTAACATATAAGGAGCTGGATTCTTAGGACTAGCAGGAACATTTATTTCAATTCCTTTACTAATAATCCAAGATCTAATAAGATACTTATCTATTTGGTCTTTTATAGCTCTAATTTCAAGTTTATTTAGTGGTTTGCTTACATCCATACGAATACCAGCAAAGTTTCGACTAAGTTGATTTAGGATTATATCTTCCAATCTATTTCTAGATGATAAACTATTAAGAACACTCTTGTTAATTGCAAGAACATTAAACATTTCTCTAAAATGAGGAACTGTACTGATTACTTCCAAGATATTAAAATTAACCTTATTTTGTTCGTATTTTTCAATACTTTCCTGTTTATAGATTGGGTCAGTAATAAATCTAACTAAGTCAAAATATTGCCAGATATTAGCCATTTCTCTTCTAGACTTAAAGTAATCTTGTCTAGCCTTTATAGCTTCTTTAGGTTTACCTAATTTAGCTTCTAAATCTCCATGTCTAATATTACCATTTATATCTTCATATATTAAATTATATTTATTATAGAAATTATATAATGGAGACCCTTCTTCTAATTCTGGATATATTTTCTGTAATCTTCTCTCCTCTTTTAATATTTCTTTCTTTTCAGGAGTTAGTCAGGTTTTTTCTAACTCTTTTTCAATTCTTAAGTACTCTTCTTGCTCTTCTAATATTTGTCTATTAAATCTACTTTCAATATATTTTTCAATAGATTTAACATAACTATATAAATCAGAAGTATTAGTAGGAAGACCTTGATTAATTTTAAGTATCTTTCCTAAGATACGTACTTCATCCGCAGATATAACTTTATCCAGCAATTGTAGATATTTCTCTTTTTTCTTTCCTTCAGAGGTATATGCTTTATCAGCAACATAACGAACTTTATCATAGTTCTGTTCATCACTAAACATACTAGTGGTAAAATCGTTTACTAGTTCGGTTATATCATCATCAATCATTAAATTACCAACTTCATCTAATGATTCTCCAAGCATAAGAGAAATAGTATAAATATCTACCCAGTTTGTATCTGCATTAATTTTTTTAAGGATTAATTCCTTTGCATTCAATTTTATTTTGTGAATTTATCGCTTCCATAAATTCGCCTTATACTTTCTATAAGGATTAGACTATATCATATCACATATGTGATTTCCGCACTTCGAACTTGCTTAAGTCCTACTCCACAAAGGGATAGTCGTTGAACCTTGATCCTATAAGGACCCTTGGCTGCGGATTGTGGAATCAATTAACCTTTTTACCATTTCTGAGTAGTTAGTTCAGCCCTTATCTATATTACTATGATAAGTTGGTAGTTAAAAGCTCTAACCATATTCCCGCAGTTCACGGAATTTTAGACCGACAATGTAAAAATATATTTTAATTTATATTGCATAGAAGGAATTATATATGGAGATATTAGCTTATCAAATGAAGGCCTAGACTCTTTTGTAATTTTTAAAGTAAAGTATTTTTTATATGCTTTCTTAATTGTATCAATATTTCATTTTTCTTTCAGTCAAAGTTTTAATAAATCTACCTCATTCTCAGTAAAACCATTTGTAGCTAATATTCCCTCGTAACATCCATCATCCATGAATCAATATGCTAATGCGATAGGATGATCTATCATATCTAAATATTCTTGAGTAATTGTCTTAATGTTATTAATATATAAAGTATTGTATATATTATTAAATATATTATGAGATTTGCTATTACCTCTAATAGTATAGTATGTTTTGTTTGTTCTTTTATCAAAATAACTATTTTCTTTATAAGATCCCATAAACTCTCCTAGAATTTCCACTTTTTTCATAAAAAGTTCTTTTTGCTTAGCAGAATGTACTATAGCTAATCTACAAGTAGGATGCCTCTTTCTAGGAATTCCTATATTCATATCTCCTAAAAGACTACCTAAAATCATTTGTTCTTGTATATGAGATAATTTATGTTCTTCTTGAGAAAATAGAGGTATTATTTTTAATTCTCCTTCATTAATATGTTTCTTTCAGTAACTTATTGCGGAAGGATGTACATTAAAATATTCTGCCATTTCTTTAGTTGTTTTTCCCTCTTTTGCTAGTTTTGATAAAATTACTAAATCAATTTTTCTTTGAGGTTTTATACCATAATTCTCTTTTAAATATTTAGATACTGTATCTGTTTTATGACCTGTTAATTGTCCAATTTTTTCGCAAGTCATTCCTTCTAAATACATTTTGTGAAGTTTTTCAATTTCTTCAGTTGTTAATTTCTTTGCCATATTAATTTGTTTTAAATTATTATTATCTATAGTGCTAAGATAATAATAAAAATTAATATAAGCAAATTATTCAATAATTTTATTGTTTACTATTTTCGTCGGTCGCTGCATTGAGCAGCTCTCCAAGTACCATAGATTGATCATCTAAAGCATCTTCATAACTTATTACCTGTGCTAGAGTTTGTCTAATATCTTCAGGAGTATTTTCAGGTAAACTTTCAAACACTTCCATATTAACGTTAGCCAATGTTATTAGTCTATCATTATGAATAAATGTATATCTTTTTAACATTTCTCTAGCTGTATCAAAGTTACCAGTTTGAATTGCCTCATTAATCTCTCTAAACTTGGTATTATATACGTTGCTTAAGGCAAAGAAACTTTTTACTGCCGTAGCAACATTACCAATAACTGCCTTACCAACCATATTTTGAATCTGCATTAAGTACTTACTTGCTGGATTATAAGGACTCATATATTTAGCAGATTCTCCCATCTTAGATCTTTTAGCAAGACCTTGCATTCGGTCAGTAGTTACTGGCATTGTTAAGTTAATTTGGTTTCTAGGATTAAGAATAACATTAAATATACCATCTACAACTCTATTTCTTAATGCATCAGCTCGTAAATAAGGTGCTGCATTTTCATCAGTATTAATACGACCATTAGATGATACAGAATAACCTAAAACATAGCTTTTATCTATATCATAATCACTACCTTGTAACCATGTTTGGTTAGATGGAACAAAAATTTCGTTTGTTTCACTATCAGTAAATGTTACAACTTCTACAGGCATGAATGATTGCATAGACTGACAAGGGATACGTGTGCCAACAAAATATAAACTCTTCTCAAAAGATTTATATTTATTTTCTGCTAATTTTCTAATTTGTTTAGTTCAATTATAATCTTGATTTTCAGCTAATGCTCGAATTATTTCAAGTTTATCATTAAATTCAGCAATATTACTAGTAGTATACTTTCTACTTCCAGTTGGTCGGTAAGTTAATTGAATAGATGTTCCTTCTCCAAACTCTTCTTTTACTAAGTCAACATAGTTATCAATTCTGTAGTTTCTATGAGTATAGGTAAACATCTTAGAGTTTTCCAGTTCTTTTAGCCTATCTACTGAATCAATAATAACTACATTATGCTGAACATTATCAGAATCAGTATATTTTAAGAATTGTTTTCCTTCAGAAGAGCAGATTTCATTACCATTAAAATATACAGAACCGTCAATAATCTTATAATCAGAATCTAAAGATGAATTAGTAAATAGTTCATTAACCTTAGGATTTCTAAGTTTAACATATAACTTATTTCCTGCTCCATCAAATAAAGTTCAATCATAAGTTAACTCATCTGCATTATCATAGAAATTGTAGTAGCTTTCAATTCTGTTTATAAAGAACTCTGGACCTTGTTCCTTAATTTTAGCAATAGAATCACCAGGAAGTAATCCTAACTCTTTAGCATAAAGCTTACCCATAATAATCTGTGCTGGGATAACTTTACACTCTGTAGCATTTAACATTAATCCTCCCCAATCAATAGGCTTACCATCAGCTAAATTATTAAGAACAGATTGCTGCTTTTTAATTAAAGCTTTTTTAATATTAGGAATATATTTTGTAAATGAAGTTTTTTCCGTAAATCCGTTTGGCATAAATGGAGTAATTTCATTTACTATAAGTTGTAATCTGTTATTGACTATATTCTCTATAACATTTTCATCGGCTCTTTCATTAGGTATTGATTTTATCACTTCACTACGTAACTCATCTCTGAGGGTTTCTATATTAGTAGCACTGCTGTCGCTTTCAATAAAATAATAAAGTACTTGAGCATAAGGACTTTCAAACATACTGTATTTACGCCCATTAGCAACAAAAGTAGTATCTGATCCTTTAAGATTTTTCGCTTTAGTTGTTCATCTACTCATTCGTCCAGGTTCATATAATCGGTAGTATATATATTTATCATAATTATCTATTTTATCTATTTTTACTACTTGATTATTTTCTCCTCAGACAATAATAGTATCCTCAAAATCTACTGGGTTATCTGGAGTAATATCATTAATAAAAGGATTTACAACTACATTTCCATTTGTGTCAACAACAAAAACTTTATTTATAGCGTCGTCTACGGTCATTCTCTCATAAGTTGTACCTCTTGTAGTCTCTGCAATTAAATCTATTAATTCTTCATATCGATAATTTTCACCGTTAATAGTATGATATTGAACTACATTATATGATGGATTTAATACTGCTGCAACACCATTATAATGACGTCTAATAGCATCTCTTACTAGAGAGGATGTTACTGTAGAATTAAAAATACCATTGATAGAAGAAGAACTAAAAGGTATTCTGTATTCTAAATTATTGTTTTCTAGTCCCTCCTGAGCAAGTTTTACAAAAGATTGGGCTAAACCAAGAGTATCCTTACTACCTCCAGCAAATGCTTTAATGACTGCTTTTCCAAATATTTTGTAAAGATCATCCTTATTTCCATTATAAATAATATCCTGAATTTTACTAATAGCATCGTAACAGAATTTACCAATTTCTTCATAAACTTGTGTTGCTAGATGATGAGTATATCCATTTTGTTCAAGACCACTAATCATTTGAGTCATTTCTGTTACCTCTGCTTCATCAAGTTCATGATCAGCATTCATTTGAACACCCCCGAATTTAGTGGACATTGTAGTAAATAATAATGGAGTACTATCATTTCAAGAAGTTACATCATTGATATTTGAAGCTCCAACTTTAATAGCTGACTTATTTACCAGCCAACTAATCATAGAATCTTTAAGATCATAATCACAAATAATTTGATTAGTATAATCTAGATTATGCTCTGAATATTGAAGATTATTGGTACGGTCATCTATTTTCATAGCCCACGCACCACCAAATGTTTGGTCAATATCATATATATTCCTAATTAACTTATCAGTAATAATAATATTGTCAGGATTAATAGGAACACCCTCTTTGGTAACTTCAACTAATTCTCTATGAGCTACATTATTTGAAATATTAACATGTAATATTTTATAATATTTTCCACTTATACTATCCCTAAAGAATAGATCATCAAATTGTCTATCATAATCTATGGTAACATCTAATGGCAATTCTAAGCTGTGCATTTTCTTGAAAATGTTTTCCATACTAGTGTCAGAACTATTTCTTCTGATAGCATTAGTTATCTCATATTCAGCTCATTTAAGTAATTTTGGTAATCCATGTTTAGCATCAATATCGTGGAAGATAGTTTTCTTGTTAGCTCCTACCGCAGCATCTATAAGAGATACATTCTCTCATCTAGACATAAATGGACTAGTATAACCTGAACCATCCATAGAATCTACTGTACTGGACATTCCTGACATGTTATTTACATTTGATCCCATATCAGATATAACAGCCATTTTAACTCTTTCTGGCACTCCGTTTTTTAAACCTTGTGCAAGAGAATGATATGTAGCTCCATAAATAACCATACGTTTTACCTGAGATATTCATCTAGAAGCTAAACTATGATCTAAGTATCCATTTGTGGTAGGACTTTCTTTTTCTTTATTAGGGTGTGCGTAGACATCTCCTACCATCATTTTATTATATTCATTTGATAGAAATGAGTCAGTAATAAAATAAGCACCTAATAAAGGATTAATAATACCATTGACTTCTTTAAGAAGTTTACCATCCCTAACAAATTTAGGATTATTCTGTTTAAAAGAGTTAACAATATTTTGATCTACTGAAATAGTGTCTCAAGCCTTAGAACTATCCTCTAAAAATCTACTAAACTGACTTTTGTAAAACTCATTAAACTTATCTCTGTTACTAAATATATTAGCAAAATTTTCTAATGTTTCATTAAATACTCATCCTGCTTTAGTTTTAGATGCGTGTATTTCATCAACAAATTCCACATTAGCTCTGGCAAAATCTTCTCTAATCCTGTTTATTTTATTCTTGGCTAAGAATACCTTAATATCATGTATAGAATTAAATTCTTTATTTGGATACACTTGCCTATAATCTGACAGAATAGTTTCTATTGCACTCTCTACCTGAGATTTATTACTTTCAAACCAAGCTTTCTTTATAGGTTCTAAGTCACCTTCATCCCCAGATTTAAAATATTGATCAAGGACAGATTTAACATTAAATGAATTACCATTGCCAAAATTCCATGTCTGATTTAAATCAAACTGCATTACAAAGTGTTTATTCTTATCAGAATATACATGACTTTGAATACCAACAATTCCTGATTTAGATCTAGATCCTTCAGCATGAGATTGATCAGTAGTTAAACCTTGATAAAAGTCATACACAATAGACAAATGCATAACGTCATCTGCGGTAAGAGCAGATGATTGTTTTGTAACCCCGTTAATAGTTACTTCAGATCTAATCTTAGGGCTCTTAACATGTTGAATATTTTGGTATACTGCATTATCATAATATTGTGATGTGTATCATGAGTTATTTTCTAATTGTTTAGTAATTTCATTAAATATACCATTATGCTGATAACTTAAACAGATCATCTGATATAACGGTAGATTATTACCTTCAGCATTTTTAATAACATTAACTGTATCTGATCCATTAATAACACTAAGAACTCTGCCAAGATCATTACTTTGTCCAAAATTAAGGTTGGTTTGGCTATTATTAATAACATCAAAGATTACAGTTCCCAACACAGGAGCATATAACTCATATTTAGTATAGTTACTATTTGGAAATACTTGACTAGCTATCTGATCAAAATCATCCGATATTAATAAATTAACAAAGTCTCCAACTATTTCATTAAAATTATTTACGGGACCAGTAATAGATATTTTTCCATTTCCCTCTAATGTAATTCTGCTATCTCCAATAGATATAACAGAACCCATAACTCTAACATTATACTTTCTAAGTAACTCATTAAATCTAGTTTTATTTTGCTTCCAATATTGAGTAATAGCCTTTACTGTTTCTACTATTGCTTCTTTCTGCATTTTAACAGGACGCTGCGTTAGATTTCTAACTTCCATGTTTTTACCATCTTTCTGTTCATAACTAACATAGCTTGAAAGAACAGTTTTTTCCATTAGATGTGTAAACATGTTTTTAATATCCTCATGTATTTTAGAGTCATATATAAACCTTTTTATAGCCGATAATTTTGATCTTAAATAAGTTATATGCTCAGGATTGGAGACTTTTCTGCTAGATAGTTCCTGTTCATATAAAGATATGAGCTTACTAACGTTCATTTTAGTTCCTTTATTAAGTTCTTCTTTTATTTCTGGATTAGAACTTTCTTCTGCCCATAACTTCATTTTTCCCATTACAGAATTAAATCCAGATAACGAAATAGAAGTGCCATCAATAATATCTCCATTTACATTAACTTCTGGAAGATAATTTAAGAGTATCTTAGCAAGATCACTAACACTTTCTTCTTGAGACATAAATTCATTAGTACTAAATCCTGTGTAGTGAGTAACATTAGGACCATTATAAACATATCTATTTCTAGAATATATTGAAGACTTACTATATTCTGGGTTAATAGAGACAAATGGTGTTAATTGCTTTAATAGATCATCAAATGTTCTAAGAGTTACATATGAATTATAAGCTTGATAATATTTATTATCAAGATTAGGAGAATTATTTATATAACCACTAAATTCAGATAGTACACTTTCCATAGTAGATTCAATATCTATGTCAGTCATACTATCCAAATTAGGAGAAGGTTTTCCTAAATATGATAATACATATCCTAGCAACTCCTTTTTGTATTCAAAAATACCTCTATTTAATACTGTTATATCTCCAACTTTTCTATTAGCATCTATAAACTGCTCACTTGCTAGATCAAACACTGATAAAGATATAATCTTCTTAACAAAGTCACTTGTCATCTTATTATATTGAACAGACTGCCCAATATAAAACTGTTGTGCCGATTTACTATCAGTTTTTATTTCTCATCCAGTTCTACTACTAACCTTCTTAGGTTCAAATATAGATGTCTGGGTAGGATTTATTGAAATCCCACCCAAGAACATTCTATATACATTATCTGGATCTATAAAATATTCCTCTAAAAACGATTTAAATTCTTCATCTGTACTTGTATTAAAGACTCTGCTTAATAGAGGATAATACTTCATTGTGTATCCACACTTAACACTCATTGTTCTTTAATTTATTAATTAAATATTCTTCAACTTCCTGTTGTAATCCTATTAATGCAGTATTACTATTAATTTCATTTCAATAAGATTCTGCAGTTGATTTATCTATCTCTTGATTTAATATTAAAGCAGTTATATACTTACTTAAATTAGGATTAGCTGTAATAATAGCACTCATACTATTCATAGCATCTCTAAATTTAATATATGCGTCTGCTATATTAAATGTTCTAATATTTCACTCATTATTTTTCTTTTCAAGAACATATGTATAATTCTTGTCTTGCAAAGATACAAAAAATGGTTCAAAGTCAGAAATCTTATCTCTATAAAAATTGATAGTTTCTTTTGGAGTATTTAGTTGATTAGATATCATTACTTTAGGATCAAATACTGATTCTGTTGTAATTGTTTTTCCCTCAACTTTAACTATATCAAACTCTGCAGATTTAACCCTAGAAGCCATTTCAGAATTAATGGATTCAACAACTGTATCGATGTTATCTTTAGTAGCAATAACTTCATTAAGTCTTAACCCTTGTAACTGTTCGTTAATAGATTCTACTACTTTTTTATCTTCTGCTGTTTGTTCGTTATTAACCGCTGACAAATCAATACTATAGTCATTACCAATAATCATAGGTATATTAGTATTATACTCATGACCTTGAATAGCATACCAATAATCTCCAGCAGGATTAACTTGAGTATCAATAATATCTCTCCCATAAATACCCATTTTAAATTCAGGAGCTTCTGAACATAATTGTTTTAATTGTTCAATTTGACCTTCATTAATTGAAATTACTGATTCTCTATTTACTATCTTATACAAAATAGTATTCATGGTAGCCACTCCAGACTGATATCTAAAATCTCCATTAGTTTCATAACCAAACTCTATATTAGAATCATTAGATATATTTTGGATAGCTAATTCCGCATCTTTATATACTATACCATTTATTCTAATACGCTGGTTAGGATACTTAGAGGTATTTAAATGTATTCTAATAGCCTCCCTGACTCTATCTGGAGCTACTTTATATACATACTTAGCAATCACTGAGCTTCTATACCCTGGAATAATATCATAATTCTTTCTATTATTAGACTGTTTAATGATATCATCTATAGATACTAATCAGTTCATCCCAATTAGAGCAAATCTGTAATCATGTTGTGTACTATATGTTTTAATAGTACCATCAGTAGTTGCTGTTAAAAATCCTTTAAAATCATCATCAGTTACAAAAGGGTCACTTGACACAACCAAAAATGTATTACCATTATTTCTTTGATTTAATCATTCTTGTTGATCACTACTATATTTAGTCCTCTCCGCAGAATTTACCGACAATACAACAGGTTTACTAAAGGCTCTAAAATATCCTTTTGGATTAATAGCTGACTGTCTAAAATTTGATAAATTAACAGAAGTATTTAAATCTATGGCACTTTCCTTGCGAAGAAGTGATACTGCTGAAATGTCCCCAAAGTATTCTCCAATAACTGGATCTGTAACTAACAATGGGAAATCAACAGTTTTAGAATCTAATGTTAATCTTACTACTAATAATCCTCTATTATTATATGGTATAATATAAAATTTAGGAGTAGTTTTTAATAGATTTAGAATCTCATTAGCATACTTACGACCTAATGATCCAGGAATAAACGATTGAATTTCCCTAGATAATATTTTGAGAGATGCTTCAAATATTTCTTTATTATCTTTATGTCTGTTATTAACAAAGAAAGCTCTTATTAAATTTGAAAGTTGTAATGTAATTTCAGGAGTAGTATTAATAAAATTCTTTAAATTATTCTCAGTAGTTTGATAAAATTTAACCAAATCATTATTAATAAAATCAATCCAACTTTCTGCCGTACTTACATATTTATTAGCTCCTACTACTGGTATAACTGGTCTAGTTATAGACTTACTAGTCTCTATATCTGAAGTAACAGTATTTTGTAAGTTATTTACAGGTTCTGTATATTCAGGAGCCATAGATACTTGGTGTATCTCTGGTTTTATAGGATCGGCAAACTCAACTTTAGTGTCCCTTTCTATTGGACTTGTAGTAAGAGTACTATTTTCTGTAACTACTGGATTGTTAACAGGCTCTATAGGAACGTTAGCTTGTTCATTATTAGGCTGTTGAGATTGATATCCTTCAAACTCTATTGATTCAGTAATATCTGGAATAGCTTTTATTCTCCATTCTTTAAAATCTTGAATTTGAGATTCTGGCATTTCGATGTTTCCAGATGATGTAGAATCATGTTTAGAAGATATTGTATTTCCTAGTCCTCTAGATACAATAATTGATCCTTTTCTTGATCGTTGAGTTAGAGTATATAAATCTTTTAATTTATAGAATTCTCCTCGACTTTTACCTTCATTTGTTAATCCAAAGTTTTTATCAATAATAATATAATCAAATTCATCGCCCTGGACACTATTTAAAGGAACAATTTTAACTCCTTTGGTAGTGTTATATTTCTTAGGATTGTCCGTAATTATTGCAATATCTGAAGAATACTGTTTTAACTTTTCTATATGTGAAAATACTTCATCTTCTTTAATAATTTTTTCTCCTCCAAATATAAAACTATCTTCAAAATATTTAAACTCAATAGGATTAGATTGTAAATACTTTTCAGCAAATTCACTAAGATATTTTGGCTCTATAGCAGGGTTATTATAATATTGCTTATATATCTCATCTAATCTCTGAGACAAGGATATATAATTATCATATTTAGCTATATTATCAGGTCGTAGTGGAGCAATAAGATCAGGAGTTTTAATATTAATAGTATCCTCAATTCCACTATCAATAACTTCCTTTCCAAATACTGTTTGAACTGCATTCTGTTTATAATCTCCAAATGCTATTACTGATACATTATTAGTATTAGCTCATTTACTAATCAACTCTAGCTCTATTCTATCATATCAACTAATCTCATCTATAAATAAGATCTTATTCTTAGAATCACCAAATAGATTAGTTTTAAGAACTTCTATATTAACATTACTAGTAATACTAATATTATTATTACCATCCTTAATGTATGAAATATCAGAATCCTTTATTTGTCGTCCGAGTATTTTTTCTATAAGTTCATTCTTAGTAAATGAATTTCCATCACTTTCAACACTATCTGTAAGTCTATCCGTTTGCTTTCTCGTTGGAGCCGAGGTTATATAATTTGCATCTTCAAACATCTTCTTTAATAAGAATGCAACACCTTTAGTCTTACCAACTCCCGCTCCTCCAAATACTACTGTAAAATTAAATAAAGGACTTTTAGTTTTAATATATGTATCAGGATTATCCTGGAAAATATCTTTTAATTTAATTATAATACTATTAAATAAATCCTTATTTAGTATTTGAGAATAAGCTACTCTTACTGCGTATTCTTGAGAAAATATTGGAGCGTTTCTAAATTCCTCGCTACTAATTACTTCTTTTAATTTTTTATAAAAATTTTGAGAAGGAGTTGATAGTATTGTGGCAATATAAACCATTTGATCATATACAGTAATCTCAGTGCTAGGATTTTTACTAAGAGTAGTTGGAGCTGACTTTACTAGTTCATTACTATCAAATAACGAAACTATTTTGTCGGCTACTTCATCAGCAGAAAGATTTAGATTTTTAACTGCTTCAAAAATACGAGTTTCTAATGCTATAGAAGCTTGCTCTAATTGAGGAAAGTCTATATCTTCTCCACTAGAAGGTATTTCAATATCTGAGGATAATTGTTTTAAATCAATACCGAATATCTTAATAAACCTATCCTTAAGAATAGAAGTATCATCAGTTAGCAAGCTAATAAATTTAGACTTCATATTTATAGCTATATCTCTCTGCTCTCTAAGTTTCTGAGATTGATTTCTTTCAGAAATATCTATTAAGGTTATTAACTGATTCTTAACTCGTGCTAGATCAGAAATAATATTAATTTGCCCTTGAACACTTATTATAGGTAACAGTTCTTTTTCTAATGATTCTCTAAATTCATTAATTTTGCTATTAAAGCCCCCATCTACTGAAGCATCAAGTATTGCTGAGATAGCATCAATTAATTTAACTGTTTCTTTTAATTTATCAAGAGAATGTCTATCTCTGATAATAAAGTCTTCTACTTTCTTGGAGTTAATAAAGTTAAATTGTTCCTCTCTAATTAATTTAGTTACCTCTTGATTATCTAACCCAGCGACATTTGAAGCCGCTTCAATTAATTCATATATAGGATTAGTATCAATTTGTGATTTGATATTTAGTACCTCTCCTAAATAATCATAGAACGATCTACTTCCAAAAGAAGGTAATAAAATTGGTAGTATACTCTTTAAATCAAGCTGATATATATTACTAAATGTATCAGACAGATCGCTTCTAAGAATATAATTGTAGTGATCTAATGCTCCTGAAATATTATTCTTTTTAATATAATCAACTATCTTAATCAACTCACTAGATAAGTTTGCTATATCATCATCCATTCCTTCTAAGTCAATTCCTTGACTGTCAAGAATAGACTGAATTCTATTAATTCAATTAGCTTGATTATTACTCTCTAAATTATTAATTTGAATTCAATTATATAATATACTAGATAAATCTGAGTCAACTAAGTCAAGATATAGATTATTATTCTTAATATATTCTAAATAGCCAAGATATGAATCAGTGTAGTTATCAAACGCTAAGCTTGTATCTGCTATTCTTACAGGTCTATAAAGAATATTACGTCCTTCTTCGCTTAATGCTGGATTTAAGACTTCAAATTTAAGGCTTTTAATTTGATTTAAGTGGTTCTCTAACCTAGAAATATCTAATTTTAAATTATCTATTTCCTCATTAGATGATATTCCTTCTGGAAGATTTTCAATAGCCTTATCTAGAGCAGTTCTACTCTCTTTTAGTCTATTAGAAATTTGATCATATATAACATTGTAGTCTGTAGCTCCTGGTAGGTATATTTTACTACTATCTTTAATCTTTTCTCCTACTGATTTCATAGTATTAATCATACTTTCCTGCATCTCAGAGAAAATATTATAAGCAGTTAGTACTTTTTGTTTTTCTTCTAAAGAACTATATGCTTGATATTCAGCATCAATTTTATCTTTTTCATCTTGCTGAAGACTATCATATTCTTTCTTATACTTCCAACGAGTATAATTATGTATACCAAATCCTGATACAAAATTGTCTACTAATTGAGGACTTGCAGCAAATAATAACTGCCCTGTATAGAAATCATTTTTCTTTCCAGTAAGTATTTCATCTCGTTGAGCTCTAAGAGTGTCTATCTTAAGTCTAAGACGTTGATATTCACTATTATTTCTCATAGCCTCAATACGAGCTTCAATATCTTTTGGAGTTTTTGGTTCATTATCTGCTGGAGTCAACAAGTTTTCTAGTTCTACTTTGGTTTTGATTATTTCAGAAGTTAAATTATTCCAATCTTCAAAAATTTGACTATACAAACCAGATGAGATAATCTTATCCTCTATTGTTTGTTGTTTGCTTAACTTCTTAAGATTTAGATACCCTTGCCTAGTCTCTTCAATAGACTTACCTGCTATATCAGCTTGTTGGGTAATATATTGTAACTCAGCATCACTTAAATCTAACCCTTCCTCTTTAAGAACTTCATTAATTCTATCAATATAAAATCCTATTTGTTGATATAAAAGATCATTTTGTGAATCACCAGAACTGGTACTTTTATACTGAGCTTTTGTAATATTACCATCTTTGACAAACTCTAACTCAGTGCCTGAAAGATTTGTACTACCTAACTTACCAGCTTTATGTAATCTATCTAACTCCATTCTTAATTGGTTCTCCTTACCATCTCTTAAAAGATAAATTATCTCTTTTAGAGAATCATCATTTTGAGTTAGTGTACTATTAAGTATGGGGTTATTTTTCCTATCAAATCTATTATGTAAACTAAATACAGCGCCACCAATACCACCTCCTACAAATGAAGTAAAATATCTAGATATCATATCCTCTGGAGTAATTCCAAAGTTGTAATTCCTTTCTTTATCAGCAATACCTAGTGCATTTAAACCTGAATATAATGCTTTTATTGCATCAGATGTTATTTCTTCTACAGTTTCCTCAACACCTTCATTTAGAGAATCATGAATTAGATTTCCAGGTTTCATCTTAGATATGCGGTTTACTATGTTCTTCTGCATATCTAGAAGCCATTTAGCTGCTCCTTTAGAAGTAGATGTTTTCTTAGCGGTCTCTAATGCAAATTCTTTAGATGATAATTGTTCAGCAGCTTCCTTAACAACAGAGCGGACTTTCGCCTTATCTAAATATGTATCTCTAAACCAAAAGTCTTTGAAATAGTCATTATTCATCAAACCATACATAGCTCCCATAGTAGATAACATACCTAAACCTGCTACTCTGTCTGAAGCACCTGCTTCCTTAAACGCATTATACGCTTCAGTGGAAGAAGTTCCAGCCATATAAGCTAAAGCTAATCCTCTACCTCATTTAATGGCATTTTCACTAGGAATAGAATTTTTTGGAATAAACATCTTTGGAATATTTCCAATAACTCTTTGTTGGAATAATTGCATAGAGCTATCTTCAATTAATTTACCTAAATTTTCTACATTCCAAAAACTCTGTCTTCCATAGTCAGAGACGCTACTATCGAACCGAGAAAATCATGCTTGTATATCAGTTGCCATCTGAGCTGATCTTGATGTTGATATATCTCCAGTTGCGATGCCTTCAATACTTTTAAAAAGTACAGGAAATAATTTTCCTAATTCCTTAGCAGCAGTCATCGCTCCATAATATTTTCCAACACCTGGAATAAACATCATACCAACCTTAAAAGCTGTTTTAGCCATTGTGCCAACGACACTTTTATCCAGATCGTCTGAATCAAAGAAATTATATTTATCTCACTTACTACCATCGATAGTTAAAGTGTCAGATATATGCAATATATCTTTATTTGCAATATCTCTATTTCCCAGAGTCTCATAAAAAGGATCTCCACTTTCATTGAATTTTAGGTCTCCTTTATTGTGCTTAACAATCCTACCATTAATCTCATGTTCCCCATCTTCATCTCATTGAGCTAATACTAATGTAGGTCTTGTCACTGCTGATAATCCTCCTCAATCATTAGGAGTCCAATCTTCAAATTGCTGGGTATCAAAGTTAAATACCTTATTAGTTTGAGCAACTTCTCTAATAGACATTGTTGGAGCAGAAGATTCTCTAAGATTACTTAGTCCCCTACTTCTTCTCTCAGGATTAGAAAATTGAACTAATTTTGGCCTCATATTCGTTACTTTCCCTCCTATAGGAGCAAAGTAATCATTAGGATCATATTCATAGAAATCCTGTAAATCCTGAACTAATTTACTATTATCAGCATCATTATATAACTTTAAAGCTGTTTGGTAGTACTGATCAAATTTATTATCGTCAAAATTACCAGACTTGTCTTTAAAAGCTTCTTGTATTTGAGGAACTTTTTTGTAATACTCCTTGTCTAATAAGCTGGAATTATCAGTTGTTATACCTAAATTAGCTAAGTCTTGTGGAGTTTTATTAGGCGAAAAGAATAAGGTCGCCAACCAATCATTTTTCTTCTGCTCAATCATAATTAGAAATTTGTCTGTATTTGAGACTCCTGTAGTAGTCTCCTGCGATTTAACATATCTGTATAATTACTAGCACTTGTTAATTGATGATTAGATACTACTGTTGCAATAGCACTATCTGTTATTGGAATAAATATAGCACTTTTATACATTGAGGATGCGTCTCCTATACCAAATAATCCCCCATCAAAGTTATTTCTATGTTTACTTTTCGAAGGAGTATCTGACCCATAATTAATATATTTAGAGTATAAATCAAATATATAAGACCCCTCGTCTCTATTTACATGATCAACTCATTCAGAGTCATCAATGTCAACAGCTTTATCACTAACATACCCATTGACAATAATAAAAGGATGGGCTTCTCTAAATGCTCATTCTCCTGTTTCTGGTTCTCTATAAATATCAAGATTTAGTTCGTTCAACTTCATAGTTATACTATTTGGAGTGACTCCATATCCAGCATTAAGTCATTCTTGGAATTTTTCAAACCTATTTTGTGCATCTAGATCAGGAGTTTTCTTACCTGTTGTCACATATATGTTTTGATCAATCGGTAAGTATGTTCTTTCAATATTACTTACTCCATCATAAACTACTTTATCTAATTCACTTTCTGTAAGTAATCTATTTCCAAATGTTATTGAGTTTAAAGCTAAACTTGATCCCAGTCTATCTTCTTTAGCAAACACATCTCTAAGTGTACCCATACCAATTTGCTTACCAGTGGTATCTATTGGTTTGCCATAAGGCTGTGCTAAAGCTTTTATACCTCCTTTAGACTTAGAATGTGCAATAGTTATAGGAGTATACTGAACGCCTCCGTTTCCAGTAGTAATCATTTCCTCACGAGTCATTTCAACCTGTTTACTTGATGACCCTTTTCCACTAGCACTACTAGCTGTAGAATCATAATCTAATTGTTGTTTAATTTCCCTAGTATGATCAGTATGTTCAATAACTGCTATTTTTAATAAATTTTGAACATCTTTGGGGTCATTTGGATTTAAACCTTCAGCTGTTGCATTGGCTCTTAAGACATTTTTCATATTTCTAGGTAATGTTCTATAAAGATAATTAACAGCAGCTTCTAAGCTTTTATCGTCACTATATCCTTGATCAGAAGTATTAGTAGATTCTGTAACTTTATATATGCCATCAGGAGAATCAAAACCCAACAACTGTTCAAATCCTTTTTCAATTTGATCTTTTTGCTTCGAAGTATATCTATCAAATTGATTTGAAGATTTATTAGTACCAAAAGCACCAATAGTTGATTTCACATAATCTACTATTGACTCCATGCCAACAGTATTTGATAAGTCAGTTAGAATATCACTATTGTAAGCTAACTCTGGTTGTTCTTCTCTAAGTCGGATTAACTCCGAGTTTGTTAATATCCTATATTTATCTGGATTTTCATAATATGTATCTAAAGATACTATTTTAACGCCATTATCATTATCAAAAACATACATGCCACCAGTATTAGTAATAGCTACTTCTGATCCAGCTCCTTCATCATTAATTTGTTTGCTAGCCTGTTGATATAAACTGTTATTATGTTTAATTCTATTAGCCAAAGATTGTATTCTAATTAAATCTGACATATCGTAAGATGTTTCCTGGTTTCCTTCAAACAGCGATCCTAAATTTTGAGACTTTCTTAGAAATGTGTTAGCTCTAGACAGAAAATAATCAACATCATTAGGAAGCCCATTTTCCTTCAGTACATTAATAATTTCCTTCTGTATAAGTTCTTCTTTTTTATTATCTGTTGTTGTACTTGGTGTGTTTTGAGATTCTTGCTGAGCTATTGAATCTCTAGAAAAGGGGGTATAGTATATACCCCCTGTTTGATATCTTTTTATCTTCATATTATGACATCATTTTTATAAAAAGCCTTATGATATTATTATTTAAGTCATTCACAGCTTTATTAATAGCTTTTTGCTGATCTAAAAATGCTTGTTCATTTGTTTCTCTAAACCTTTGAATTGTACCTCCTCTTTTATACCTGAAATATTTAGAATCAGATAGTTTTGGAGATACTTGACTAACATACCTAGGGACATTTAAATCATCAAATCATCTAATCCAAGAATGTCTTCTCTTAGGATCATTAGCTTGATCTTGATAAATATCAAAGAATGCTTTACTACGTATATTAGACACTTGATCAGGATATTTATAACTTATATATCCTAACCAATTATTTCCTCATTGCTCTTTTTCACTTGCAGACATACTGTTAAAACCACCAAAGCTTTCAAAAAGTTGTTTTAAATCATTCTGATATTTAGTTTCAGCATTAATAGAATCCAACTTATCTTCAATAGCAGTTCTATTCTGTAAATCTTTAGCATAATCCTGCCTAAATTGATAAATAAGATTTTTAACATTTTGTGTTTGTTGTCCTATCTTATTAGCATCTGCCATATCAAGTTGTGCTAATCCTTGATACCAACGATTCCTATTTTCATTACTAATTTGATTTCTTATATTTGCATACTGTTGCTTTTGAGCAAGTAGTTTATCGTTATACTGATCTATCATTTGTGAAAATTTAGTATCTCTTTCTCCCTTTATTTGATCAATTCCTGCATCTCTCATCAACCTCTCAGCCATTACTTGATTTGGATCACTAGTGACTGTTTTATATTTTCGCATTTCCTTGATTCGATCATCATACATTCTATGCAAACCATTATCACTAAATCTAGAGTAGAATTCAGTTGGCATTTGCTGTTGAGAACCTATCATTCCCTTACGAATAGCGTCTTTCATCTTTTGAGCAGTACGATTAATACCTCTTGTAGATGCTATAAAATCACCAATACCAAGTAACATATCAGGATTAACACCAGATCATTTTAAATCTCTACTAGAACCAAACATACTTGAAGATGGCTTCTCAATATTATTTGTATTAATTCCTTTAGACTGTTTAGTTAATGACTCTCTTAATTTAGGATCAATGTCATTTAAAGGCTTAACTCCTAAGAAATCTGAGTGAAGCCTAGGGTTTGAAAAAACATCTATTGGTTTTGCAGTAACAATAACTGATTCACTGTGCTCATTTACTGGTTTCCCATTTTTATCAAGAAATCAATTACTATTAGAATCTCCTTGTGCTTTAATAATCTTACCACCCTTTTTGTGAAATCTTAACCCAATATAGTCATCAACTTGTTGTAAATAAGGATCAATATTACGAATCTCAGTAGGATTTTTTATGCCACTTAAAGTCACAGGTATATCTCGTACTCCAGTACTTTCGGATAACATTAACGTAGAAGGAGCTTTAAATTTAATAAATCTTTTAAATACAGGATTTCTATAAAACCAGTCTCCTCCATATCTAGAATTAAACTGTAAAGTTGATGGAAGTAGTCATCCATTAGACTGTAATTGAGAAGCAATTTCAGGATTTCTTCTAATAACTCTTCCTAAAGTTCTTAATTTAGAAGTGTGGCCTGCTAAAGATCTTATATCAAAATCATCTGGAAGTTGTCTATTAGACATTCTAAATCTATAATTTCTACTCATAGGATTTCAACTTCCAGAAAATATATTTGATATAGTAGAATTTGTTTTAGATTTGGCAGCCTCTGCTGTTCATTTAGCCTCTTGTGCTTTAGATATTTTTAGATGGCCTGATTTAGTTAAATCTTCAATTGCTTGCTTATAGTTCTTAACAGTACCATCAGAGTTAGCCCATCGAGCTGGCTGGCCATCAACAAATCCTAATTCCTTATCAGCAACTATTTTGTCAATATACTCCCTTTTTAAGCTTTCTTTTGTTTTAGCTTCTAATTTAGGTGATTTTCCTTTATATTGAGTAGATCTTATATTTTGGACTTCATTCTTTATTCCTTTAACAGCAAAAAGACCAGTAGATAAACTTTTTCAATCATCTAAAGTTCCTTTACCAGATACTATATTGTTAACAGCTGATACTGCACTAGTAGCTCCTGAGGCTAATAGTATATTCTTTAATAATGAAGCAGATTTTTTAACTGTTTTACTCATTTTAGCCATTTTACCACCAATTCCAACACCAGGAAGTAAGCTTATTGTATCTAATCCTAGTCCTAGGGCTAAGTTACCAAGATCTCCTAAATCAAAACCATCACGGCTGACATCAGCTCCAAACTGAGCTAATGTTGATCCATACCCTAAAGCACCAGCTACTGGATTACCACCAGTAGGGATAGCTGCAATTAATGACGCTAAATCGCCCGCGATGCTAGCTATTTGCATCTTATCAGCTTTAGTTAAATCTTTTCAATCTCCATTTTTTAAAGAGGTTTTAGCAACATCTTTGTCAGTTCTTTCAGTTATTGTCTTAGCTGTAGTATCATTTTCAATATTAGAAACTTTTGCTGCATTAATTCTACCTCCTGATTGAAACTTAGGTTTATTATCAAATATGTTTCTAGATGCTCTATCTCATCTTTCTCCATTAACCATAGGAGTTCTAGTAGTATATAAACTTCTAATTAAAGTAGAAATTGGAAGTAATGAGGAATCTATAATTACACCTCCTAATGTATTACCTCTAAAATTCTGAGTATTTTGAGAAAGAATTTCCTGTCATTTACGAGATAATGCACCAGTAAATGTATGATTTTCAGGATTAGCAGAAAGAACTCCTGAGTTTATTAAAGATTGAACTTCTTCTGGTGTCATTTGATAAGGTTGTTCCATTCCATCTCTATAAAATCATACATCATTTACATCATATGGATTTCGAAAGATTGTTGCAGCTGTGGTGCCATTAGAACCTGGGATATTAATTTCATAGTATCCTTTTGCTCTTTCTGATCATTTAGTAACTGGATTAGTAATATCCTCATAATTTATAGAAACTCCTGATAACGGATCTAACTCCTCGGATTCTCCAGTATTAATATTGTACTTTAATCTTTTAACTGCTTCAGGAGTTACAAATCCATATCTATCTCTAGCAGAATCTTTGTCATAATATTCATATACTACTGAATTTGGATCATTGGGATCTTTTAATGTTCTAAACATCATTCCTCTATTATTATTTCTTAATCCAGGAAGAAAGAAAGAATCATTATAACTTATAAAAGGATTAGAACTATTTCCCCAAACATCTATTCCATTAGTACCATATATATTATTCTTGTTGCTATTTATCCACTGATCTAGATTTCTATAAAATACTGAGTTATCATCCTCTGCAACACTCTTTGGGATTAATTTACCATCAAATCAAAATCATCCTTTTAAGGGATCAAATTGATGCTTATCTCTTAGAACTTCATCATTTATGTATACTCGACTACCACCAAAAACTTGATCTCCATCTACATCTGCTAAATTATATGATCCATCTGGATTTGTAGTAACTTTTAAACCAGCAATGGAGTGAGTATTAGGATCAATGTTATCTCTGACTTCTTTTTCAGTAAGTTTAGAAGTTGATTGGTTAGTTGAAGAATTTTTATTAGTAGAATTACTATCTAAAAATATACCGATATCATCTAGAGCTAGCTTATCCTCTTCGGTTCATGTCCCATTTTCCACGCGCTCCACTAAACTCTTAACACCTTCATCCCCTAAACGATTGTAAAGATCTATATAAGCTTGCTTATCAAGATTACCATAACCCTTAAATGTATCCTTATCAGTATAACTAGCAATATCTTTTAGGGCTTGAAGTCTCCTTCTAACTTGTAAATTATTAGCTCCTTGTATAAAAACTTTATTTCCATTAACTAATTCATAATTCCCATCCTTGTCTCTTTTATACTCGACATTTATAGCATTAGATCAATCATATATCGAACTGCCAGGAGTAGGAGCAGTATAAGTAAATCCCTTTAAAGCATTAATTGCATTTCTAGATGCATTTTCCTTACCTCTTCACGAATTACCAAAAAACCTTCCTATTCTACTTCGACGATTCCCCAATCGATTATTTTGACTATTTGTAACATCAAATTGTACATTTCCATCTAATCTATCAGCATTAGAATCATAGGATAAATTTTCTCCATTCCTTAAAGCATCTGTAATTTTACTAAATTGATAGGCTGTTTCGTCGTCTAATGATTTACCATAGTTTGTTAGTTGATTTAAAAAATTATCATCAACTTCAAACTTATTTCCATCAATAGTAAAAGTACCATATCTTTTATTAGAAGTAGAACCACCTTTTTGATATTTAATTATTTGTGCCATTCTATCACACTTATATTATACTTAAAAAGGGGAATTGATCATCTACAATCCCCCTTTTATCTTTCAATGATCTACTTACGACATTTCTTGCGTTTTACAAGCTTACCACCTTTCTTGAAAACAGGCTCCGAATCAACAGGAGCTCCTATTGGTTCTTGTGCAGGAGCTTGTGCCTGCGAAAGTAACGAAAGGAATGCCTCACAAGCCTGTGCTAGTATATTACAGTCACCAGACTGTAATCCTTGAGCCATCATATTAGCAATTTCTACAAGTGGATCTTGCTGTGCTGCTGCTGGCTGTTGTGCAGCAGGTGCAGGAGCACTACCACCTTCCTGCATAAATTTAATTACCTTCATATAAATATTTACTTTATTTAATTAATAATTTTATAAATTCTTCTAGTTAACTCTTTCATTATCATATATTCATTTAATGCTCAAAGATAATACTTTAGTTTTTAATATCCAAATAAATTCTATAAAAATTACTTCTGTGATAAATTTTATATAAATTGTTTGACATATTAATTATATATTACTATCTTTGTATCACAACCCAAGAATATAAAATAGAGTCTATTTCATTCTCTAAGGAGATGCTAGATTAAACATGAGATAATAAAGGGTTAAAGAAGATAGTTATTATCTTCTTATGGAGAGTAGAATAATTCTACTCTCCTTTTTTATTGGGGCCAGAAACATATTCTGGTTTTCTTTCGTCTTGTTTTTTTAATATTTTGAATATATATTTTCCTAATTTCTTGTAGTCAGAATCCTTCTTAGATTTATTGGCGCGTTTCGCTTTACTAATTAATGATTTAGTTTCTTTAATTGATATAATCCGCTCACCACCAACTAGATCCATTTGAGGCTTGCCATCTGATCCTAATATATACATCTTTTCTACCTCTTCATCAGAAATATCATCATCCTCAAAGTCTAATTCATCTCCTATTTGAATTCCAGAATTAGCATTAACTTCAAGAACATATACTAATTTTTCGTCAGGATCAGCAATACACTCTATAACTTCTTCTGATTTAGGTTCTCCATATTCTACTGCAACTACCTCATCATCATCATTTATAAAGATAATATCAATAGGAAAATCCATATCTTTAGTATTAAATACTAGAGAACCTTGTGGATTACTAGAGTAATTAAACAACATACCCTCTGAATCCTCCATAGACTCTACATTAGAAAGTCCTTGGGTTTTTTCTTCTTCAGTTTCTGCAACTAAGACCTTATATTTCTTATCTGCTATTTCAACTATTGTTTCTTTCATACTACTTAATAAATATTATGCTTTTCTACTTTTTCTCCATGTATTTTACCATCAGATCCTCTTACTAATACATAAGCTCCAATAGATGGCACTGAGGCATTTACTCATTTTGCAAATTCTTCTCAGTTAGTGACAGCATTATACAAAGTAGATATATCATTATCAAATCTTCCAGATTCAATATACTTTTCAAATCCTTGTCTTAAACTTTCTGGGGTCATTAATGTCTTACCATCTGTTATTCCTAAAAAGTTTTTTATTTGTGTGACCCTAGGAGCTACCTCATTTCAACTACTTCCATTTACAAAAATATGTTCACCAAAATAATTTGGATTTGGTCCTTTGTCTAATTTACTAAAATCTAGAAATTTTCCCATAGGACTGTATTGTCTCTTAGGTCCTCTAAAAACTAAGTCAATAGTATGATGTAATTCGTGGTCTAAAACATCTCGTTTTTCTTCCGATGTTAATTTAGAATAAGATCTATCTATATTTTTATTCACTATTTTTCCTGAGGCTGAAATAGACGGAGCTGCTAAAGCTCCTGCTCCAATTATTGCTGGAATATAAATAGCTTTATTTAATCCTTCATACCCTCTTCTTTGTCTAGCTGCATCCTCTCCTACTTTTCCTAACAACTCTCTAGCTTCCTCATTTCCACTATTTGCAGAAGATGTTAATGTAGAAATATAGTCTCTATATTTACTAGGATTAGCTTCTTTCAAATCGTTGATTCTTGTTTCTAAAGGTATAGTTGGTTTTGGAGGAGTATACAGCTCTGGATTTCTATTAATATTATCCAGAGCTGTAACAACTTGTGATCTTATATCTAATGGCATATTACTTTATACTTTTAATTAACCCACTCCTATCATCTGTATTCTTTAACAACTCAAAACAAACTAGTTTACCTGCTTCTATAGCTATATTATCTGAAGGATCCTTCTGATATTGGCTGTATAAAGATTCTAGTTGATCGGTAAATTCTTTTCTAAGAGTTCATTCATTCTTTTCAATCTCAGCAGTTTGAGTGACTCCTCCTTCTGAATGAGTTATTACTGGAATACCTTTTTTTGTAATTTGCCCTTCTAATTCTGGATTTACTTCCTCTAAATTGTGTTTTCTAGCATGTAAAGCTCCCTCTGGAATTAGGTTCATTTTACCTCCAAGTTGAAATTTCTGAGTATCTTGATTTTCTGTAAGTTTAATTGATCAGGAACTAATAATTTCTCTAGCACGATCTAATTCAGGAAATTTCATACCTTTTTTAGATAATAATAGTTTAGGCTCATATCCTGCATATCTATTTTGATTTTGAGATAAATAAGTATCCGCTGCAGAGTTTGATTTTCTTAGTTTAGCCTCATTCATAATACCCAATATTGTATTTTGAGTTTTTCTAGCTTTTGCTATTGCTGCGTTGCCCTTTTTGGCAAATCCAAAATCAAACAATCCAGCCTTTTTCCCTGAGTACTTACTAATAGATTCCGAAACATCTGATTGTGAACCTCCATAACCTGTTCCAAATTGATCTGTCATATCGGCTAATGAATCCACTCTCTTTCCTCCAATGCCATTTAATAAATTTAAAACGGTACCAACAGCCATACCAACTGGACCAAAATTACTTGCTACTTTAGAAACTGTACCAACAACTGCAGATCCAGTACCCTGAACTCTATCTTTAGTGCCTCCTATTAGATTTCCAATCATTCCTCCAACAGCATTTGCCATACTTCCTATACCACTACTAGGAATTAATGAATTAACGGTGTTAGTTATACTATGAGCTGTCTCAGCCCCCTTACCAGTTTTTTCATCTCCTATTAATGACGCATTAATCCCACTAATTGCAGATCCTATTGCATTAAATGTTTCTCCATGTTCTGCATCAAGCATAGATAATTTCTGCCCAAAAGACGGTTTGTTAGCTGATTTTGGGAGTTTATTATTAACTTCTGTTTGTATCTTTTTATTTAAAGCTTTATCTGCTTTTACTGGTGCAACTTTATTTAGAGATTTAGTTGCAGATGTTAATTTAGATTCACTGATAACAGGACCTAAATCTGATTTTTTAACTATACTTCGAGTCCCTATAGCATTTGGTATAGTTATTTTACCAGTTCCCTTTCCGTTGCCTCCAAAAGCGACATTAGAAAGAGAATACCAGTTATTTAAATTATATTTAAGCATAACTTAATCTTAATAATGTTTGAATTGCATTTATAACTACTAGTTTATCACCAGTATACTTAATTCTAATTTTTAGCCACTTATCTCTAATTCTAGTAGACTTTAAGTCAGACTTTACTCCGTCTTTACGTTTAATTTTATAGTTAATTGGAGTAATAGTATTATATCACCTATCTTCCTTATATTCAATATTTCCTAAACGCCTTCCTACTCTCTTAATATTAAGAACAGGTTGATTTACCTTGATAAAATATTGATTTAACACAGGATCTCTATCAATAGATATATTATCACTAAATTCTTGACTATATTCAGTTCCACTAAATTCTTTAGAATGTTTATCATTGTTATATTTATCTTCATCAAAAGATCCATCAGGATTTCAATAAGACTCCTTATCTACATGTTCTGATTGATAAATCCCAGCTTTATTAAAATCATAAACATCACCAACTAATTCAAATTCTAAACTATTTGGTTCTACATTATTAGATATTAAGACTAAATTATCAAATACCTTATGAATTCCTGCTGGATTATTTACTACAAATTCAAACTCAAATGGCTCTTGTTTGTCATATCATTTAGTTGGATGTATCTCATTATTTGGATTTTGATCAAAATAATTTATTTCATCAAATACACCTGCTCTACCATGCATATAAAATCCATTCTTAAGTAGTAGATCATATTCTTTAACTTTATCCTCCATCTTAGACTGAACTAAATAGTTATAGTCTCTAATTAATACTATAGATTCCTTAAATGAATTACTAGAAGATGATACTTTATTTTCATTAGTTTGACTTGAAATATTCTCAGAATTATCTATATATGTAGAAACTATTTTTGGAGTTACTTCAAAATCAATTTTTAAATATAATAATTTTGAAACTTCTTCAAAATCATTTATAGTTAATTCCAAGTTCCTTCCATTTTGGATTATACCAATTTTTTTCTGAAGTCTTTCTGGATCTATATCTCTAACTAAATATTGAGAATATTCTATTTCAGATTCTGAACCATCTGGTTTGTAGGATCCATTAATAATTTTACATTTAATATCATATTCTGTTTTTGGAGAATCTGTGAACTCAACTATATGCTCAACTCCATTTGTATCTAAAATAGATGATGTAATAGATGTTATTCTTATTCCAAATTTCTCAAAGAAATCATAGCCTTTAATAACTATAGTTCTCTTGATATTATCATATTCTCATAGATTACCACAGGTTCTTCCAGAAATAAAGTTTTTATTAATATATTCAATCCTCCTATCAATTTCTTCTATTCTAGTAGAATTCTCTGGTAAATTTCCCTTCTCTAAACTCTCTTTTTCATTATTTAATTCATCAACCTCGTTTTCTTCAAATCTTTCCTCAATATGAGCTCCTGAATTTGTGTTAATATTATCATATATAATTCCATATAATGAAGCTCTCTGACGATCTAAAGTTAAGAAAATGTTATTAACATTGGCTGAAGATAAAGGAGTTCAACTATATTTAGTGATTCACTTCTCTAGACGCTCGTTATAGCATAAATCTCATACCTTATTTCCATTATAGAATGTAAACATTACATCACCTTTATAGTTATTGTAGTGAGTCTTTACATTCTTTAATGCTACTATAGGATACTTATCCTCTTCATTTAATATTATATTATCATTCAAGAATCTCTGAACTACCATATCAGATATTAGCCTAAATCCTTCTGCATTGTATTTCCAGATTTTTTTAGCGTAAGTGTCAACCCCATAAATTGCATTTGGTGTTCTAATAATTGATTCTTGCCAAATACTTCCATAATCTTGAGAAATAGGAGTAACTTGATTTTGTAAAACTCCTGCACCATACATGTGTATAGATTGACCTGTAGTAGTAGCTATAAGTGCTTTTTCATTAATAGGAATTAAGGCACATCCATGTTCAAAGACACAGAATAAGTTAGTTCCATAAGATATTAGTTTTACAATAGCCCCATATTGTCTTTCTATATCTTTATAATCTAATCCTTGAAATATTCTATATGCATTTCTAAAGTCATCCTCTACTTGTACATTACTAAACATAATTCTAGTATCAAATACATCCTTTACATAAGGTACATCAGGGGATGTAAAGTATTTTTTAGAAGAAACTGTTGTAGAATATCCTGCATTTAATAGAGTACTTTCAGGTATTTTACTAGACGGAGCTGTATTTATACCATGTAAAGGATAGAAGCTTCTTGGATTTCCCATTAATGCCATTTCATCAACATAAGATGTATCCTCAGATCGTAGCCCTAAATTATAATTTGAAAGACATTTATAAGTAACTCACATTCCAAGAGGTACAGTATTCACATCTGCTCTGTTTATCTCTTTTCAATCAGAGGTAGTAGTTTGATTATATCCTTTATACCCATTTTTCCAAGTTTCTGGATCAACTATTATATCATTAGTTGGAGTTTCAGAATCTATAAAATTCCTTATAATTCTAACTGTTACTGTATTCGTAAAACAATCCCCTCTAAAAACAGTTGGAGTTATACGTTCAATAATCTTTTGGTCTTCATCATATATTTTAATTAGTTTACTATCATTCAATTCATATCTTGGACTAATTGCCATAAACGGAGAGAGATCATTACCTCTGATCTTAAAATATTCTGAATTAAATGTTGATGAATAATTACTAGACCTAATATTATATATATAATTAGGATCTAAAACTTTATTTGTACCAATAAAAGGACAATATATTCCTCTTACTATATTACTATTACTTTGTTCATAATTTTTAGAACCAATAAATCTAATATCTTTACAATCTTCAGATGAACCAACTCTGGTTGAGAATCCACAACTATCATAATATTTTAAAGGAATGTCAGTATCTATATATACACATTTTGCCTTAGATATATTTCCTTTATCACTAGGATAATTGATATTATCAATATAGTAGTACCTTTTATTATTGTCTTTATTTAGAGTATTAACCTTATAATTCTTTTCAAGTATGAATTCAGAATTATCAAATACAGATTGTAATTGTTTATTTGTAATAGCATCTACACTTAATAAACCACTACTTTGAATATTATTTGTGTTAAGTATACGTTCATTATAACTAGTGCTTAAATATAATTCACTATTTATAAAAGACTCAGTTATATAATTATTATTATAATATAACATTGGAATATATGATACTCGATCAACACCAATAGACAATCCCTGACATAATATATTAGGTATTCTCTTTTGTCTAACAAAGAAAAATCCTTTAATATGGTATTTATTTTGTAACGTTTCTATTAACTTCTGTGGGAATGTAAAGACAAATCCAACGGGACAAACACCCATTTTAGATTTATCACCTTCAGTATCTTTTCATGTTTTAAACAAATTAAATGGAGGAAGTTTAAATACACCTTTTGTATTAGACAAACTAACAGAAGATTCATTAATAAAAAATTCATCTTGAGAAATAACATTAGAATCAGTATCAAAAGATTTTTCATCATCTCCTATATTAGACTCCCCAATATTTAAAAATTCACAACCCCTAAGATTATATACTGGACTTAACGAGTCATCTCTAAAAATATAAACAACACCTAATCTATATATTTCAGTGGGTCAATATCCTAAATTGTAATATATATTTAAAGGATTGTAGTATTCAGTTTTTTGTATATCATCTTTATCCTGTATAGAATAAGTTTCTGGAGTAATATATCCAATACTATTTTCATTTTCCGTCTGAGTACATTTGACTTTAATATAGTATGAAATATTTTGAAGAGAACTATTATCTAATACAACTTGTTGTATGTTACCTAAAAATAACATGTTTTGTACTTGTGCTTGAGTTTTAGCTCCAGTACATATATTGTATTTAATATTTAATTCCTCTTCATTTATCTCAGTTACTTCTTCAAATCCATTTATAGTAATTGTGTGAGAATTATTTTTTATCTTATACGGTTTATCTATAATACAAGTTTCACTTTTTAATATACCGTTTAAATCTGAAAATTCTCTTTTATAATATATAAATATTTTATTAAAAGATAAGTCAAGATTAGATAATTTCAATATAATAGATTTATCTGTTCTTTCATTTTCTAATGTTCCAGATATAGTGCTTATATTATATAATGATCCTTTAAATACAGATATAATACCAGATTCTGCAACAATATCTGTTTTATTATAATCATTATCGGCTAACTTTATATAAAAAGTATAATTTCCACCTTTTAATTGTCCACTATATGATATATCTATTAAATCGATTTTAGGTATTGTATTTATATTTCTAAACAACCGTGTTTGGGAGTCAATTTGTCCTTCCCTATAAATATTAGTTTGCTCTGTTTGATTTCTTACTATTCTTTTATATTTATTATCCTCTACTGTAGTATATGTTGTATTTACTATTCTTGGAGGATTCTTATCATCATTAATTATTAAATTAACAGTACCATCATATGATGGTTGACACTCTATATTTACTGGATTATTTAGATCTAATTCTATTTCATTCGTAGTAAAATCTTCTAGAGTACCGTCGTCTGTCAATTTATTGTGAAGAGGATTATATTCATGTGCTATATCTCCTTCACTATAAAATTTTTTAGCCGTTAATTTTAAATTCATTATTAAATACTTTACTCAGATAGTATATCTTTATAGGCTTCTATAAAATCAGAAGAAACTACAAATAATTTTTTTATTTCAGCGATTGTTTCTGTTGCATTCTGAGGGTTAAATCTAATTCTTGAACTTTCTCCTGTCAATGGTACATATGGCATAATTGCATATGCTCTTTTCTCTACTCATGCGGGAGCTAATCCTGCACCAATATCATTAGTAGTAAAATCTCTATTATATACTATAGTATTATAATTATCATTATTAGTACTACTATCATTTTTAACAGCAAGTATATTAACTAAACTATTTGCTAAATCATAATAACTATTAAGATCATTATCATTCCTAATATCAGTATATAAGCTTTCAGGAGATTTATCAACATATTGAAGCAATGATAACCTTAATGAATTTATTTTTTGTTGTAATTCGTACACAAATTCATCAGATATATCTCCAAGATTCTTTCACGTTCTATTTATGTTAATTAAATCTCTATTATATATTTTTAGTTCGTTAGAATTAAGGTCACCTAAATTTTTATTTCCATATTGTAGGCTATTATTATCAAATAGATTTGAAGATATTGCCCCATTTTTTATAATATTAACGCCATTATATGATATTTCAGTTATTATATCCGATCTATCAAATTTTAAGTCTGCGTTTTTAATTAATATGGTATTATCATTTAAAGAACCTAAAATACGTTCTCTAACTCTATTAATATTTTTTAATGAATATATATGCAAACTTAACCCTAATAAAATAGACGCTACATATATATTGTTAAATCATGTTGTTTCACCGTATTTAAAACTTGTCTGCGTTAAATATGACGATTTTTTACCTTCATCTACAGTAGTTCAATGAGTTATATGCATTCCTTCCCCTTTTACTTCTGGGCCCATTAATTCTAAGTTAGCAATATTATATCTTCTCATATTTTCAGAATAATATAATATTCCAATACCACTAGAGCATCAAATACTTGGATCAGAAATTACAGTACCGCCTGGAAATCCTCACCCTCTACTAGAGCTTCCTGTATTAGCGTGAGTAGTAAAAAATAACGGTATAAATAAAGGTCTTCTTTCACGATACAGCTGCTCATCAAAAACAGTAGATAAATGTCTTCATTCTAAATCTTGATTAATATCTTCTGGGGATTCATATGTCCAGGGTAAATCATTATGGGCATTCCCTCTGTTAAATCTGAATCCAGGAAACATTTTTACAACACTAACTTCAGTTTTTTCATCTTTAACAGGTTGAAAATCAAAAAAACTAAGTCTATCAGGATATCTTTCTTTATATTTTCCCTCATCTGAATAGATTTCTTTCCCATTATTTACATAAGTGGCATTATGTGCATATACAGAATATCTGTAAGCAGTGTCTGACATAGATAAGGTGAATCCAAGGACCTTATCTTGTTGTCTTAAACTAAGATGATTTTGTATAGATAGTTTATAAAGATTTTTTCAACCGCTTAGGTTTGTACCCAATTTAATCTGCGGTATAAATTCATTATTATCATCAGATGAAATAAATCATGGAATATTCTCTATTAGATATTGTTTCTGAGCATCCACTACTTCTTGTTCAGCACTTCAATCTATAAATACCCCATTAAAAGAAAAATCAGAAATATTTGTATAATACTTGTTTTCATCTTCTGCAATAGAATTAAAATTAATACTTATTTCTTTACTATCTTCTACTCCACCAATTTGTAATTGATATTTAACAGATTCATTAGATATATCAGTATTAAAATTTATATTACTTCATAATTCGTTTTTGCCATAATTAGATTCTATTTTAGGAGTAAATTTAAGTTCTTCAACATCGATATTAATATTTAATTTACTACGGTCAATATATCCACTAATCTTATCTTCTGGATTCTTATCTTTTGTATGTATATCTGAGGACGATATATTATTAATTACTTTATCTTCTTCTTTCGGAATTATATTTAAATCAAATAATTTATATATACTATCCTCAAAAATATAGCCATTGTCTTTATCTCCCTCATTAATTTCTAAGCTAGACTTATCTAAGTCTAAATAAGAAGGTAGTTGACTGAATATTTCTTCTGAAGTTATTAATTGATATCTGTCATATTTATTTATAAAAGAATTCATTAACTCAGATGTAATAAGTAATTGATTTCTTTTATATTTATTAGTTCCGTCTGAAATTATAACTGATAATATATAAATATTTTCTTTATGAAAATTAAATTTATACTCTTTATTTTCATCGTTTCCTGGAGTCTCATTAAAATAAGATATTGTTATTATATTTTGCCCAAATAAATTTAAATCATCACTAATATCTTTATATACCTTACAGTCAATATCCAAATAAGACTTATCTCCTTCAGTAACTTTAAATAATGGATATAAACGTAATTTAATAGAATCATTATTAGATAATGTACTAATAGGAAGATTTATTGAAAAATTAACATTTACTGAAGAATCGTTTACTAAATATTTATAAGTATCAAAAATACTAATATCTGTGGACTCAACTAATTTATCTAAGTTGATAATATATTCAGTTCGATATTGATCAAAAATATAACCGAGACCATCCAATAATTGCTCAGAACTCGATTCTTGTATATACGGAGTAGCTCTAACGATAATTTGTTTAATATCTTTTCCGTCCTCAACACCATCAATTTCTGATATACTAGATTCCATACTAATAATAGTTAAATCTCTATATTTACTAGGATTACCTAATTTAGTGGGAGTAGACATTTTAATCCAATTTCCACTCGACCCATCAGTATAAACACATTTATATTGAATCAAATTATGATATACAGACGATATATTATCTGCTATTTCTGATGAATATATTTGTGTTTGTGTTTGTATAGTAAAAGATAATTTACTGTATTTTTTATTACTTTTATTATTGCTACTATTATTACTTGAAGTATCAATAAATATTCTAGGATAGTTTAACTTGGTTACATAGACATTAAAACTATTAATATTATATAATTCAGGTCTAACACTAACCCATCCAGGACAGGTCCAAGATACATTATCCATTTCTGAAGTACTTGGTAAATCATTAGTCCTTTCTTTTATTTTTGAAGTAATATCATATACATTCTTATCTTCTGATAAAGAATAATATTTTCTAAATTGAAATTTTCAACTAGGCTCTTCATTACCATATTTACGCAACCAATACTTATCTCCAGGATTTAAATATAAGTTTTTAAGATCACTACTATCTTGTAATACAATTAATTGTTGTTTTTTTGACAGTGTAGTATAGAATAGATCACTATTTGTTATATAAGTATCATACCAATCAGATTCTACAATTTTTTGATCTAATTCTAAAATATCAATTCCTAAATATTGCTGACCACTAGAATTTTCATCACTATCAAACAATGTTTGAGGGGAAGGATATGAACCAATCTGACATAATTTATCAATAGGATTATAGGAAACAATATAAATAATTCCCCCATATTCCTTAACCCCTACTGGTATATAATCTGAAGGTAATTTAGCTTTTTCAAGCTTATAATTACCCATATCGTTTTGTAATATAAATTCATTTCCATTATAAGTAATAACTGTGCCATTGATACAGTCAGTCAAAATATTATTGGGGGTAGTTAATGGATGTAAATCTGTATTAAGTCCTTCTGTGAAAACATTAATTTGTGCTTGTTTTGTATCCATAATTGTTTATATTGTAACAATCTTACCTTTAACATCTCTATCTGCAAAATGTTTAAAGTTTCTTGTTGTTATTGTTTCTTCTGTAAATAACCATCCTACATCAATAGGATAATATAGTATAAAAAAGTGTTTCTTTGATTTATCTAGGAAACATTCTTCTTTTATTTTATACAATTTCAGATTAGTAAACTTGATTTTATTACGCCTTTTTGAGGTTATCTGAGATTGATAAAACTCCCATTCTGCTTCACTAAGACCAAAATAGTATATCCCATTATATTCTTCTTGAATATACTTATACTTTAATCGTAGTTTTATTCTAGTTTTAATATTATTATATAGTGCTCGTTTATGATTATCTATAAACATCTTACCACAATAAGCAGTGTAATCTTTATTATGTATTTGAAGGTCAGCTCCTTTTTTATTTAAAGTATAAAAAGTATGAAAACCATGCTCTAAAACTCTTTTAAGCTCATATCTAGAAATATGTGGATATTTATCTTCTAATATATCTAAGTAATCATCAAGTTCTTTAATCATACTAATAATATTGTTTAGCCTCGTTTGTGTGTTTATCAATTAGTTTTTTGAGTTCCTTGTTTACATATATAGGTTTTTCTTTAGTATCAACTGTTCTAGTACTATACTTGTACACTAATTCATTACCTGTAAACTGAGAAAGTACATAGTCTATATTTTTAAACTTTCCATATTTATAGAGTTTCTTAAACTCTTCATCAGAAAATTGCTTCATATAAATTTCAGCATAATTACCATACTTAAGAGGCAATACAAAGGTAACATTATTCTCAATAATATCCAATAATATCTCATAAAAACAATCTTTAAAAATCTTTGCAGCAAGTTGCTTTGGATTTTTATATCTATTTTTTACTCATCTACCCTTTAATAATTTTTTATTTAATCCTGTATAAATTTCTTCCACAGAAAATGCATGCTTAAACATTCCATAATTCATACTTTTGTTTGCTTTATAATATAGGAGAGAATTTTTTCCCATACATTTTACGATCTCATCTAGTTTTTACATCTAATACATTATTTATATCATTTTGAGATAAATGTGCAGGAATTCTTGCAGAATTACATAAACGTAACCAATCATTCTTGACAGCCGCTGCTAATTGGAATAAATTTCCATCCTTCTGAATTAAACTTTTCTTATATATATCTATATAAGCACAATATGCAGCTAATGCTTGGACTTCTTTGTCTGTAAGATACGGTAGTCCATCCTCATCAACAATAATACCATGGTAGAGGATTGTAACATTTGCATAGTCTTGATCAAATACTAAATAATCCCCTTCTTGTCGATACTTAAGTAATACTCCACTATTATAAAAAACACTTTTATCTCGTTTTCAAGATTCAATATACTCTTCAACCCATTGATTGTAAACATTAGGGTATACACTATAATCGTTAGTAGTTTGAGCATCCATACGCCTTCCAAATACAGCTTCAATAAATTCTACATTACATGGTAATTTAATTTTCCTATCTTGTGTGTGAGTAGTATATTTATATAAACTAGTTTGCCTATTTCCAATTAATTCTCATCCATTCAAGCAAATATCCTCAAAATTTGTAGTATCTATTGATGTGCCATATAAAATATATGCTTGAGAATATACTGATTTAAAATTATTTCTGTTCATAGTTATCGAGGTTGTTGATCATTAGGTGTAACTGGGCTTGCAAGTTGACGGAACCATCTTACATATTTCTCAGTCATTCTACGTATAATTTCATTACTTAAGATTCCACAATCTAGGTACGTATTAGGATCTTCAGAGCAGCAATCTCACTCTAATAACTTTCTAGGATCTTGAAATAAAGCTATAATAGAAATATATTTAACAAAAGGAACATTAAATATATATCCGTCCATATTACCATTGGAATTAATTGCAGTGTCTACATACACATAGGGACTTTGAGCTCCTCTCCTACGGTGCTTATGAAATCTATAAGACTCATCTGTATAAACATTATACTTTGTATTTCTATCAATACTACCTATAAACCTAATTGTATCAACTCCTTTAATATAGATAATAGGTGGTATCTCAAAATGTAAAGCTTTTTCTCCAATTTGAAGCTCACAGCATTTAGACATATAATCACAATTAACTTCTACACAATTAATTGCAAGAAATAATTCATCTAATGTTAAAACTCCTTTTAACAAATACTCTCTCATAACTTGATTGCGCTCTGCAACAACTTCATCTTCTAATTGTTCTATAGAAATTTTAGGATTTGAAGTTATGCCTGTCAATCCTCCAACAACAGAGTTATAAACTGCACTAGATATTTGTTGTAGTGTCATAATATACATATATAAAATTAAGCGGGACGGGATTAACTCCCACCCCGCTATCTGTATTGATATTATATTTTTACAGTAAAAGTTTTGTATGACTTATATATATATCCTTCATTAGATCTATATAAAGTTTCTACTGTATACTTATCTCCTATTTGAGGTGTATAACCAGGTTTTGCTTCAACTCCTCCATATTTATCAATAATATAGTTTCTATTATCGGTAATCCTGTACTCAAAAATAGCATCTGTTTTAAGGCTAGGATCATCTATAGTAGCTGAAACAACAAACTTTGCCATACTATACTATATCTTGTTTTTTCTCTAACTCAGCATCTACTTCGCTTTTTGTATATACTTCTGATTTAGTATATACATTAGCAGCATCAGCTTTAGCAGCAATAGAAGAATCTTGTTCGGTATTCTTTTCTGTATTAGCCTGAACTTTTTCAGCTAATTCTGCATCAGCTTCAGCATTAGCTTTAATACCAGCTGCAGCTTTTAAATCCTGTGACGAAGCATAAGCATCAGGAAGAATAGTAATTTCATGCTGGCCATCATTTCTACCAATAGATTCAAAATCATCATCTACAAAACCAATCCCCTTAAATAGATTCTTAAAATCTTCTACTAAAGTAGAAGCTACAAAGAAAGTATGCAATGTTGTTGAATGATTTGTTTGACCTGCGACTGATAAACCTCCAAAATGAATTCCACGAGGAACACAATAGGCAAAGCTAAACTGAGTATACTCAACACCTGGAACAGGCATTTCAGGAGCAGAAGGAGAAGTAAAACGAAGATTTGCGTAAGTTGGAAGGCGGAGATTATGAAGAAGGTATTCATAGGTGCCAAATTCAACATTGTTTGGAGTATAGGTAACATAATCATTACCTTTCTTAAGAGCACCTGCTGACAAATTAACAATTTCTACAAGCTCTTCTGAACTCCCAGCACAACGTTCATCACAATCATAACGACTGATAACAACTTTACGTACTTTTTGATATGAATCAGATCCCTCAATAGTTACATTACCATCTTCATAAGACGTATTAACAAATTTATATTCTTCAGGGATGGCAGCTGTAATAGCATCGTAAATAACTTTAGCAGCTACTTCATTCTGTTCTGGGAGAACAACATCTACTAAAATTGGCTTACGAAAATACCAAAGAGCTGAGCCATAGTCTCCACGGTAATCATTATCAAGTCCAAGCTCAATTAAAATCTGTACGTGTTGACCCAGAATACCAGAAGGAGCATGTAAAACTAATTTAAATTTAGTCCCCGTAATAGGACTAGTTTCATAAATCTTATGGTCTACAATATACTTAGCAAAGTACTCACCTCCATCATGAAAACGTACTTTCTTATCAATTGCAGGCTTACCAAGACCTTTATTTGTACCTTCTACAACCTTAACGTTGTTAAGGCTGTTAAGTACTACTTCTTTTTGAAAATTCCACATATTTTTCTAAATTTTAAATTAATAATTATTTACTTCCAGGTACCGCTATAGTCTGATTAATAGGAATATTTGTTTGTAATCTTGGATCACTTGCATTTTCTAAAAATAACCTAACATAAATGTTGATTATTTCATAACATACATAATCAGGAAATTCCAAAATTGGTGTATCATCGATTATAGCTAATATCTGGTCTTGTGTCATTGAGTAATACTTTGGAGATTTTAAATAAGTAACATATAACTTATTTAATGTTCATTGAGAATCTCCACTATGTATCTCAATTTTTACAATAGACTGGTTTACAACTCTACTTTCATTAGGTTTTAATGCGTAGAAACGATACTCATTTTCTCCAATAAATTCTGGATTGTATCCAAATTCTGCATCCATGTTTGGATTTGTTGGGGTTTGACTCTCAGTATTATGATTAATAATATAATAATAAGGTTTTTTATGAGAAGGCCTCATATAATAATTATTAATAATACCAGGATACATATCTGCGGTTAACCTTTGACATGGAGAGGTAATAGTCTTTAAACTACCATTCCCACATCTAGATTTTGAATCACTACCAACAAACTCTGCCATACAATTAAGTAAGTGTACGTAATCTTTTGGTAATTCTAACTCTCAAATTGTATCATTAAATTCTTGCTTTGGAGTAACTTCTCCAACTGTTATAGTAGCAGTAGTTTGTAAAAACCCAATATCATCCGAACTCTGTTGATTATACTCAGCTCTATTGTAGACACTATTTACATATTGTTGAATAGCTTTATTAAACAAGTATATAAAATCTTCTAATAAAATAGAAGGAGCTTTTAACTTGTTGCATTCTACTAAAGCGAATTCGTAAACGTTCCTAAGTGTCATTCTACTTGTTTAATAAAATTATATAATATTCTATTTTGTTTTTTCTCTTGCGGCCCTTTTTACTACCATATCAGGGAAAGTAAGATTCTTAATTGAATCATAAATATTCTGATTTTCTGGATTTTTCAAGTACATGATGATAGCTTCATCTGTTGCTCCTAACATAGTTTCACTAAACATCCAAATTCCACTCTGATTGGTTATAACGTTTTTATCTTTTGCATCGATAATTAGAAGTTTCAATGCTTGATCAGATCCAGTATATAGATCAATGATCTCTTGAGGATTCTTTTGTGCACGGCTGTATAAATAATCTTGTACATCAGTATCAGGTGCATTTCTCATAGCTTTACCTAAAAGTTTACACTTAGTAATGCGCCCTGCAGGAGAATCATTCTCAATAAATACAAATGCTTTTGTGACAAGCTGAATACGTGAAACTCTTCTCTTTGAAACTTCTCCCTCTCGTTCAACATAAAAATCTGCTCGACCGTATCTTTCCTGCGTACCATCAATAAGATAATTGCCATATTTATCTTTAGCTGTTCTTTCTGGTGCAATTACAGGATTTGTTTCAATGCATTTCCAAAGGTTACGCTCATACGGGTCATCTAGGTTAAAAGTACGTCCACTATATACCTCAATAAGTTCATCCTCTGGAATGAAATAATCTCTTTCAGGATCATTAAGTTCATCAGGACTTAAAATCATTTCGCTATCTCCATGTTCATTATATCTAACTTTCTTTACAAAAGGAAAGTTCGTTCCATTCTTTTGTTTCATAGGTTGAAGATAATACTTCTTCTCCCTCCCATATACATTCTTAAGAGTTATTTTATTCATTATTTTTTGTCTTTGAAATAAATTTTTTATCTAAAAGTTTTAGAAGTACTCCCTAAATTAGGGAGTACTCTAAAATTAATATATCTTCTATATTTCTTGTAATATTAAATATTAAACTTCTTCAAGGATTGCAGAACGATAGGGATTCATCACGCCTACTCCATGATAGCCCCAGTTAACAATCTTGGCTCCAGCAACTGGACTTGAAACTTCACCAGACTCAAGTCCGCTTTTTCCGCCCACGCCTCTAATAACATTGTGGATAATATTTCCACCACGGAATGTAAATAACATTACTCCAGGAGTGCCATTCGAATCAGTAGTTAGATCAAGGAATATACCATAAGCCTTCTTAGGGAATTCAAGATCTAATGAACGATCTAGACGGAAAATCATCTTATTCTTAACTTTAATTATTTCTAATTAAACCAGACTATATCATTATCTTTGTTAAATATATTTAAATTTAAATCCTTTATGACTGCGTATTATATTTTTTAACACTCTGTTAATCTGAGAACTACTTAAATTATTTTCCATAGCGCACTCATTTATTGAAGAATAATTCTTAGTAATTTTACCATCAAGACTTATCATTACTATTGGAGTGCTATTGTTTTTAATACTATTTGTATAATAGCTATTTATATCAGAATCATCTTTGTTATAAACTCTTCATTGAAACCCACCAGCTAAACACTTTTTACTAATAGCCTGCTTGATCGTATTAATTTGTAGTTCTTGTTCAGCTTCTGTAATACTATTATAGTGTCTTATAAATTTACCACTAATAGTATATTGAGCTACTTGAACTTTATTGCTATGATAAGTAAATTCTTTTTTATAGCTTCAAAAGAAGTTGTATGCTGAAGATGAGTATCCCAAACAATTATTTCTAATACTCTTTATAATAGTATAAAGATCAGAATTAGTTACTAAACTTAAAGCCGCTTCATTTATACTTTTATACGATTGTAAAAACTCCCCATCTAAAGAATATTTATATACTCTTTTTTGTTCAATATTACAACCACCTTCTCCCCCAACTTTTGAATTATATACATTCTTACTTCGTAATAATGTAGTATTTACAAGCTGAGCTTCTAAATCATACGCTTGTTTTTTACCCTCATCTGTGTCTGGAAATATCTGTATAATAGTTCTTCTAAAGTTATCATACCCATATTTTTTAACAGCTGTGTGTAATGGATATTTTTTTATAGCATTTGACTGCCTATAAATACCGCAACCAATATACCCATCAAAAATATCAGGATTTGTTCTGTGTACACCAAAGTATAATTTTCCATTACAAAGGTTAACAGTAACATATACAATATATTTTAATTCCATAAGATAATTATTATTTCGGTTAATATTAACCTATGCCTATTAAATAGGACTTACTAGTCGTTGAACGTTCTCCATGTATTATATTTACTAAGGAGCTTCGCTGCTGATTGTCCAATTTCTATAATTTTTAAACTTTCAAGTTTATATTTCCATATTACTTTGTAGTTTATAGAACTATAAGGAGTTTCCAGCAATTAAATAATTTTATTTATACAGCCTCTAAGCTGCAGCGGGCAATAAGATAGATTTACCCGCAAATTCATATGATTGATACGTTGCTCCAAGGTCAACATAATCCTTAGCACCTTGTGACCATACGAAACAACCAGTAGTTTTCCAGTCACGAATCCATGTAGCCATTGTTCTCTGAACAGCCTGCCACATCTTGGTGTTACAAATAAATACCCAAGAATTTCCTGTAGGCTCATCTGACTTAGTAGCCATTTCATTCATGGCACCTTCAAAGATACGTGTAGTTAGTTTATTAAATACATACTTCGTTGCGAAGCGTTCAATTTGAGGAATTATCATTTTTGTTATCGTAGATGAGTTTACCATCTACTTCATATACTTGATTTCGTATATGATCAGACTATATCTTCATCCATTTCTGGATGGCTCCTTTTCGTGGTTATTTTATCCTTTATAGGACTACTTTAACTAGTCGTTGCACGTTCTAAATATTACTATTTAGCTTCGCTCAGGATTGGCATCTCAGCTTTCCCTGAATTAAAGAGCTTATTTCCATGCTCATTACTAAGCATAGGGGCAAATTCTCTTACCCTCAGTAGTGACAATAGGACGACCAATTTCATCAGAAATAGTAGTCTTACCATTTACATCAAAGTTACCTTTGGAGAATAAAAGCTTGTTATTACGAGCAGCCATATAGCTATCAAGACAAACTTTTTCTGCACCAGAAAGCTTGTAAGTAAAATCTTTGTCCTTTGTTGCAATATTGATAAACTGATCTTCCAAAGCCATATATTTAGCTGAATAATCAATATCGCATCTAGTCGTTCCAATCATTGTTCTCAATATGTTAACTTATATTTTCATATAAGATCAGACTATATCATTAACTAATAATTTTAAATATAAAACCTTTTGTTTGAGTTTGTAAACCTTTAACACATTTTTTAACTCCAGGCCCATATATATTAAATGCTTCCTGTACACTTTTATATTCTCTTATAAATGTACCATCTAAGCTATACTGAGCTACCTTCTTAGTGCGATTATTATAAACTGGATTTTTATATGTTTCTTTATACTCAAATAAATAACCTTTATATGGTTTTTTATGAGATATACTTTTATATATTCCTCGTTTCTGTATCTGCAGTGTTTTTGCTGCATTCTCCACACTATTAAATGTATTAATAATATTTCCACTAATATCTTTTTGATATAAGGTTTTATCTTTTATAAATATATTGTATTCATCAATATTTAATTGTGATGTTTTTGTTAAACTCCATAAACTATTAGCACAAGTTCCTTTTTTATCTATAGCATATTTTATGCACGATCCATTAGCAACCTCAACTTCTTTTGCAGCTTCTTCTAAAGAGTAATATTTTCTAATATATTTTCCTAATAAAGAATACTGATAAACTATTAAGTTATTTATTGGAGGCGCTCCTCCGCCTATAACCTCGTTGTACACATCTTTGCGTTTTATAAAGTCTTCGGTTACTAATTTTTTTTCTAGCATAAGTGCTGATTGCTCATCATCAAATACTCTTAAAGTTATTCTTCTAAAGTTTTTAACTCCATATTTTAATACAGCTGCTTGGAATGCACACTGTGGTTTATTATATGTAGATGGAGCGGTTATTTTTACACCACATCCTATGTATCCATCAAATACATAAGGATCTTCACATTTATGTTTTCCTATATAAATCTTATTATTTTCAAGATTTATTGTTAAATATACAATATATTTCATTTTTTAAAATTTTAATTATCCTCCATTTCGAGATCTTATTCTCTACTCTCTTACGAGATAGTCGTTGAACCTTACTTAGTGTTGAGTATAACTCCTTACATAATCTAAGTCTTGGCTGCTGATTACCATAGTTTTATCTTTAGGATTCCAGCAATTAAAAGGATTTTCTTAGCAGATTACGCCGCTAAGGCACAGATTTGTTTATGCTTTTCAATATTTGATTGGTATTTTGTAACGCTTTAATACAGTATGTTACCATACTGGCTAGACTATATCTTAAACTTCTATATATTTAAACACGTATCCTTTACAATGGGTTCTTATTCCTCTTATTACAAACTTAGCATTTTTATAGCCATCTTTCACACACTCACTTAAACAAGAATATACTTGAAGTAAGTTGCCCGATAGATCATATCTGCCAATAGGTTTAAATTCTTTATTATAAGGAATATTAGGAAGATTGTTAACTCTTGTGAATTCTTTAGTTTTTCATTCTTTCATATAAGGTAATTTTTCATATGAAAATTGAAATCCTTTAACTCGTTGACCAAGTTTAATTGCTCTTCCAATGTGACTACCATTTTTAGCGTTTGGATTAATAAATCTCATGCAATCATTAATACAGTTAAATTCTTTTACAAAATTACCTGATGAATCATACATATAAACTTTTCTCTTTAATATTTCAGGGCATCTACCTGAACCTCCAAGTTTAACATTATATGTATCAGTTCTTTTTATAAACTGTTCTGTAACAATGTCAGCCTCTAATTTATAAGCGTCTTCTTTAGAATCAAATACTCTAAGAGTTATTCGTCTAAAATTATTAATGCCATATTTATTAACCGCTGCTTTAAAAGGTGTTGTGCTTTTTTTATAACTGGCGGGTCTTGTTGTATATACCCCATTACCTAAATATCCATCAAAAACATTTGGGTCTACAGTTTCATGTACTCCTACATATATTTTATTATTAGAAATACAATGTGTTAAATATACTAAATATTTCATATTTTATTTTTTTGAAGTTTTCCCCCATTTCAGACAATTTGTCTTACTCCTTTCGGATAGTCGTTGAACCTTACTTAGAGCTTCGCCATGCGATTGCTTTATCTAAGTCTTGGCTGCTGATTGTCCTATAAACATACCAAATTTATAGGAGTTTCCAGCAATTAAAGGGATTTTCATTTATAACTTACGCTATAACGGGACTTATTTTAGTATTAAATACTGTGGTAAGTAAATTTAATACAGAGCTTAAATTTAATCCAGTCTCATGTAACTCTGGCATATGATTGGTGATAAAACGAGTGTCAGTACCTACAATACTATCTACATCAAGTACTTCCTTATAGTCATTATCAATAACACGGCATACATATTCTACAACCGCGTCAGAACGACGTACTGGAGACAGCATAACCATACATTGCTGGCGAGTCTCTTCAATTACAAATACGTCATACATCTCGTAGTAACGCTCTGGGAAATGGAAAATAACCTCAGAACCATTCGAACCATCTCCTTCAACTGCAAGAATAGGAATTCTTTTAACAAAATTAACATCAATTTCCCATTCAAGTAAGAATGAATTAAGAGACTGAAATTTACTAGGCTTGCCCTTTTCCATTGTATAAACATTCATCAGTGCTTCAGTAAGACTTGTTGCAGTATATTGTTTATACAAATTAGATACAATACCTAGACGCTCAGGTTTATCACCCAGCCACTTATGAAAGTCTTCGTATGTTCTTGTACTCACTTTGTTATCCTGTAGACTCTTTATTCTACAGTTCTACTAGTTTACTATCCTAGTAGTTCAGATCATATCATCATCCTATTTAGGATGTCTTGCACTCGTGTTAAATATTAAGCACTTTATAACTCATAGAAGGGACTTTCGTTAAAATAATGTCTCTAATAATAGCTAAGAATTTTCTTCCTTCATGAACCCCGCATCTGAGCATTCATTGAGTACTATCTTTAGCATTATCAGCTTTAACTACATTCCAATTCATATCATACTTATCTATAAAGTATTGTTGAATTAATTCATTTTCTTCTTTTGTTAAGTATGTATAAAACCGTAATGTATAGCCACATTTAACTCGTCTCCCATTTAGATATGTATATTTCACTGTCAAACACCCATCATCCATTCACCATAATGCTATAGCTAAAGGATTAAGTAAATTTAAAACTTTTTTTGTAATAGTCTTACGATTACTAGGATAAAGCAACTCTCTAAATTGAATAAAATCCTTAGATTGTCTTTTAAAAGAATAATTAACAACTTCTTTTTGACTAATAATTTTATTTCCTTTTTTATAAGTGCTAATTTTATTAATCATATATATATTTATATCTTTACCTCCAGTAACTGAATGTAATAACTTAGCTTTATATTCAATATACTCTTTTTGTTGTTCACAGTGAGTTACATTGATCCGACCTTTGGGAGATATATATCCATCTCCTAAGATTAAGCCTATCATAATGGCCTTATCATATTCAGTAAATTTCATAATTATACTTCTTAATATTTATTGATCGTTGAACCTTCCCATCCAAGGGCTTGGCTGCTGATTTTCCGAATAAATTAGAGGAATTCCAGCAATTCACAAGATTTTCTAATAATAATCGCTTATTATAGGGGCAGTAGTCCACCCATCTGAGCATGCGAAGACGAAAAACTTGTAATTCTCATATTTATTTAATTTTTAAGTTTATAATAAATCTTCACCATATTCTGTTTCTACAGATTTGTGGCGATTAGTAAAATTATCTTTTGTCTTATTTTTATCTAAAGAGACAACAGTAGTCTGCGGCTTATTATCTACAGATTTTCTTGTATTTTTAAGCTGAGATTTCCAATAATTAGTAATATCTGAAATAGCTTCCTTTCCATAAAGTGCAAACCATGCAAGTTCTACTAATGTCTTTGGATCATTTAAATCTTTAAAGAATTGTGTTGCACCATTCTCGTCTCGATTTAAAATATACTTATAAATCTCTTCCTTCTCAGACTCTTCTATTTGCAGACTATCTGACTTATTATCTTTATAATCCATAGGAATAGAATTAAAGTCATTCAGTTGACTTTCAAGAGAAGTTTTAAAATTATTAAATTGCTCCTCTTGTTCTTTTATTCTTTCTTTAGCTGTTTCTTCTTCTTGTGCTTTATATTGTTTGCGAATTATATCAACCTTTTTCTTAAATAGTTCTTCATTCTCTTTAGCAGTCTCTAAATCAGTTTTGATGTCTTCTTCACTCATATCGCTGAATTTTGACTTTAAATCAGCAATATATAGTTCATCATCAGAATATTCATCTACACTGTATTGTTTTTCAATTGGTCCATTTTCTTTAATGTAATCCTCTACTGCTTTTTGTGAATAATAAGTAATTACATCCTGAATGGTTGCATTATTGGCACGCAAATAGTTAATTACTTCTATCTCATCTTTGCTAAGATTTGGAGAAGTAAGTTCTTTAAGAATATTTATTTTTTCCTCCGAGTCCAAACTATCAAAGTCTACCTCTTCTGTGGTACCATCATCATTCTCATAAGTTACTTTACCATCTTTAAGACCGTACTCACTTAAAAAGGATGTCAAAAAGTCGCTATTGTTATTAGTTTCTATATTTTTCTCTTGATCTGATTCTTTAGATTCTACTTGATCTGAATCATTATTTGGTTGATCTATAAGATTTTCTCCTCCTACAGTATCTGCAACGACTGGACCACTATCTTCGGGACTTGAAACTGAATTATCCTCATCAGTTAATAGACCTTCAAGACTGTCCGAATTAAATTCATAATGATTTGGCATATTTCCTATTTTTTCTTATTAATTGATTAATAATCTGTTCTAATATTTGTGGCAAATATAATATATTAATTCTTAATTTCCAAATACTTTATTAAATATTTTCTTTTATAATACACTTTTCTGGTATTTGAAATTTACCTTCAGCATCAATTGTAGCTTGATATTCTCCACTCCCTATAGTAGCTGTTCCATCTGCATAAATTTTGATATGTCCAATGTTTAGATTTCCTTTAGTATCTATTGTATAGTTTCCTATAGATATAGTACCATCATTATTTAAAACAATTGGACCGATAGTAGCAGTTTTATCTGATTTAAATTGATAAGTTTCAGCACTTAAAATAGCTTCACTGGAATTAATATCTATCCATGGAGAGTAACTTATCTTACCGTCTACATCTTCTTTTTTAACCCTTCCAATAGCAGCCTCACCATCTGTGGTAAATTTATATGTAGAACTTGATAATACTCCATTGGTAGAATATTTATCATGCTCATTACCAACAGTAATATATATCCATGGAGAGTAATTAACTTGCTCTTTTTCTGATCCATCTTCTTCAGTAGTAGTTACCGTCTCTCCTGAAAGTCCTAATATTGACGGAGTAAACATTTCACTGGATAATTGAATGTAAATATCTCCGTTAGATGTTTTTTTAACAATAGAAGTTCTAGTACTATTACTACTAAATGTATTAGTAACTAAAGAACTTGTCATCAACTCTCCTCTTGATAAATCAAAATACGTCGTTCCAGATTTGTTTACTATTTTATCTACAACTAATGTTGGAAAAGACCAATTACCTTCAATCCTCTCATTAGAAGCCTTTTTAGTATAATCACGTGATGAATATCCAGATAAATATTCTGCATTTAGATTTTCTACTAAAGCATTAGAGTTAATAACTAAGGGAGATTGAGAAGCATCTTCTAATTGTATATTAATAGGAGATTTAAAATCACTAACAGCTGAAGATGGAAGTTTAGTATAAGAATTATTAGAAGCTTGATAAAAACTACCAGAAGAGCTGTCTATAACAAGAGTTCCATCACCAGGATATTCTCCACTATACGTTTCAAGATTATCAACTATTAATACTCCCTTTATATTGGAATTATTAGAGGTGTTAGAATTTTCTGAAGAATTAGGATTGTCTGTATCTCTAAAGTTTATCGGGTAAAATCTATCTTTTACTTGAACATAAACTCTACCAGATGTCTGTAGAATCAAGTCTTTACCTTTATCTCCAACTTTAGAATTATTAGATAATGTTCCCATTAGTCTTTTAATATTTTCTCAACAAAATCTAGGATATTATCCGTAATTAACCCAGACTTATCTAGTTTATCAATAAGTGATTTTAACAAGTTAATCTCATTGTCTGTAAATTCTACTTCAATTGAAGGAGCTTCCGAAGATCATGTAATCCTACCATCTTCATTTTTGATATTAAGATCTTCAAGTTCTTCACTAGAAAAGTCAATTTTTTTACGAATATTTCTTTTTGAAATCATCTCAATTACAGAACCTTGTTCTGGTAGATTCATAAGTAGCATTAATCTAGTTGCTACATTTAAATTAAATTTACATGTGCCTTTACTCATATTAATTCTTATTTAAGTTAGATAATGATACAAAATTATATAATATTTAATAAATAACCAAATTTTTATATAAATATTACATATAAATAAAAAAATGCCACATTTCTGTGGCATTATCTAACTTTTTATTTTTTATTATCTATCTCTCTAAATTCTATGACTAGCTTTTTTCGACAGTTATCACATAAGAATCGTTTAGCTACTTTAAACATAGCTTGCCCTATCTCGCCAGTTAAATATTGAAATTCTTCTCCTTGCGGGTGTATTCTTAAAGCAGAACATATTAGTTATTAGGATTATACAGTGCACATGTAACCAATACCATTGGGTTACTTGAATCATCTTCAATTCTTTTTACAGTATAAACTTTTCTTTGAGTAGATGTCCCTGCTAAATCACTCGCATTGTTTATAATATATATATTACTTCCTGAAAAACTAACTGTACAATCTCCCCTAACAACTACTATAGCCTCAGATTTAGAAGCTGTTAAATTAGAAACATTGATTGTATGAGATGTTTCTGTAACCTCAATAAATGTTCCAGGATCACCTGCAGACAAACTAATACCTAATAATTTTTCATATCTATTATCTAGGGGAGAATTTAAATCAATATCTACTTCTGCAACAGTCGGATCATAAACTTCAGTAAGTTCTCCAGCAGAAATATGTAAAGACTTAAATACAGGAGTTGCAGTAAGGTCTTCATAAGATCCACTTTTAGCTACATCTGCTAGCCCATCTATTCCTGCGGCAGGTATTCTAATATCTCTACCAATAACTCCTAATCTATAGGAAGTCATTTCCGAAGGCACAAATGCAACACGATCATCACTATTTGCTTGATTTACTATTGGTACGTGATCATAACCTGATTTGTGACCAATCAATAATTTTAAATCACCTCCATCATTTTCAACTGTGGTAGCTAAATAACTATCACCACTACTAACAGAAATTGTATGATTTTGAGAATTAATAGAAATAGGATCTCCAGAATCTCCGTTGATATCTATAGAATTAATATAGTCAAATTCTAATATGTGTTGAGTTAACTCATCTACACTATTTGATAATTGACTAACATTAGTCTTAAGAGTTGATATATCAGATATTGGAATATTAGAAGCTGAAACAGATTTTGTACCTGCACCTATTACTAACATATTATTTGCTAAATCTCCAACTGCAACTACATCCCCTCCTCCAAGTTCTGCTATCTCATCTTTTGTAACATAGTTGCTTAATGTAGAAGTATCTACTTTAGAAGACAGTGCGTTGTTAATAACCTTATTCTGAACAGGGTTCTCAGAAGTACTGTTTAATTCTGAATCTACTGTTATTGGAGTTGGCATATCAGTAATTTGAGATACTGTATGAGTATGATTTAATCTGGCGAATGAGTCAGGATTATATCCAGAGTCTTTAATAACTTTTCCACTGTTATTAAAAGAAGCAAAATTATTATTAGTAGCTGAAGTAGGACCTGTAACATCCCCCATACCAGCCTGCGCAGAATCTGCAGGAATATATCCTAAAATATCTGTAATATCTGTTGAGGTTACATTTAAATCAGTTAGTGTCTTAGGAACATCCGCTAACTTTGCCAAATTTCCAATTAGTACCCCTGAATCTTTAATAACTTTACCTTCTCCATTAGAAGTAATCACTCTGTCTGCTGTTGAAAACTCAGCAGCTGCAGTTACATCTCCATAACCACTTTCACTAAGTCTCTCTTCTACTTCCTCTTTTGTATATACTGAAATACTTTTAGAAGCTACTAATTTATGCTTATTAATAGAATCAACTGCTAATTCTGTAATTATATTGCCACTGCCACTTAATACTATATCAACATCAGGAATACTAGGAATATCTTCCCTAACATTTTGAATCTGAGAATCAACTTGATCCTTTGTATAATAGTTAGTCAAATCAATAGAGGTATCCCCAATTTTTTCTCAGTTGTTTTCAATATAAATATACTCATCATGGATATCTGTCCCTGATCCTTTCTTTTTGACTAAGTATATGATATTACTCTTAATATCACTAGATGGTAATACATCAACTACTAAGAATTGTATATTAGCTAAATTATCAATTATACCTTTTAAAATTTTACCTTGTTTCGCGGATAGTGATTTATTAACATCGTCTGATAATAAATTATCAACTATAGAGCTCTTGATCTGATTACTTATTTCAACATCGATAATATTTTCAATAGATCCTGATAAACTAGCCTCTAAGTTATCAATAGCATCTTTCACTCCTCCAGAAGTTACTAAATTGTTACTTCCTTCAGTAGGAGTACTATCTATAGCTTTTAATTTATCGACTACTTCAGGAATTTGAAGAAGAGTATTATTATACTCTTCTTCAGATCCTTCATATCCATGTTCTACTGCAATATCATACGCATCTTTTCCATTTTTTCCAGGAGCTCCAACTGTACCAGGAAAAATAACCCATTTATTTTTATTTTTATCAAAATATTTTACACTCATAATCAATTATATTAAGAAGCTTTATATACAGCACAGTTTACAGCAACTAGAGTTGGTGTTATTCTTGAAAAAACATAAACTCTATATGTTCCTGCATCTCCATTTAACGGAATATCTTTTTGCACTTTTAACATCGAGTTTGAACTAAAAGTAACAGGATATGTGCTTTCAACTACTACTACAGCTGTTTCAATTGTCTCTTTACTATTTACAGATAGCACACTGTTTCAGTCTGATGTATCTAAAGATAGAGTAATGCTCGTTGCTCATAGTGAACCAGTGTTATGATAATAACATATACCTTTTTTAACAGAAATTGACGAATCACTCCCATATGCTTGCATAGTTAGGTTAGTTTGTCTATCTCTAGGAATAGTTATTTGTTCAGTCTTAGAGCCATTATATTTTATACTACTAGTTCCTACATTTATAGTTAAAGCATTTTTAACCTGCGATGCGGTGGCTGCATTACCACTAAATTCTCCATCTTGAATATATATATCCTCACCATGCCCGAAATATACAATGTTATTATCAGGAGCTATATATACATTAGTATCTGAAACTATACCTAATCCATTATATCCAAACTCCTGTGCATCTATAATACCTATAGAAACCTCATCTTTACTTCCAACAAATACACCATTATTAAAGTACTTTATTCCGCTAATTTCTTGATCCTCCGTAGTTATAACACCAGAATTACTTTTACTAGCAGCAGGAATTGCTCCAAAAGATACCGCACTCATTCCAGTACCCGTTAGTGAACCTGTTGGACCTTTACTGGTTCCATTTGTCCATGTAAAGGTTGTTGGATAATAGTTTGTATTTGTATCTGTTCAAGGCACATTTACATAAGCTTTACCATTACTATCTAATTGTACTGCATAATTTTTACCAGTTGCTGAATACCCTATTTTTATTCCGCCATAAGAGCTTGAGGATGCAGTGGGAATACTCTTTAAATATCCTGCGGAAGCATGATTTCCTCAACCATAAGCTGTATTAAGATTACTTTTATCAGTAGCAGTCATTACTCCTGCTGTGGTTGTTGTTGCAGCAGGAATAGTTACACCAGATGATTCTAAACTTGGAGAACCAAAAGCACTTGCACTCGTAGCTGCGGATCTTCCTATTTGCTTTAACTTAATTTTTACTGTACTTGTAGTAGTAGTTGCATTTGCATCTGCCCCTGTAATTAAGTACTGTCCAAGTGAAGCAATTACAGAACCTTGACTACTAATACTAGTACTTAATCCTGATATATTATTAGTTACCCATTCTTGTGTTGCTATTATTTTACCTCGTATATAAGCGTTTCCGTCATCTCTAATTGATAGTTTATAGCTATTAGATTGATCAGATTTTCTATGTAACATAAAGGTCTCAATGTAATCAGCAGTTTCATTAGTAGTTCCAAATGAAGAAACATATATTCCTTTATTCTTCAATACTAAATAAACACCATCAGTGCTATTATTAGTATTATCAATATATATTGGGTTAGGATGGGGTGCAGCAAATGTTGTAGATTCACTAAAATTTCCATGAAGAGTAGTAGCATATATATCCTTAAATTTCTTGCCTCTCTCTCCAATATTTGAGACTCCATTATTTACTGGATTAATATGACCACTGATACTCAAACTACCAGAAATTGTACCTCCTGTTAATGGCAGATATCCTAAACTATCTAAGGATGCTCATTTAGGAGCATTACTACCATTAGATACAAGAATCTGCCCACTAGTACCACCTGAAGTAGGAGCATAAAGTCTAACCTCAACACTATCTGATGAATAAAAATTATTTATAGTACCGTTTACAACTAGCTGTTTAGTTTTAAGATCTTTTAAAGATCCATCTCCCATTGTTACATTAGTACTAGTACCCCCATTACTAATAAATTTTCAAGCTGATACGCTTCCTGGAAAAGAAGAGTTTTGAGCATTATCTCATGAATAAAGTTGACCGACTTTAGACATACTGTTAGGCATTTTTCAGCCAAAAGTACCATATCCAGAAATTCTATATATGGTTAATTGCCCTTCATATTTTTCATTAATACGTTTAGTTGAAAATGTAAACCTTAGCTTTGAATATTGAGAGGATGTGCTAGGTGAATAGTTATAATATATAGAGGACGTCAAAGCTCTAAAATTAGGTCCTGACCATCCTTGTAAACTAGCATCCTTAGATACTATATCTCAGGATTTAGAACTAGGATTATATGCTTCAATGAAGCAATTATAACCAGAACCATTAGTAGACACATATATATATATCCAATCAATGGTACAATATCTATCACTATTAGTTATAGTAAGTCTATATTGAGTAGTTATGCTAACATCGTCAGTATTTATTAATTGTAGACCATATTTATTATCTTGTGAAGTAAATAAATTTATAAGTCTACTACTCCCCTGAGGATCTTCAGTTCACGATTCTCCGTTGTTTTTACTTATTTCTCCATATAAATCAGTACTTTTTATAAACGCTAATTTATCAGAACGAAACTCTCCAATATATGAAGTAATTCCATATGGTACAGTATTAGAAGTTGCAGTGTCAACAGTAGGCCCTCCTACACTAGTTATAGGTACTTTTCCCCATGCAGGAGCTGATCCTCCATTTGAAATTAATACTTGTCCTGCTGTTCCAGGAGTTGATGGTCCATACAAGAATTTAGAAGACCCATCTGAACATAATACCCTGTGTCCATGATTTTCCGAAGTTTTAAAACCTTTTGCTGTTATGTATGTAAGATTACTGGCCCCATCTTTAAATTGGTATTCTGTTATAGTGTTGTTAGTATTTTGCTCCCCAGTAGAGTTTTTATGATTAATTACTAGCCTTCCTCCTTTAAATGTCTGTGGTATATAGTTAAATTCATCTGACGCTACTATATTCATATCTAGGAAAGTTAATTTCCTAAATGTTGGTACCCCAGATGTGCCACTTGGAGCTGCTCACACTGTATTAGCAGTTTGTGGACTTAAAGATGATCCTAATTCTACATTTCCTGTAAGTATACTGCCAGAATTAGTGAATATAGAACTTGGCAGTACTAACTTAACTGAGTTAACTAAATCAGGTTTACCTGTCACTCCTGACCAAGGTACACTAGTTGCTGATCCAGCTGTATAGACTTTGTATCCGTTTTCATTAGCTAGGTTATCAATATCAACAACAAAATACATTACACCTGTATCTTCTTGTTTTACAGTATCTCCTTCCTGAACATCATCAGCAGTTAATGCGTATCGTTCTGATTGATTGGCAACAATAACTAATCTCTCTAACGCTCCTTTGGGTAGACGTTCAATATCAATTACCCCAGATGTAATTTTTGAAGCATCTATTGATGTAATAGTTGCATTAGTATGAGAGTGTGAATCATTAGCTACAGTTGTAGTAACTGTTACATCATTTGAACCATCAAAATTAGTAGATCCTGTTACATCTCCAGATAAAGTAATAGTTCTAGCTGTTTGTAATTTTGTTGCTGTTCCTGCATTTCCTGTGATTGTTGTTTGTGCAGGGTGTACGTGATCTTCTCTAGCATATTTAGTCGATGTACCTACTACTGCGGTATCTGCTACTTTTGGAGTTAGAGTACCTGCTTCTGGTACATCTGGAATATCCTCTATAGTAATAAAACCTTTTGAATCAATTAACGATTCTACTTCAGTTAAACTTAATTCACATTTATACTCTTTACCTCAGGTATAAATCGTTGGTCCTTCATCAACGAAAGAAATATATGCATCAAATATTTTTCTTTCATCAGTACCTTCGTTTGTTTTATTTCGTTCAGCATTGTAAGACTGTTTTGTCTTAAAATGTAAAAATTTTGCTTTGTATGCCATGCGTCTATAAATTATTATAGCACCAGATTAAATCTGGTTAAAAATAAAAGGGATAGGGATAACCTCTACCCCTTATCTTATAATATTTATTTAAATTCTTCCCAAGTCATTAAAGAATCTGCATATTCTTTAGCGTTTGTTTCTGCTGTTGCAGCAGATCCTTTAGTATCATATGCTGTTGAATCTGTATATGCAGCAGATCCTAAACCTTTAACTGCTACATCTGATCCGCTTACAGCGATTGTACCGTTTGCAGATCCAGAAGTAATACTTGATTGCTGCAATGCGCTATCTGCCTTAGTACCTTGATCTGCAGTTGCATAAGCACTTGATTCGGTATAAGCTGCACTCTTAAGACCATTAACTGTACCTTTAAGCTGTTTACTAGACATGCTAAATTTAACCTGTCCATTAGTAGTATTAGCTGTATCTACAGTAATAGCCCCAGTTTGTCCTCCAAATGATTGGACGCCAGAAGCAGCAGCGGAAGTAATTCTACCATCTATTGCTTCAATTGCAGCTTGAAGATCACTCTCACTATATGTTCCATCACCTCCAACTAAAATATCTGCACCAGCAAGTACTACATTAGCTGATAATGGTTTACTATTAACGGTTCTTGTAGTTGGAACCTTTCCATTAAGAGCAGTATCAAGTCCAGAGATTTTAGAAGTAGCTAAAGTAGGAATATCAGATTCCTCAAGATTTGCTCCAGCAGTTACTAAACCTTTGGCATCATAGGTAATCTTACACTTTGTACCTGCTGTAATATTTGCATTTGCAGTTACTTTTCCATCAACGGTTGTCGTTAAACTATTAAATGCAGTTAGAGTAGGCACTTCAGCTTTCTTAGCATAAGCAGATAGATCAATTGTTCCACCTAGCTTATCCCACATTCCTGTTTGACTTCCTGCACCAGCTTTAATTGCTACAAAGTTTGAACCAGCTTCAAAAGCTTCTCCATTTAGAGTGCCTGCAGCAACTACATTATAAACATCGCCAATAACAACTCCTGTAAGGGCAGTAAGAGCTGAAGCATCATCTACAGAACCCTTCATCTTGTATACACTACCAACAGCAGAAGCTACTTTATTGTCAACTTCTTTTTTAGTGTACGTAGTAGCTTGAGGAGCTGCTGCATCAGCTGTAGCTTTAACTGCGTTAAGAGCAGTTGTAGTAGCTTTAGCAGCTAAGTCTGTAGTTAAATTAGTTACTTTATTTTGAGGAATTGTTCCTACTGCAAATGTAACAGTACTAGTTCCAGACTGAGTAATTGTTGTACCGTCGCCTTTATAAACAATAGCTGCAGGAATCTTTCCAATTTCTGTATCTGTATATGATTTAGCTGCAGTTATAGCAGAAAGTTTCTCCTCTCCTACGAATGCCTTTAGACCATAATAACTCTGTGTACTTGAAGTATCTCCAAGTGTTCCAATATTTAACTTCTCTGCTAACTCTGTAGTAACTGCAGAAGCTGAAGCTACATCTGATAGATTTAGAGAAATCTCTTCTCCACTTTCGTTAATAATTTTAAGGGTTTTAGCACTCTCATCCCAGCTTGCAGATTTGACGCCATCCCCAAATTTATCAACAGCAGTAGCACTTGTTGCTACTTTAATCATACCTGTTGATGTTTCAAAGTAAATTCTACCAACTACAAGACCTGAAGCGGGAACTGTAGCAATTTTTTGAAAACTTAAATTTGTTACCATTTTATATTTTTGAGTTTTTACACTCCCCCCCCTCACTAACGTGAGGAAGGGGAATTATTATTTTTTATTCAACTTCTGTCCAATACATATCTAATTTGCCATTGTCTCCAACTTTAATTGAAGATGAAGCTGATACTAATTTAGATACATTTACAGCTAAAGCTCTAGAAGTACCTGTACCTGTAACAGTAATAGTCTCATCAGGACTTGTTAGTGATGTAATACCTCCTGATACAGCAGTTTGGATACTATCACTAAGCGCTTGCATACCAGCAGCGATTGTTTGATCTGCACCAATTTCAGCACCACCAGTAATAGCAACTCCAACTTTTACAGTTGAGCCTTTTACTCCACTAAGATCCAACTTAAGACCTTCGGCTGATTTTGATAGTGCTTCATTTGAAGCTGGATCTAACTTAACATCAATAACATTTTCTTCTGTAATTGAAACTGCATTACCAGGAGTTAATTCGTCTTGCTTACCTCCAACAGATGTTTGTAAAGATTCAATGTCAGATTTATTAGTTCTGATTTGATTTAAATCAGTATCAGAAATTAAACCTGAACCTTCAACCTTATCAACTTTGTTATTAAGCTGATTAGTAACTGTAGTAATCTGTCCTTCTAAAGCTGTATCTGCAGCCTCTAGTTCTGTTTTTGCTGTAGAAATTGCATCATCTACTTGTGTCTTCGTATAATATCCTGAAAGATCTACTGTGCCTCCCAGAGGATCCCATTGAGTTCCATCCCAAGCATAGTTAGTTCCAGCAGGGGTAGTTCCATGAGCTGCAACTACATTCCATACATCACCTTTCTTATTACCTTCAGTAGGAAGAGCATCATAAGTATCTTTAGTACCTTTATAATCAAGAGCTGCTGCTACAGAAGCTTTTAGATCATCTATAAGAGTTTTTAAAGCTTTACCTTGTGCTGCAGAAAGAGCCGCATCTGTTCTATCACTTTCAAGTGAGTTGATAATCTCTACAACTGTGCCAGTTGCAAGAGTTTCCCATACTCTATTAGAACCATCAGGATCAAACCCTTTAAGGATATATGCTGTCTTATTTTCTTTTACATAAACGAAAAGACCTTCTACTAACTGAATAGTAGGCATCAAGTCACGGTCAGCTAATGTAGCTTGAACCGTTCTATTATCTAATGGTAGATTCGCACCTAAATCAAAACCTGAACCTACCGAAATACCTTTACCAAAAAATTCTGCCATAATTAGTTAAAGTTTACATAGTAAGTACTAGGTTGCGTCATCTTACCAGATAAATATACTGTGTAATCAACAGCTTGACCATCTAAACCAGTAACCGAAACTGTACTAGTTGCATACGAACTAGTTACATCAAAGTTGTTACTGTCTTTAATATTTGAAACTGTCCATCCTGCTGGAGCTGCAAAACAGATGTATTGTTCAGAAATAGGACCAGAAACTTTAATAATTTTCTTTGCAGAAACTGTTTTAGTCATTCCTTTAATAACCTCTTCTGTAATTGCATTTGTAGAAACTAAACCTGAATAAGCTGCACGATAACCTGTTACAGTTGTTTTTCCAGAATCTACACTTCCAGCAGCAAGTGGAGTTTTATAATTGTTTCCTTTTGAATCTTTAGGTTGAGGACCTTCTGCATAAGCTGCACGATAGTAGTAATCCATTGCACCAGCTACTACTTTCTCTGGAAGAGATTCTACTTTACTCGAACCATATAGAATCTTAGAAGCTTCCATATTCTGTGCGCCTGCTCTGTTGTTTTGTTTCTTTTCTGCCAGAGTAATTGCACCTGCATTAAAACTTACATTAAAGTTTGCCGCAGTAGGAGCATTTGCTCCGATTTCCTGAACATTCTGATAACTCTTTAAAGAGATACTTGCAGAAGGAGCAGTAAATGTGGGGTTAACTGTTGGGAAGATAAGAGTATCAAAGATCTCATCATAACTCTTACCTGTAAGCTGTGCTACAGTTGTACCAGCATCAATACCTCCAAGTTTCTCTACAGTTGCTACTGTAGGATCTAATGAAGACTCATAAGAACCACTTGCTGTAGGATCTAAACTATCAAGTTTAGTTTTATCTTCCTTAGACATAAGACCGTCTGCAGTAACTGTAGCTTTACCTAGTAACAAAGTTGTAGAGGTGGAATCTGTATATGTAATTACAATTCCATTAGCATTGGCATTTAATGCTACATCTGATACTTTCTTATTAGAATCACCACCATACTCGGCGTTATTCATAATAATTTTCTTAGTATCAGTAGCAAAATAAATACCATCAGCATGTGTAATAGAATTATATAAAGCTGCTAGACCTCTATAAAATTTTACAACATTATTAGCCATGTTTTAAAAATTAATTATTAAACATTATTTCAAATTGTTGAAGAAACTTCTTTAATTTTATCTTCTAATTTTTGTATCTGTTGATCCATTTCACTCTTAGTATAATAATCCTTTAAATCTACGGTTATTTGTCCACTTCCTCATTTTTCCCACATTCATTTTTCTGCTTCTGGGGATCTAACAGCATAATATTCCTCAAAAGTATCATCACTAGTACCTGTACTAGACTTAATAAGCCAAAGCTCATTTTGATGAACAGAAGCATCAGTTTTAAGAAAATCTTCTAATGTCCCTGACCAAAATTTAATGGTTAGGTTGGAAACATTAGCAAATGTACTTTTAAAATCTTTTTCATCTAACTGCCCACCTGCTTCTTTATAAGCATTAAATACAAATTCAAATGAACTAAATTCATCTAAACTAATATCAAATGGATCATATCATATTTTGTCTTTATCTTCTACTTGTATTATCTCTTCAGGATTATTAGGGTCTCTAACTTCCATCACTGGAGGATTGCCTTCACCTGGCTTAATTTCTTTAGTACTTATTCATATATTCTCATCTCCTCTAAGTTCATCTAAATAACATAGAGTTGTCCATTCACTAACAGAAATTCCATCATACCCCCATACTATACGATCATCTCGTCTAGTACTATTTTGAACATTGGGATGTTCTGCAACATCAAAAACTCTTAATAGCTTTGGAGATTTTCCCCCAACACTTCCTAGATTCACTCAGTCTGAATCTTCATCAATAGATCAATATAAATCTATAGATCTTGTACTCTCATTCCTTATAAGTTTAAAAAGAGGGGTAGGACCCGCTTCTCCTTTTTCTCCTTGATCTCCTTTCTCTCCTTTTTCTCCCTTATTCCCCTTAAGACCTGTTTTTCCTTGAGGGATTCCTAAAGTTAAAGTATAAGTTGTTGATTCACTTCCAGGAGTATCTGCAGATATATCTGCATATCCCTTATCATTTGGTGATAATGTTATAGTATTAACTTTACTAAATACTCAATCATTACCCTTTTCACCTTTCTCTCCAGGTTCTCCCTTTAAGTTACTACAATCTACTTTAATAGTTTCTTTTCCTTGTAAAGATTTAAATACTATGTAGTTATTATCAAGCTCTGGTTGTGGGACATAAGTATCACCATCTTTTCCATTTGTTCCATTCTTTCCATCTTTACCATCTCTTCCATCTTTACCATCTTCCCCTTTTATATTTACAGGATTAATACTTTCTATATTATCAGATATAACTCAAGAAAGTTCTCCAGTAGATGTATTATAGTTAGGGATATATACTTTTCCTCCAGGTCCTGGAGTTCCAGCCAATATAAAATCTCAATATTCAGATTTTACTCCAGTTGGCTGATTTGAATCTTTTGGATCTTCAAATAGTAGCTCAGGTCTGTTACTATTACTAGAAAGATGTGTTCTACGGCATACTAATAAAGTTCCTTTATAAGATACAAAGTCAGTAATATAATTATCATTAAAATAATTTATTCCAGGGTGCCATTCTTTAGCAAAATTAAAAGACTTGCCTTTGTAATACTCTCTAGATTCAGTAATCCTACTACGTTCAATTGAATTTTGAAGATCAATATCTGGTTTAATATTTTTCATTCCTTAAAATATATTATTTTACTGGGTTAACATCAAGAACTTTAGAAACTAGAAAAGACCCAGCTTTTGTAAAAGTAAGACCCCCATATTGTATACCCTGTCCTGATTGATGGCAAACAATTAATACAAAATCATTAACATTAGATATATTTAGTATACCAGATATACCTCTATAAGCAGTTGTTCCATCTTCTGTATCTGCAACATCAAAGATAGAAGTATACGTGCTATAAAGTGAGTCTCCTAAATATTTAATTGGTACAAATGAATATGATAAAGTTCTGCCAGCCCCAAGGTATATTTCAGATATTGTAGTTCGTATGGTGCCGTTTTGATATGTCACAAAGTTTATTATTCCATTACTACTACTTGTACTTTCTGCTGGAGATATTGCAACATAATCTTCATCATTTTCTTCTAGTCCGTTTAAATATGTACAATTATCAATAGAACCTTTAATAACTCCTTTAGCTACAGGTAGATACTCTTCTGACAAGGCAAATTTATATATATTACCATTTGCTAATCCTTCTTCATCTGCCAAAATTGAAATACAAGGTGTAGAAATATAACTACCATATCTAGATGGAGATATCATGTCTGGGATTATATTAATCCCCCCTTCAATAGTCATTACTGTTCTTGAATTAAATAAATCTGAATATTTAAATGTACATTGGCCAAAATTTAATGAGCATTCACCTGTTCTCAAATTTATATAGTAAGCAGGGTATCATTTGGATAGATCTTCTGGATTAAACTTATTATAATTTGTAGTTATTCCTGTAGACTCCTTACCAGTTTGACTAAACATATAATCTCCATTAAAGACAGCTGATCCAACAAGAGAGTTAGGGAAAATAGACACATCTGCAAAAATTGCCTCAAAGTGGTTAAATTTAGTCCAGTAATGTTCTTCGTTGTCAATTGATTCAACTGGAGACCAACTATTATGATCAGTTCCTGTTCAACTAGTAACTGCTGATAATAAGTAGTATCCAGATTTACTAGATTCTGAATTATAAACATAGACATAGGGAGCACTTTCTTCAGTAGTACTATATGTAGTATTTATATCATAAACACCAGCTGGATAAATCAGTTGACCTTTTTTACCTGCTTCTCCATTTACTCCTGCAGGCCCATTAAACAATGCAGGATCACTTCAACTACCATCAAGTTGCCCATCTTGATCCTCATTATTTAAATATTTTATTCTACCCTGTATAAATCATAATCTCGGGTAATCTTCGGTAGTGGAGGGAGGAGTGATAGTTCATCCTTGACTGGCAGTATCTAGTGTGTTTGTTGGTTTAGCATTACTCGGCTCCGTGTCAGTACCATTACAAAATCTCATAACAATACCTACACCAGGAATACCTGATACTCCCGTAGATCCAATAGGACCTTGCGGACCCTGTTCTCCTGTAATACATACAGGAGTTGCTCATTCTTCCCCTAATACAATAGAATCATCTTTAGAATTCTTTTTAATAAAAGTCATTCAGAGAAATTCTCCAGAATTAATTATAGGTCACTGGTCACTTCAATTACTACCAGGATTAGAACTTTGTTTGTTAATTGATGGTACTTCACTTTTGGAAGAGCTTTTTGCAAATTTATAATCTGTATAAATCCCATCAGTTCCATTAGTTCCGTCTTCACCATCTTGCCCCTTTTCTCCAGTAATTCGTTGTGGAGCGGATCATTCTCCAACCACTTTTTGAGTAACTCCACTAATTAATGCTTTAGACATTCACCATGTGCCATCTGATGATGTTGGTGCATCAGATCATCCTGTGGGAACAGGATCAGTGCCTGTAGGAGTATCTGGCGTAGAGGAACTGTTTTTAAATACATAAGAAGTTCAATTACCTGCTTTCCCATTTTCACCACTAATACATATTGGTGTAGATCAATTTCTAAATAAAGTATCATTAGGATTAATAACTGCTGTTGTCATCCATAAGTATTGAGAGTTACTCTTAGTTGGAGGTGTTAAAGACCATCCCTCTGGAGTTCTTACTGTATTTGATAGACTTGGAGGGGTAATATTACTACTATTTACCGCAAATCTAAACTCAGTAAATTTACCATCTTGAGCAGTTCCGTCCTTACCATTTACAGGTAATACTTCTCCTCATTGAATAACTGTATTTGTTTGCCCATCTACAACTCCTATACATTGCCATCACTGTCCACTACTTAATGGATAATCTTTTCATTGTGATTCTGTAGGAGGTTGAGGAGTATTGAAGTCGGGTTTCTCTGGTTTAGAGTTAGATTGAGCATAAACATAAGTTTTATAATTTGGAGCAGTTCCATTAACTCCGTCAAGAGCATAATAAGCAAATAAAGATGGTTCGCTATAAGACTCTCATCTGCCATTAACATAAACACTAGTACTAACTCATTCCCATCTATGTGTAGAATCTACACCTGTAGGAGCAGACTTTCATAGACCTCACTCTGTATCAGTAGGTAACTCTACATCTTCTCCACTACCAGTTGGAGTTGTTGGCTTAGTTGCTTTGGTAGTTCGAATATATATGTACTTTAAGCCGTCTCCATTAATCCCTGGAGTACCATTAGCTCCATCTTTACCATGTTTACCGTCTTTACCATTAACTCCGTCTTGCCCTCTTTGCAATTTAAATGAAAACTGAAATTCATTGGAATCACTTAAAGTTACAGCAGCTTCAGGAGTGTCTTCAGTACTAGTAGTACTTAACACTCTTGCAGAAAATGATGGAAGTTCTCCTCCAGAAGTATTTATCGTTTTTCAAATAGTGTCATAATCAGAATTAGACTGTTTTACCAATACCTGGTTTGTACTACCCCCACTTGGCACTCCTTTACCAGGGTTTCCTGGTATTCCTTGTACTCCTGGTTCACCTTGATCTCCTTTAACATTTCCTAAGTCCTTTCATTCTTCATTATAAAATACTCAAAGATGATCATCTTCTAATTTGAAATCAATATTAAGCTGACCTGTCTCAATTGATCCTCCTCCCATTACAAATTCCCAAACAGGAGAGTCATTAATTCCAACAATTAAGTTATTATTAATAACAAGAGATGGTTCATTATCAACAGAGGAAATATGACTTCTTGTACATCTAAGAAGAGCACCTTTATATGATACGAAATCAATAAAGTCCTCATTGTTAAAGTAGTGAGTATCTACGCATCATTCTGTACATCTAAAAGATGTACCTTTATAAAATGATCGTGAACCCATTGCATTATAATATGTATCTGAAACCATTATTAATTTAGTTGATATATTTATTATAGTAATTAATTATATTGATAATATCCTCCTGATCATTATTAGTATTCTTTATATATTCTATTGTACCTATAATATCTATCATTTGATTTAGTTTCTTCCTATCTAAAGAATACCCAATGTTTAAATTTACTAGCTCAGTAGAGTAGAGGATATATAAAGTTTCATATAGTTTATCCATTACATCCGCAATTGTTATTTAATGTATTATCTGTATTACAAATATCATTACATCCTAGAACATTTTCTACAATACGTTGTGCTTCTTGAAAATTATTAATGTCCTTTAAATAATCTAGAACATAAATTGTACTTAGAATAAAGTCCCTTTTTTCTATAATATCTTTATAATCAGTACACTTATTATAGATATTATGATCTATAATTTGGCGTTGTAAATTTAATAAACATTGTGTTAATTTGCAAATTGTAAACACTGTTTTTTTACAGTAAAAAGATTGACTACCACATAGTTTATAGAGATCAATATAATTAGTTACAATTTCTGCTTCAGATTCTTTTAAAATAAGGTCAATATTATCTAATAATTCTTCTTTAGAAGTAGGAGTAGTTTCATAGTTTTGTTTTGCAACATAAAAATTGTCATTATAGTAAAATGTTTGATCTTTTAAATATACTAAAGAGTATAAGTCTTTCGAAGAAGTATCTTCAATAAATAAGGTTTCTAGTTTAGGAATAACTATCTTATAATAATAATGAACCCCATCTTTCACAATAGGGAAAATACTATCTGTTAAAAAATTATCTCTGTTATGCTGGTAGTTTTCAAAAATTAAAGTATTAGGTTCAATTTCATTTGTATTAGAATATACTAGAAACTCTAAAGAGACATAATCCGCTATATTTTCAAATAATGTCCCATATCTACCTGGCAGATTAGTATAACTACTATCATCAATAGCAGACAATTTGCAATTTGGATAAACTATTAAACGAACATTTAAGTTACTCATTATATTACACTTTTTATTTTATTATTATACGGATTATCATCATATATCTCAGCAACCTGTGCATTAATTTGTTTATTTTTAACTTCTAGACTCTTATCATTATATTCCTTATCATTCCTCATCCTTTCTTTCTCAATTGCAACCTTTTCTGCTTCGATTTCAAGTTTAGTTTGATTATTAGCTTGTAATTGACTCTGTAGCTGTTGAATTTGTTCTTGTAATTGTTGATTAACTTTTTGAAGTTCTTTAGAGTTTTGTTCATACTGTTGAATTTGTTGTTGTAACTGTTCAATAGTATCATTTTCCTCTTTTTTACGAGCTATAGAGCGATCAATATATCGCTTTAATTCAGTAATAGAAGATGCAGTTATAATATTTGTAATATCTCCTAAATCTGCTACTCCGCTCTTAACAAGTTCTCCACTAATTGCAATTAATGATTGTACGTTCTGGTAAGATTTAGTACTATCTTCAATATGAATATCGAAATCAGTTAAGGTATAATACTGAGGAAGGGCTGTAAATATTTTAGAATAATTACCTAAAACAATTGTACCTGTTATTCCTTTTGGCCAAACTAGTTTTGCAAGATTAAGCATATCATAATTTGCTTCTTGGTATACAGTATCCATGGCATTGAAAATTTGCTTAGTTAAAAGCATTGTAGTTTGTACTCCTAACTTAACATTTGAAACAGCATCACGTTGTTCATATTGAGCTAAAGCTTCAGGTAAAACACCAGTTACCATAGAAACCTGTTGTTGAATTGATTGTATAGCTAAATTAATTGCCTGAATACTTTGTGCTTTAACGGTATCATCATAACCATTAAATATTGTATTCATTGTTTGTGCTCCTTCCTGACTACTATCAATTAAACCCATACCTTGCTTTTTATAAGCTAGCCATTTTTGTAATCGTTCTGGTAAATCTACGCCTAAAACTTGTGGAACATAAGCTAAGTCAACCCAATCTCCAACTGTACCAGAACTAGAAATAAGATTATCTCGGTAGAACACTAACAAGTCATATTTATCCTGTTGATCCATAGTTTTAATAATCATAGAATTAGGATCCCCATTCTTATCTAGGAAAAATAAACCATTAACACTTAATCTACATTTATTCGGATTATCTTTTGTTCTAATAATATTTTCAGATTCCCCCCTAGTTATATAAATTTCTTCTCCAATACGTGTGCCTTCATGCCTAGTCTGTTTTCCCGTTTTATAATCAACTTCAATTCATTCTACATCATAAACAGTTCACATTTTTGGATAAGTATACCTATTAGTTCTACTAGTTTCACCAGGTCATATAGGGTGTGTTTCTAATCCTCCTAAAATTCCAGTATGAGTACTATTCCAAACTCCAGCTATTTCAGGAGATGTGGCTCTAATATAATAAGAAGGACCATCTGACTCAATTGTGCTGTTATTTTCTTCCTTTAGGAGTTTTATATGTTCCTCCTTTAGATCTTTACGGTATTCTAGTAAAATATCTTCTACAGACATATACCTTCTAACTACCACACGATATGAATCTGCTAAATAGTCTGAGTTTGGGTTTTTTTCTACAAATGTATTGATCGGGTTCAATACCTCAAATTGTATATTATCTCCACTGTTAGAAGGTTTCACTCTATAATAACATGTACCAGTAATACATAAATCTGTAAGTAGACTATGCATTTTATTTGTTAAATCTATATTTTTTGACTGCTTTAAATAATCAAGAATATTCTGGGCTGCAATTTCATATTGAGATACAAAAGAATCATTAATACTATTACTAATTTTATTTAATTGTTTCTCAATGAATGGATCCGTTGAAACTTCTTCATTGTTAATAATAGAAGATATTATATTATTTTCTAAATATTTCTTTAGATAATTAAACAGTTCCTTGCTAATTAATAATTGTTTTTCTCTCATAATATTAGAAACTGTTTCCTCATCTTTACATGTTATTTTTAAATCTTGATTTAATCCTAAATATTCTCCAATTAACCTATCTATATGAGGACGAACAAGCGGATTAAATGTAATTCCAGTGGGGACACCAATACCATAATTTTCTTCAATATGCCTAAACTGATCTGCATCTCGTCTACTGTGGTAGTAATTATAAGCTTTTTGAAGTGCTATCTTAGGGTATATTAACTCACTTATAGCTTTGTCAATTTGTTTTATTTCTCTATCAACATTCATTTTTATAACTCTATTATCGGAAAATGCAAATTACTGTCTCCATTTATAAGTACTCCTGTAGTATAATTAATATTTTGAAGTTTTCTCTTTCTAAATTCTTTTTCTAAAAATTTTAAAAATCCTTCTTCACTACCTTGATACCCAAAAGATATTGGAGCTGCATCTTTACAATTTAATCCAAGTCTTAATGTATATATCCCATCTTCATACTTAACATCAATAGGAGAAATATACTTAGACTGTGTAACTTGGTTAATTAGTTCTCTAACTCTACACTCAAGATTACTTTCTTTACGAAGGTATAATTCCATATCGTTTTTGCCCATTTAAATCATAATATCATCCAAAATCCTTTCATGAATTTCTTACTTCATCTTGAGCCTTTGGAGTAAATCCTAAAAGGTCTTCATCCCCTAATTCAGCAGCTACCATAGCTGCAACAATATCAAATTTACGTTTATGTTCCCAGGAATATTTAAGTAATTGTTCCAGCATTTCATCAATCTGCATAGAATAACAAGATTCATCTACAAATCTACTAATTAATTCAAGTCCGTGACGTAGATACGTTTCAGTTGCGGGGTATCCAATCATTCCAGAGTTACCTTTTCGAATATCAGGCATCGTTGATTTTGGCCTCTTCATAAAAAGATTATCTTTCTTTTTAGAACGAAAATACATAATAATACTAATTTTTGTATGCTCTAACATCACTTTGCAATTATAATAGATACATAATTTCATAGCATTTTCATAAGCCGTAGCAATGTCTCTAGGTCTATCTTTATAGATTGCAACATAATTTGGAGAACTAGAACCTAATGTTCTTTTCTTAATTACTATACAAAAATCAGACACATCATTGTTTGTTGAGGAATCTGCAGTACCTTGATCAATAGAGTCAATTCCTGCAACATAGAGATTTTTATAAAGATTCCCTTCTCCGTCTCTAAGAGGAGGTTCATATATAAATACTTTTCCTTGTGGATTAGGAATAAGTTTAACTTTATTTCTTGGATTATTTTCTGACCCTTTTGGAACATCTCATAACAAATCAACTTGTTGTGGTTTTACCCCTACTTTTTGTATACGAAGTTGAGTTAAACGATCTGCTATAAGTACTGGATCAAAAATACCATCACCTTGTTTTAATAATGCCTCACTAGGGGTGAAACAAAATTCTGCACAATAATCTAATAAATTTTGCCCAGACTTCTTTTTTCTTTCAGTTTCATAATGTTCTCTTGCTTTTTTCCTATCTGTAACTCCTCTATTATCATAGAAACCTTTTTTAAGCATAATATTAAAAGTGGGTATAAAATAACCAGTATATTGAACTTCACCATCCTCAGAGTAATTATTTTTATATGGAAGTACATTGTATTCTTTTGGACTATTAAACATTTTAGATAGACCCTCTAGTGCAGAAGCATCTGAATCACCTCCTGTACCTCAGACACTCATAATGCCTTTTCTAGCACCCGCAACTGTTACTAATGCCTCTCCTTTAATTCAAGCAGTCTCTAGATTTTTGAAGGACCCTCCCTCCTCTCAGAAAAGTCTATTAGAACGAATACCACGGACTTTGTTAATATTATCTGCTACAATTCCTTCTATATTATTTAATCTGCCTCATTCGCGATTTTCATTATCAGTAAGAGAAGTTCTTTTATGAAGAGCATTGTTAATCTTCATCATAGGTCTTCTAAATCCACCGTTGGTGTTTCCATTTAAAAAATGAAGCTGGGCTCAACATTTATTTAATGTCGGCTCCAGATAGTTTAGTGAAGAAGTAATATATGTTGAATTAAAATTTCTTCCTGTTATAAATGGACGAACTCCTAAACAAGCTCCTATCTCACTTCAGCCTATGCCTCGGCTTTTTAGTGCAACGCAGTCTTTTTTAAGTAGTTCACACATTTCAAAATAATGAAAGAATTTATATTGCTCTGCTACAAATTTTGGGAATCCTTCTCCAGAAGCTTCCGCCAGTTTTTTAGAATCGTCTACAACAGGCATCCTATAAAAGTTAAGGAAGAAATAATTATCTCCAGTAATTCTATACTTACCAATCGTATAACCATTAATGCATCTATCTAATTGTTCTTGTCAGAAATCAGCATATGGTTTAGATCCAGACGGATATTCAGTATAGTGACCAGTTTCAGTATAGACTCTTCCCGCTTCACAAAAAGGTGCTGGATCAAAATCTAATCCATGAGTTTCATCTATAGGTCTATAACCAGTCAATTCATAACTACATTCAGGGTCAAAGAATTCTATTTCATCTTCGAGAACATAATCCCACAATCCACTTTTCTCTCTTTTAGGTTGTTCAGGCTCATCTTCTTTACCTAGAGCTTGGGAAACAGTAATATCACCTTTAAATAATTCCCTAATTAATTCCTCTTCATAATTATCTTTAAAAGCAATTTCCTTAGGAGCCTCTTTTTCTTTAAGAGATTCTTTTATTTCCTTATATTGTTCTTTTACTGGTTTAGCTTTCTTTTTAACCTTCTTTACCTCTTCCTTATCTTCACCACTCAACTTCTTCTTCATATCTCTCTGAGCAGCTCTCATTTCAGCTTCAATACTTAGTTTTTTCGCCATAGTTCATTACTCATCCATAAATCCTCGCTCCAAACCACCTCTAACTTTAGAACTACTTTCAATTTGATCTTTCTTATAGTTTAGTTCTAGTTCCTTTAACTTATCAGTCATAGTGCCGATAGAACCAATACTATCAAGAATATCTTTAGCTTTTCAGATTGGTTTGTTATTTACAGGATCTCTTTCTTCAAGGTCAATATTGTCTAATGATACTCTCATCTTTTCAAGAGTTCTGAAGGCAGTTTTTATAAGACTTAGAATACGAGAAGAATCTTTAATTTCAATATATTTTCTAACGGCAGCTCTAAAAGTGGGATCATTTCATTCTTCATCAGATAGTCCTGAATCTTCCATAGCCGCTTTGTGTTTTTCCATCTCTAAATATTGTTGATATGGACTCTTCCAATCAGCAAATAATCAAATATATTTAAATTCTTTTCATGCTCGTAGCCTCTTTTTACCTGTAGGATCTTCACTACATTTGTTTCTATCTAAGTCTCATAATGCCTCAAACTCCTTTACAAGTAGGATCTCATGAACATTAAGTTCAAGAGATCCCGTAGTATTATTATAAAGGAATATATCTGTCATTATTCTTTGTAATGTTCATTAAATCGTCTTTGTCTTTCTGCATAGCCTTTTTTATTAGCTTCTTTGTCAACAAAGTGGTATCACTTAGGATTATTTCTTCTAGTAATACCATTGACACTATTAGTATATGTAGTATCTTGTTTGTCTCTACTTATAGTTCTATATTCTTCTTTCCCAGAAGGATATCTTAAAGTTTGTTTTATAGAACCATCAGGATTTGTTACAGAACTAGACATGTATCCATCTTTAGTTACCTCTCCCCCTGTATTAAATTTTTCGGCATTAAAAATACCTTGTAATCTTCTAAAATTAGAACTTACAGGGGTTGGTGTCCGTAATCCTAATTTACCTAATATGCCAGCATCATTAATATTACTGTCAATTCTTCCAGCATCTGCATTATTAATATATAATGTATCCCTTTTATCGGGAGATACTAATTCCGATGTTGTAGTATTATTTCTAGTAATCTGTCTTAGACCTATACCATTAGAAAGAGTCTCTTGATGAACTCCTGGTTTTAGATCTCTAACTAAAGTACCTCTTGCAGTTTTATATTTGTTAGGACCATATTCAAATAAACTAACTCCATGAAAATTTTTTCTTACTTTATCAGATTTTCTCTGATCAGATTTTCCTCCTTGTTGAAATTTATTAATAAGTTGTCCTAATTTACCTCCAAATTTAAACATCTGTTTTTGTTTAAATTGACTAATAAGACCAGATATTTCATTTAACCCCTCTTCTGTTTGGGCTAACTTATTTAAAATAGTGACTACTTCATCAGGAGTTTTATCTTTAAACTCATTAATATTAACTGGGAGTCACTCTATAAACTGAGTTAAGTCTTCTTTATTCATACTTATTCTGGTTTAACTACACTACCATTAATATTACTACTATCTTTACAAGTTATCTCTCACTTTTTAATATCAGTATCAGGGGAATAATATAATGGTATAATTGGTTGTTGGGAATTAACAATGGTATATTGTTTTACCTGATACAGTTTAATAAAAGTATTTACCTCATCAGGTGTCCCTGTAACTATAAATCCATCAATTTGTAAAGTCATATTTTTGTTTATTTATATAATTCCAAATCTTTTGTTGAAAATACTGCTTCTTGCAGCACATTATTTTTATCAAATCAAATACATTTCATACCCTTGAAGATATTGTACATCTGATCTCCCTGTTTGAACTGTCTTGTAACTTTCTCTTGAATAAGCATTATTGGAGAATTTAGCTCCTTATGTTTTAAGGTTACAAGTTGACCAGGGGTGTAAAATAGGTATGAGTTACCTTCTTTATTCAAATTTTCATTCATATCCATAATTTTTTATATTCACCTTTAGTGCATCTTATTCATTATCTCTTATACTACAAATAATATTATTCTCACTGATTGTATAGTATCCTTTTCCGCCAAAGGGGAGTGGCGCAGCTAATGTAAAATTAATATATACATCTTCCCCTTCTAATACACTTTTACATTCATTACCAACAGCAATAACTTTACAACACCAAATACCACGCTGTGAGGCTTCTTGTTCTCCAGTTTCCTGTGATTTATATGTTGCAGATGTTTCAAAATCACCTAAGATAAGTCCAGAGGTGGTTTCATGTAATGGTAAACGATAAGGATTTTTTTCGTAAGGTAATACAACTACTCTACCTGCCGTAGGAACAATTTTCTTATTCTCATATGGTTTGCAATCTTTATCTTTTGCCATTAAATTAGCTACATACTCCATTTGATCTCTTTCTGATTTTTCTTGTGCCCTTTTAAGTGCTTCGGGATCAATTTCACGTTTAATATTATTACCCATTAAATGTTTTCCTGTTAACTGATAGTAATCAGTTCCTAAATACTTTTCATTACTCATAATTCATTATTATTTTAAAATTATACATTATCATCTATTATCATAACATTGTTCATCTTCTACTAATGATTTACTATAGCAATTACATCCACATAAAGTACATCAGTATTCTCCAAATAATTTTTCTTTATGAGGGCAGTTTAAACATATCTTATATCTTCTTTCAGCTCAATCAGGGATAGGTTTAAAGAATCTACGATATCACCCTATTATAATATTTTTAATTGTATGTAATATTTTTCTCATAGATCTTATCATTTTCCTACAACACATTTTGCAGAGGGCATACGTAATTTTCTCTGTAACATACAGTTACATCCTCTCTTATATCCTAATTTGGGTCTATCACTTACTGTCTTTTTATCAGCTTCAGATAAATATAATCTAGAGTTACATCTAGCTCCCATAGGACTATCTAGGTATAGAGGGCATTCTTTACAAATCTTCATTCTATTTTCATATAAATCATCTACATTTTCCATAATCATTATATTTTAAAATACTATTGGTTTGTCTTTATCAAGTTCTGCTTTTATTTTATTCTTCTTTCTATGATATAAAAGAAGTCTAGCAATATCATCTTTTAAATATTTTACTTCATATTCAGTTTCATTACCGTCGTGATCAAAATGAACAATTGCTAGCTTTTTTATTTTGAATTTAGGATTAATCTTCTGAAGAAGATATGCGTACATACTAAGTTGTAACTGATAGTGACATAGATTGCAATCCATAATATTTTCTAATGGCGAAAGCATCATCTGTCTTTTCTTAGTAGTTCTATCAAAATAAGACTCTTTATCAATCCTACCGTTAGTCTTTCAGTCTAATAAAACTACCTCGTTATCACTTATCTGTAAATAATCTATTTGACCAGCAATCTTTAAGTATTCATCAAACTCATAACTTATAAGAAACTCAGGGTAAATGGCCCTGTCAATGTCTAGTTTATAATACCCTTTCTTTACCTCAAAAGTTCCTCCTCCTGCATATTTGTTTATTGCCTTTTTATCTCCTTGATAAAACAGATCTTCCATCATAGCATGAATTTTAGTACCACGTTCTGTACTGGCATTCCTTTTGTCTTCATAACTTTGCAGGATTTCAGATTTCTTATTAAGAAATTCAACAGGGTCTAATTCATATTCTTCAATATAAGACTCCTTTCATTTTTTAGAAGAAAGAAGTTTTGATTTTAATGGGTAAAACACTGTGGGATCTAATAACGCCTCACAAGCTTTATATGATGACCAAAAATCTGAATCAAATTTTTGACAGTACTGTCCTATTATTGTCGTTACAGATTCATATTTCGAATTGTCTGTCTTACCTATATAAATATGCTTTTCATCAGAGTATATAATATTATCATTTTCTTTATCTACAGCATACCCGTTAACATATTTTAATTTACTACCTCTAAGTTTAGGCATATTATATTTTTATTCTTTATTATAATTAAATTGGATAAGAGTTTTAATATCTGCTCTATCATCTATAAGATAGTTATGTATTTTATTTTGTAGGCTATCAATATTTGGCGGAATATTTTTTCAAGTTACTCCTAAAATACCAATTGGGTAACCACTACTATCTTTTATAATTGTACAGGCTAAATATTGTACATCATTTTTTTTGAGTTGTGTATAAAGAGTTGAATCAATACTATCTAATTTAACCATATCTCCTATGAATACTTCATTTTCCTTTAAATAATAAGGAAGATTAATTCAGGTTAGATTAAAATCATTATATTGATTTTTAATTGATTCAACATCATCATTACATAATTCAAATCTCATAGTTCCATGTTGTCAGTCCATAATACCATTATGGTACTGAATAATTCATACTCTATCTGCATGATATTTATATAAATATACAGGCAGGAGACTTTTTACTTGTTGATCATATTCTGTCCTTTTATATAACTCTTTTGTGTGTCTTTGAGTCATGTAGTCAGTATATTTGTCAAATAAAAAACTAGGATTATAACAAATTCTAAGTGTTAAACTCAATATAATTAGAATAAATAATCCCTTTAAAATATTAAATACTCCATACTCTTTATATAATTGTAAGATTCTTTCTAGCCATGAAAGTCCAGAATTTATATCAGGTTTTGTTTTTGCCATATTTTTATATCTATATAACTCTTTATAATTTTACTTGAATGATGCAAATATATAATAAATCTTTCTGATATCCAAATAATTTATCCAAATACTTGCAAATATCTAAATAAATAATTATTTTTGCAAAAACATATATTACTAGATAATAATCCTATTAATTATTTTATAAAGTATGAAATATAATAATGACATTTTAAACAAAATTGTAGAGGTATATAGTACAGAGTATCATAACAATCTCGGACTAGACAACATTACAAGTGGATACTTAGAAATGATGAAAAAAGGTTCTAAGATTCATATTAAAAAGAAAAATAGAGGTAAATTTACAGAATATTGTGGCGGAAAAGTAACTAGTGAGTGTATAGCTAGAGGTAAAAGATCCCCTGATCCAGCAATTAGAAAGAGAGCAACATTTGCTGCCAATAGCCGTAAATGAAATAAGAAGTAAGGAGGTGTATAAAAATGATGACATGGAAGAAAATCAAAGCGCAAATAAATATTTATATGATTTTAGAGAAATTTGGTAAATTATATATTATAGATTAAATTATGATAAATACCCCTAAATATTTTGAATTAAGTGAACTTTTAAAAAGCGACACAGCTCTCAGTAAAAAAATAGAAAATCTTCCAACATGGGAGGGAGTAGAAAAATTGAATAAACTAGTTGTGGAGTATTTAGATCCACTGAGAGAAGCATGAGGTTCTGCTATTACTATTACTTCTGGATATAGATCACCAAATCTTAATAAAGCTGTAGGGGGCGTAAGTAATAGCTCCCATCAATACTATGAAGCAGTAGATTTACAACCTAAAGATACTTCAGTTAAAGGAGTAGAAACCTTCTTTAACTTTATTAAAAACTACTTTACTGATAATGATATTATTGTGGATCAATGCTTTATTGAAAAAAGCGGATCGACTACATGGGTACATTTAGGTATATCTCCACGAATGAGAAACCAATATGGAGAACTGCGAGTCTAATAGATAACATATAACTAGTTTTTTAGATACTATGAAGGAAAGATCTAAATTAGAGTTCCCTGAGATGTTTAAAGTAACTTCATTAATTAAATCTCCAAAACAATATGATGTAGAGGAATTAATTAAGGTTATAGGAACTAAAATATTTAACTATACTAATGCAAATATCTTAGTACAATATAATGATAAAATCTTAAATAAATTTTCAACTGAGGAATGTGGGCTACAAGCTCTATTAGATAAAACACCAGTACCTCATACATATAATCTATTATTAAAAACTAAATTATCAGACAGTCTTAGTACTATTATATGTCATGAAATGCAACATTTTGATCAGTATGAAAGAGGAGATCTTAAACTTATGAAAGAAGACTCTAAACTAGTATTCTTATGAAAGGGACAGCAGTTTGATTCTTCATTGGATTATATGTCAAGACCATGAGAACAAGAAGCAATAACTGCTCAATACTCACTTTGAAGACAATTTAAACAAATTTACTATAAATAATAAATTAAATATTATATGAAATGGTATATTAAAATACTGAGATGGATATGGGAATTCCCACAGTGTCTCCTCGGCCTTATTTTAACTTGATGTTATAATGTAGAGTACAAAGAAACTTTTAAGGAAATTCCAATATATGCTGGAGATTTTCCTGGAGGAATCTCTCTTGGTTTATATATTTTAATGGGAGAATCAAATTGAAAATATAACAGAAATTACACAAAAGAACATGAATGAGGACATACTCGACAATCTTTATATTTAGGTCCTCTCTATTTACTAATTATAGGGCTGCCTAGTATTATTTGAGCAGCTATTCATACTCCAAAGTCTAAAAGATCTTATTACTCGTTTTTCTCAGAGAAATGGGCTGATAAACTCGGAGGCGTACCTAAAAGATAGTATGGACACTTTAAAACAAAATGCAATAAAAAATTCAAATCTCACATTATGAGATTTTTTAAAAAAATTTGGAAATGTATAAATTTTGATATGTTATAGGCTTGATATTTATGGGAATATTTTTTATAACAAGTACTAAAGTACTGCAACCTATATATATATTACTAAGTCTAGTATGCTTTATTATAAGCGCAAAACAATATGAAAATAAAAAGGGAGCTAAGTAGCTCCCTTTTTATTTTTAATTAATTCAAACATATTTAGTTGTTTCATTTACTCAATCACTTATTTGAGACCCATTTAATGTGATAGTTATCTGGGTTCCCTTTAAAATCGAATTTAAACGTATGGAACTGTATGTTCTATATCCACCTTGATATGAAACTCAATTTCCTTCCCCAGGGGCCAGTGATAGATTGGCTAAACGAACTCCTGTTGTTCCATACCCCTCATATATATCTATATCACATTCTGTGTTATTTAAATTATTGCGACTACATACATAAACATCACAACTAATTGAAGGATCAGGAGTAGGAGTAGGAGTAGATTCTTTTTCATATGTAAATGACTTTACTCATAAAAATAAAGTTTTGCCGATATCTATTGTTCCTATATCCGTTGGATATAAATCTGAATAACTAATACTAGAGTTAGATCCAGAACTAGTTCCACTAATATATCTATCTAATGCAATGTTCTTACAGTTATTTACTTTAATATAATGAGTATAACTATCTCCTTCTATATCAGCATAAGTTACTGCTGTATCTTGCGTAAATATTCCAGTAATACCATATGAATCAGCATCACTAAATACAGTTATTGTAGGGCGATTGCTTGTAACAGAAGGAACATAACTAGCAGCAGTACTATTAATATAAATTCCAGAATTATACTCAAAAGTAACAGTTGCCCGATATTCTTTTGTAGCTATTATAGGATTAATAGCTCCTCCCTTGTTAAATGTTCCTATAGTATCTCCTGTTTCTACTTCTTTTACTGTGGCTTTGACAAATAAATCAGGGTAGGTTGTACTAGACTGAATAATTGCATTTGTTATGGGCTCTACTATTAGTCCTTTTCCAGAAGTTGACTCAAATTCTTTTAATGCTACTGTTTGTTCAACTATTCCTGCAGCTATTAGAGTTAAAGTTTCAGTAGTATAACTTTGAACATCTCTATCTCTTCAACGAATACTGACTCTAATAGGAAGTTTAGTTTTATTGATATAATATATTTTAACCTTTGCTGCTGATTGTATAGGAACATTCTGCCCAAAAAATATTGTATTCATTTACTACTTATCTTTAAAATATTTATCATAGATATGCTTAGCATACCAGCCACAACCTGCTCCTACCGCTAAACTTACTAATGCAAGCAACAAACTTCCAAAGCTCATAGCTGATACAATACCACAACCTGCTAATACTAAAGCAACTACGATTGCAGCTATAATTAGTTTTGTTTTCCAAGTCATTGTTTTCATATTATTTATATGTTAAATTACTATAAGTTGTCCCATTTTCAGAAACAATATAGTTGTATTGATTTTTATATAATGGTAATATATCGTCTTTTCAATAAATAAAAGCATAAGTTTTATCATAAAAAGGATGATCTTTCATTTTATCTTCAAATTCTTTCGGAGAACGATCTTTTGTAACTAGAGTATAAGAATCTCCTAAATTGAAATTCATTTCTAAACCGTCATTTGTAATTTTTCTTAATGCAAACATATATGTATTTATTAACACTATTTATTCATCTTATTATATACTTGTTGAGCATAATCTCATCGTTGATCTATTTTTGCCTCGTCTTCTCTTGGTCTCTCAAATGTTCATGTAAATAACTCTGCAATTTCTCCAGGATTCTTTAAACTATTTCAAGTATTTCTTAGATTAGTATAAGAGTACTTTGTTCATTTTGAGTTTTTCATACTATTTCAATCGTTCTTCTCCTTATCAGTTAAGGTTTTATAATCCCTTGATTTTAAAGAGTCATAGTATATCTGTCAATCATCACTCCCATTATTAATGTGATCTCACAATCAAGTCAACTGATTTTGTCAGGTGTCTGGCTTATCTTTAAGCCACTTTTTATACTTATTATATTTACCATCTTTTAGTTGGGCAATTCCTTTAGCCCCAGCAGATGATATAGAATTATGATTTAATCCACTTTCTTGAATAAATACTCCGACTAACCCAGCAGCTTGCTCTTTTGAGGCACCTAAATTGATTAAATAATTATATACCTCTTCAATATTTTTAAATCCACTAATAGAAACAGGATGTGATATATCCTCTCTATCAATGGTAGAATTACTTAAAAATGGATCTGTAGTACCTTCTCAGGGGTATTTGGAATATATTCTCCCGTCAAAACTCTTATACCATTTATAACCCAGATTATTATCTACATCATATGATTTAAATGCTGTAGGATGGTTTAAATTTTTTAATACTAACCCAGTTTCTGGATCTCTACTTCTTCCATGATTTTCGTTAAAATCATATTGCCCAGCAGAATAATCATACATTTCTTCAGGATCATTATATGCATTTCTTAGAACTCCTGAATTTTGGTATTTAGGAACTTTTAATCCTAATTCTGCAAACAAAGTACTATCCTTCTTTTTATTAGGAACCTGTGCAACATCATTTAACATCATACGAATACTATCTGTACTATATCTATCTAAAAACTGAAAAGTGTTATTCGTATCATATTCTCTATGAACAGTAGATTCTTCTGGAATATACTTATATTCAGGTTGGTAAGGCTCTGCACTGATAACATTACCCTCATTATCAAATACTGTAGTAGAAAAACTATTATGTTCTTTTCCTTTAAGTCTATTTGTTAGAGTTATTTGTTTTACATGCTTCTTTTTAAGATCTTCAATTTCTTTATTGGTGAACTTATGATTAGGATCTACTCCTAAAGCATACCTAAACTGCATTAATCTTGCATATATCTCTTGTGGATCATCTAGATAATCATCAGGTATAACTGAATTTTGATCATAAAATGCGTCTCCTAGTAAATTCTTAATCCTAGCTATCTCTTTAACTTGAGGATCAGGTCTGCTACTATGTACCCATTCATGATCAGCAGTAGAAGGAGAGTCATCTCTTAGATATATTTTACGACCTCTATAGGAATATACACCTTTGGAATCCGTAGGAACCTTAGAAGGATCTATAGAAGCAGTAGTGAGATCAATATTATGTGCAAGAATATTATACCCTAATGCACCTGTAACTGGTATAGGAATTAATTGATGTTGCTGTATATTTCTTTTTATTTGAAGTGTACGGTTCTTATATCAATTTTTAACTCATTGTTTACCTTGAACAACACCTCCTAGTTGAAGTTTAAGAGTACCACCATGCTTGGCAGTAGCAATTACCTTATTTAAAGTCCTAGAATAGTTTGGATCTGTAGCATATCCTCCTTTTTGAACCCTATCCGCAAACTCTGAAATATTCCCTGAGAAAGCATTATAACGATTACTATTAAGTAGGTCAATCTTAAAATTAGCGTAATCTTCTAGAGAATTAAAATCTCTAAAACTATCATTTATATAGACATCTTTACCATTAATAACCTCTCTAGTTCTTTTAATAGAACCTTTACCTTTAATCCCCCCAAAATTAAAATTTCCAGATGGTTTAGACCCTCAAGCAGACTCCAATCCATCCTGAGCTACTAAAGCCTTGGCAAATACTGGATTTAAACCCCTCTTAATTAAGAGAGATTCATATATTGGAATCATGGTATCCTTAAAATCCTCTTTAGATTCAAATTTTTTAGTGTTTGTCTTAGCTTTATTAATCTCAAAATTCTTAAATACTCGTATTTCTTCTATTGGAGACTCTACTGGAATAACTGCCTCCTCTTTATCTTGTTTAATAGTATATTTAGGTTTGTATCCTTTAATATTAATAGTAGGACTTTTAATAGATAACTCTTTAAATGAAGAATCTCTAATATACGGTTTGTAAGTTATATTCATGTTAGTAAATTTACTTTTTATTTCGCAAATATAAAGATTTTTTTTAACAAAAACAAATAATAATTTACTATGTTGTAATGATAACTTATCTCTTCCTTAACCTGTTTTCTAGTTCCGCAATCCTATATTCTAACTTCTCTACTCTATCGTAGAGCTCATCTAATCTCTCCTCTTCCCTTGTTTTAAATCTATCTAAATGATCTCTACCTGTATCTATGATAATACTGTAACCGTCTCCTATACCTTCTAAACTAATAGGATTAAAACTAAATGGTAAGTTTTTCTGTTGATCCATATTTTTATTCAAATTTAAAGCCTGATGACTCTCTTAAATTACTCTTTTCAATAATCTCTTTTAGTCTGTTTATCTCTTCTTGCATTTTAAGAATATTTTTATCTACAGCATGTAGCCTCTTATCATGCTCATTAATCTGTTCACCTTGTTCATCTACTTTTTTATTGATAAATAACATCGCCTGACAAATTAATGCAAGATCAATATATCTAGCAGTCTTTTTCAATCCTGTAACTTTATCTATAATTGGTGTGCTACTTGTTTGCAATATGCCTTTCTCTTCTAATTGATGAAAAACTCTGGTTAAAACTCTAGTGCCAATATGCATATTAGTTGCAAGTTCTTCTTTAGACTTTGTGGTAACCGCAAACTGACCATCTGATTTATCTGTGTATTGTTGCATTGCCATTAATATGCCTTTTTCTTCTGCTTCTAATTCTTTATAATTTAAGAATTCATATGTAAATCTTTCAAAATATTTACCTGTTTTCTGTATTTCATAAATATTACTTCTTCCTTTCTTTTCATCTAGAACTTTAATTTCTCCAGCTTCTTTTAGTTTTTTAATACTACTTTGCACTGTATTAATTGAAACTGAAGCTAGTTCTGATAGTCTCCTAATAGATATAAATGTACGATAAGTATGTTTATCCATATGCTGACGCATATATCCATAAATTAGATAATCTGTAGGATTCATTTTTATTTCTTTATTTTTATCCCCTAAATTATGTGGCACTTGCACATGTTGAGGCGTTTTATTGTTCTTCTCCATAAGTTATTGTTATATCATCTTAAATCATATATTTATATTTTTAATAATTAACATGCAAATATACAAAATATATCATATATATCAAAATTTTGTACATGTCATTTTTTGCTTAATCACATATATTTGATACATGTTATTTTGATACATTTTTATTATTCCTTCCTGCTACTTTGATACATTTACTGATACATCTAGCCTGTCAAAAATCAAATTTAGCCTGTTACTTTGATACCTATCTATATTATTATCTATACATCCTCGCTTCGCGGAGGCGCTCGGATGGATCTAGATTTAAGGCTAAATATTAAAAGCCCCCCCCCGTAAACAAAAAGGAACCTAATTTATAGATTCCTAAAATTTCCGATTTTCTAAATAATAAGTGGGGTATATAATGCGTAAATACGGTTACATAGTATTTTAGCCCCCTCCCACCACCAATGGGAAAATGATTTATTTTTAGACAAAAATTCCCACAAAATATTGAAACAATTTACCAAAGCACATAACCTTTTCATAACCTTAACGCTGTTTACTATGAAACGATTCGTTGACGTTCTAATAGCTGTTGCTGTCGTAATAGCTATCGGTCTTCTATTCTACTCAGTTTCTCATCATGAGGCATTTTCTTTTGCAGCTACCATGATACTAGTAGCTGGAGCACTTACAGTTATCCCTACTAAGTAGGGGTAACTTTATTCTCCAGTAATCAAAGCTTTAAATATATCTGTAGGATAATTTCAAAAACCAGCAGTTATGATTAACCTTGATATTACCGACTATACTCCTGAGGAGATGAACGAGATGCGTTACCAAGAAGATATTGCTGAAGAGCAATTGGACCGTTACATTGATTCTTGGTTTCAAAAATAGGATCTTCAACTAAACAACAGTACTATACCAGTGTGGCCTACCGATGCGTAGATGGTTTATAAGTTAGGCTGTTGTTTTTTTTGTTTGCAATCTATTTACCTTAACTCAATATTCATGGCTAAGATTTACACAATGCCAGAGATCGGCATTATCCTCGATGGTATTTACCGTAACTACAGCAAGCACAAGATAGAACAAAAGAATGTTACCGTTCTTGCTGTAGAATGTCACACTTCCACTAATGTTCTCCTTAAGGTTCGTAATATTCTTACGGAGATGGGGATTCTTATTATTGAAGGAGAACGTGCACAACAGAAGTGCTACTGGAATCCGTCAAAATGTATACCTAACCCTGCATTGCTAACCGAAGTATATCGTGCTTACACGAGAGACGTTAAGAGCAGAGTTAAGGTTGAAAAGAAGGTACAACGTCTGCCTTCCTTCGAGTTAGCGCTACTGGCCCTTAAGAAACAGGGTTGGGATATGGTTATACTCAAGAAATCTTCTGGTTACAAGAAGGTTAGTGAGGAGTATAACCTCATTGAGATAGGGGAGTAATCCTCTATCTCTTTTTATAGATAACTAAAACTTACAAAAGGTTGTTAAGTTTAACTTTAACTCTATACTATTATGGAAGTCATTATTCTTATCGTAGCGGTCATTGCTATAGCAAAGATCAGTACTATCACTGGTGCTTGGGTTCGTAGGAACAGCACTGATTGGTAACATGAAAAAGCTTATCATTGGTGAGATTCTTGTGATCTTGTTTCTTGTTGTTGGAGTGGACTACTTGCCATTAATTATATGCTGGATTCCTTTTATAGTATACAATTACTTGTATCTTGGAAGGATTGTCAGATATATTGATGGGGAGTAGTCTTACTTCCATATGGATACCAAAGATACAGTAGTTTATTTAAATTTAAAATTCTGCTATATGACTGCTCTTGCATTACAAGCCTTCTTAGAAGAGAAAGATGAATATCATTTTCAATCATCTATCTCTAGTACCCAAAATCTGGGCTGTGGAGTTTCCAGAGCCCTTGAAAATTTCTTCGAGTATGGTGTATATCGTTGTTAATGGTCTCATTGTCGAGGCCAAAACTGTTACAGAGATTCACATGCAAATGGAGGTTAAACGACACAGAGTTGTTTATTCCAGAAAGAAGTACAAATCTCTGAAGGAAGACGACACTATTACAGATATCGTCAGAGAAGCTATCAAACAAATGAAGGGAGAATAGCATCTCCCTTCTTATTATTATCTACTATGACACGAGAAGAACTCAACAAGAAGATTGAACATCTAATGGAAGCTCTTGAGAATACTCAGAGATCTATCCAATTCACTAATATTCCTGTATATGTACTAACCAACTACATCAAAGAAGAAACAGGAATAGATATGGAACAAGTAAAGGAGTAGTTTGTAACTACTCCTTACCTTCTTCAAACTCCAAACTTGGAGTAATTGTTAAAGTACATCCAGAATTGAGAAGTTTTTCTCTCGTCTTGTAATCTCCTTTCCAGTGTATTAGAGGATCTATTTTATAGCATCCTCTCTCTCCAGATATAATACCAATGTCTTTTAATATCACTAAAGACTTATCATACATTGATACAGATATACTCAGTTCTTCTATTATGCGTTGCTTCTCTCCAGCAGGAATAAATACTTCTCCTGTATTATATGTAGATCTTTCTAAAAACTTCCATAGTATCTTAACAGCAGTAAAACTCGTCAAATTATATAATACTGACATATATTTAGAATATGTTAAGAAAAATGGTTCTGTATCTTTCTTTACTGTAAATGTTTTACTTATACTTTGCTTTACAATCTCTCCAGTATAAGCATCTACAATTTCGGTAGTTTGTTCTTGTATAACTTGTTTCATATAAAAATGTATTTAATTACTAATTATCTGTAACAAAATTACACATTTTATTCCAAAAATACAAACATTTATGTAATTTTTTTACATAAAAACTGTAACACATTACATTTAAACTGTAACACATTACAGATTTACAGTAATATATTACATATTCTATTTCCACAATCTATTGATACAGAATAGATTATATAAATCTACATATATTATATTATAATAACAGTAATTTTTTATGTAAAATCAATGTAAACCAAAGCAACTAACATTTTACCAAAGCTTCCAACTAATACTTAGGAAGAATATAAACAAAAGCTTCCAACAAATTATTACGACAACAAATGTCGATTCAAACAATTAATTAAATATTTATACTATGAAGATTAATCAATTCAAGAAGGAAGATTTTCCTATTATCCCTACTCGAAACGGCCTCGAAGTAAAGCAGGTCGCAGTAGACTTTCTGAAGAGCACTGGTATCGGTCTCGTCAGCTATGGCCTTTCCGATGGCGATGTCTTTGAATTCCCTGACACTCTCGAAGACGCTGTAATCACAACCCGTCAGGTGCGGAAAGACTCCAAGAACGTCGAAGTGCTCGTCATGGGACTCAAGAACGGCAAGTTGGCTAACTTCTCGCTGGCAAACCTCCGTCGTCGTGACGCAGATATGAAGCCCGTTCATCCTGTCTCTACTGACCTCTGCATGCTCGAAACTGACTATGATCGTCTGGAGGCTTGCCTTGGCAAAACGATCGTGGCTCAGGGAACCGTCAAGTTCAAGCAACGAGACTTCGACAACGGCCTGCCTCTTGATACCACCACCGAGAAGGAAACGGCAAATCTCGTATGGAAAGCCTAAAACCTGCTCGTAACGGCCAGTTAACTGTTAAAGGAGAGTGAAAACTCCCCTTTAACATCTTAACTACCAATTGCGGCGACTATGTAGTATACAACTGAAGAGGCTGAATACATAATAAACTCGCTTTCTACGTAATCAAAGCAACTAAAAACAACGAATTCTATATCCAAAAAGTTATTCAACTAAATGGAAAATAAAGGTTCTTTCTCTGAAAAACTATTAAGTACTATATTCTGGGGAACTCTCCTCGCTGCTTTTGCATTTGGTGGAGCAGAAGTATTGGGTTATTCACCTGTAGTAAGCACTGTAATATCTTATGCTGTCGCCGCTGGAGTGTCATTCCTTGAATAACTACTCTGTTTGTAGAAGATTGATACCTTCTACAAACACTAAATAATGTTGCGAAACAGAATTATCGAGGTGTTAATAGTTGATTATTAAATTCGCACTGCTGTGAAGCAGAGCCCTTCCTCTGCATATAAGCTAATCCTTTTATCTGATGTTGGCCAAGTTTGATTGGTAGAGACTGAGCAGAGGCAGTCTCTTTTTTAAATATTTTTATAAATGATGCTAAGTGCTTGATTATCAATCTCTAAACCACACTCTATTCTTTTATTTTTTAAAAAAATCAGCAACAATTTTCACATATTACAATCAATAGATTCTGACAATCAGCGAGTTACTCTTTAATTAATAATTTATAAATTAATAATTTAAAGTTTGAGCAAGCGTTTAATAAGATTTTATTGATTTATACCAGCAGAAGAGAGAGAACAAATTATTTCCAGCATACATAAATATTCTATATAATGATACAGATTCGAGCATTTCCGATATATATGGTATTATTGGGTCTTTTGGCGTTTACGCCGACAAAAATTTGGGGGGGGAGGAGTCCTTCCGACGCTTCAAAGAGATCTACGCTCTCATTTTGGGAATACCAGCAGAAGAGAGTAAAGACTACTGTTTGTTCAAACTTGAGGGTGAAACAGTAGAATTATACTTCATAGAAGTAGAAAACGAATATAGTATCATTGTAGTATACACAATACTCTAAAAAATACACGTAAAACCTAAGGTTAAATTCTGCTACAAAGTAGCAGCCATAATTAATCTACCATAGAGTAGGATCACTTAGTTTAGAATCTCTTAAATGAAAACGCGCAAGTAGTTTCTGAGAAGCTCAGAGCACTAAGTATGGTTGTGTATTTTCAAATATACCGAGGAGGAGAAATAATACTAACTTAAAGACTCTCAGTTTTCTTTAGTTAGTCACTTATCGTGGAGGCACCGCATGATAGGATTATATAACTGAGGAATATCATGATAGTAGGTATATTTGTTTTTAAACTCGAAATCGTGCCTGACGATTACCAGAAATTAATGTCTGGATTTACTATGATTAGTTTTATCTAATGTAAGTAGGCTTAAACGAGTATAAATAAAAGCCGAAAACTAGAAATCGTGAGATAGAGGAGTGAAGTATAGTACCTCCTCTATTTTTGACTACACATTTCTTATATACAAAGATATGAACATTATAGTATAGGTAAAGGGTATACTATAATTAGAGCAAAATATAGAATCAGTAGACCCTTTATACTAGATTCTGATAAATAATGATAGTAAGGATGGTACCATTATAAAATACACTACATTATGAACGAAATTCACCCATAGCTAATAATCAGTTTGTCTAATAGGACTCAGGCATATGGACGAGAAGGAGGAGAATATAGTAAAAGTCCTGATATGACGATATTAGGTCGTAGTTGAGACTTGAGCAAGGAGGTTCCCACTGGTAGCCAGCAGACTGACGAATTCTGGAAAAGTGGAGGTAGCTATACCAATCTCGACAGAGATAAAAATAGCAATATAATTCACTACTTCATACTCGGGTCACTGAAGTGCGTTCGTAAGGTAAAATCAAGATAGAAGATAGCCTTGATTAGTGAATTAAAAGCTCAGATGGTGGAATAGGTAGACACGAGGGACTTTCGTGAATTATCTCTTAAATAATTTGGTAGAGTAAAATATTTTTAATATCTTTGTGTATTAAAATTTAATACACATTGATATGAAAGTAAATTACACAAAAGAATTGTTAGAAGAGAAAATTAAAAATTGTTACTCTTTTGCAGAACTTTGTAGAAGACTTGGATTAAATCCTGAAGGTTCTAATCCTAAAACTCTTCGTAAAAAGTTAGATTTATTTGGAATAGATTATTCTCATTTTACTGGACAAGGTTGAAATGTTGGATTAAAATTTAAACCTAGAATTTCAAAATCTCTAGATTTAATATTAACTGAAAATTCTACGTATCAATCATATAAGTTATTAAAAAGACTTATTATAGAAGGTAAGAAAGAAAAGAAATGTGAATGCTGTGGTAGTATTAAGTGAAATGGAAGAGAAATTCCATTAGAATTACATCACATTAATGGTAATAGAACAGATAATCGACTTGAAAATCTTCAAGTACTGTGCCCTAATTGTCATGCATTAACAGATAATTATCGAGGTAAGAAAAACCAGATAGTTAAATCTAATTCTAATCATAAAGGAGTATCAAATAAAGAGAGTGCTTCTGAGGAAACTTAGAAAGTAGAAGTTGGCTAACTCCCGAAAATCCTAATAATAGGACAACGTGGAACTAAATTGCAGAAATGCATAAATGTAAAGAGACTATACACCAACCTCCTAAACAGAAATGCATGGAGAAGAAATAGTCCAGACCACAACAGTAATGGCTATGGTAACATAGTGTGGTAGGAAAATCCCTTGGACCGAAGGGTCTGTGCGGGTTCAACTCCCGCTCTGAGTACAATTATTTAATAGAAGAGTAAGTAATATTATATTATTAAGTAATATTATATTATTATGTGTATATATTGTAATAAAATAGTGAATACTGATTTAAAAGAAATAAACGAATCATATATAGAAGATATTATTTGTGAAACCGATTATATGGGAATTTATCGGAAATTTACAATTAGTAAATATGATAACGGGGAATTTACATTAGATTATGATTCTGATAATGAATCTTTTTCAATGGAAATAAGATATTGTCCAATGTGCGGTAGAAAACTTTAGCTCTGATGATGTACACATCAACTAAGGAAGAGACTACTAGTTAGGTACTCTTCCTGTAGGCATACAGGCTATTTTATGTTACTAGTTGGAAAATGCTAGAGTGAGTATTTTTAATATAATAACTAAGTTGTGAATATCGTCAGTAAACAAAAATAGAATATACGTTGCAACTTAGTTATTATATTTTGCAGGTATGGTGAAATTAGGCAGCCACGTATCGCTTAGGACGATATTTCGAAAGAAGTGGGGGTTCGAGTCCCTCTACCTGCACATTCAACTAATATATTAAACCAATGATTTTTTTGATACTTTTCACCATTATTTATGGATTTAGTGCTTTAGTAACAGGTGTATATTTAGTCGAGCGGGAAGATATAGATGCAACAACAGCTTTTGTACTAATAATGATCCCTGTTATCAATACTGTAGTAGCAGTACGTGTTGTTGTTAACACACTAGCTAAGTTCAAGTTCAACAACAATTAAGACTATATGTGGTTTTCACTACAACACAGGGTGGTAACTCATATTCATTTTTAAGCTGAGGACTTTTAAAATTAAAAAATACATCTGATGGAATTTGTACATTATAACACTGCCAAACTTGCGAAGGAAAAAGGCTATAATGGAACAAGCAGAGTTTACTATGATACTACGGGCAGTTTATATACCCAAACTTATAGTGAAGGTATTGGGTACATTCCCAATTTTAGCTGCTATGCTCCTTTACAGGAAGAACTTAGTGAGTGGTTAAGAGATGATAAAGGGATTCATATCTCTATTATTGCTGTTTATAAAGACCAAATCAGATACTATGCCTATATCATTTATACTCCAAATTCAGTAATCAATAGTGACACTAAACTTACGGAAGAGCTTTTCATGTTGTATGAAAATGCTTTGGGAGAAGCTTTAATAATAGCGTTAAATTTACTAGAATAAAAATTCAAATGCCTTAGAAATCCGAAACTTTAATAATAATCAACATAATTAATAAATAATGGAAAATCTAGCTTGTTGGTTATATTTATGTTCTGTTTTTGGAGGAGTATATATCATTGCATTAGCAACTCTTATTGTATGCCTGAGTATTTTTATGATCGTATCTACTGCGTATTATTGTGATGAATGTGAATTGAAGACAGCCAAGAGATGGTGGAAATATACTGGTATCGCTGGGATAATTTCCATGGTGTTTACTATTTTGGTTCCTTCAAGATCTACCTGTTACCAAATTTTTGGAGTTACAATTACAACAGAAGTAATTAAAAATTCAGAGGCATTACAGGAACTCCCTGAAAAGTCTTTTAAAGCTGTTAATAGATTTTTGGATTCTATTGCTTCAGAAGATAAGAAGGATTAGAAATTTAGTTTTTATAAAACTCTAGTATAAGCAGAGAGTATAAACAAAGGCTATCTCGGTAGATAGAGATTATCTACAAATCTTTACTAACCTGATAACTTCTCTATGTTCATTAGAAAATAGGAGGGAAACAGAAATCGAGATAGATCAAAATACGATAATAGGCACTTGCTTGAAAGGATTGATCACCTAGATAGAAGAGTAACAGGCTAATGAGGCGTAGAGTAGATTTCTCAGAGATTCTGATCAAAATCTCTGAAATTTTATTTTTAAAATTTATAGGCTTTCAGGCTTAAGTAAAAGACCAAGTGAAACGTGATTATGCGATGAACGAAGCCCTTCTAAAGTCAAGGGACAGGCTAAATCCGTACTTGCCCAAATCGAGAGTCATGTTTTCATTTCCTCAATGACTTGGTAAGAGAGGAGGTTTTTATGCAATTATATCTCGCTAAATGATAAGAGTACGGATGCTTACCTGTTCTCTGATATGATTGCATTTAGACTATAAGAGTTTGGCCACTCTTATAGTCACTAATATACATTCGTCTGAGAAAAAATTAAAAGACTTAATAATTTTTCAAGTTGTTTGAGTTATCAATTTTTCTTGTAGACAAAGTAAGCTCTAAAGCCTATAATTTAGGTGACCTCTGAAAGTTCATTAGAATAGGTAACAAGTTTTAGGTGTAAAACACAATAAAGACACCTGTCGTATTATGAGGATAAAGAGTATTAAAAGGATAAATTACATAAAAAGTTGTATTATTGAAGGATATAAAGGATACTTTTCAGAGTGGGAAATACAAATAGAAAGTGGTGCTGCTTATGGATTTATATTAGACTTTTGCAAAAAATATTTATCTGAACAGAAATTTACAAAGAAACAATTTATAGAAGGATTAGAATATTTTGCAGAGCGAGTCAAAGATATTCATTATCACCCACAGATAATTATTACATCTTTTTATGAATTACTCTATGATGAAAATAAAGATGTATGGATTTATAGAGCAAGTCGTATTACAGAAAAATTCTATAAAAATAGTTATTAAGATATTTACATTTATTTCAATTATCAAATGAAATAAATGATTTCTATGGAGTTAAAAATCCCTGATTATGAATTCTAATAAAGAAAACTGGCGAGATAATTGTCATTACTGTCCTCATTTTGATCAATGTAGATCAAGTAAAAGTGTTGAAGAGTGCAAAACATTTCTTGATAAAGAAATGACTAAAAGTCTGTTGAAATTCGCTAAAGATTGTAAATATTATGTGATTTCCAACAAACAGAAAATATTGGCGACATTCTCTTCAGTTAAGCAAGTCGAAGACTATATAAAGGATCATCCAAATGTCTTTCAAATTATTTACAGAAGAGAATTTTCTGTAAATGGTAAAATTCATTATGGACATTTTCATATTTATCATAGTTGTAAATAATTTGCATATTCGATAATTAAGTGCTATGTTTGCAACTTGTTTTGGGTATATAGTTTAGAGGTAAAACACTGATTATATATGAAAGAAATCAAAGATTACCAAGCATTAGGAATTTGATTATTGGTAATAGCTATTATTGCAGGAATAATTCTAATTTTAATGTAATTTTCATTTTAGGGCCTATAGTTAAAAGGTCTATAACGCACGACTCATAATCCTGTATTCCTGGTTCGAGTCCAGGTAGGCCCACATGATTTTTAAAATACTGACATAAATGAAAAATTATAATTTGGATTCTACTCAAGCAAAGAGATATGTCCAAAACAAATTATTTGGTTGTCTTAAGAAATTTGAAAATAAAAAGTTAACAGCTTTAGCTGGAAATAGTCCTAAAGTAGCTTTACAGCAATATCAGAAGTATTTTTTACCAGACAATATTACTTTAGTTGATATTCATCCTGTTGAAAATTGGATTGTTAGAGCATACATTGATGATGTTCCTCCCTCTCATGTTATGGATGTTGATCTTGAAGAGACTATTTTATATGGTCAGTATTCTATAATGAATGTATTCTACAGAATGAATACTATGCTGTCAGGTACTAAGGCTTTACTTTTTACTGTATCTACTCGGGGTTCTAGAGGTAGGGAGAAAACAATTGATACTCTTAACAAGACTCTTTATAAAAATACTTTAAAAGCTGAGAAGTTATCTACTGAAGAAATTGGAATAGGGTCTAGATATATTCAATTTATACAACATACTCAGTCTTTATATACAGTATCTAAGCTTTATTGTTATAAAGACAGTTCTCAAATGCTTTCAGGTCTTATAATATGGAATTGATATGAAAACCGAAGAAATTATTGTTTTGGACAAACCTAATCCCACACTCGAATTTTTATCTGCAAACAGACTAACTAATCCCGTTCATGTGAGGGAGATTATGCAGTCTATGGAAAGAGGAGAATGGGTTCCACCAATCTTTGTAAAGGATAATTATATAGTAGACGGGCAGCATCGTTATAAAGCGTTCTGTACACTATGTTCTATTTATCCCAGTCGCTGTTATGAATTAGGAATGTTACGAATAAACTCAAAAGAAGACCCAATTAGCTTGGCTATTAGGTTTAATTCAGGACATAAAAGATGGTTAACTAAGGATTACCTTTATGCTTACTGTGAAACAGGTAAAAATTCCTACTGTCTTTTAAGGGATTTTTTAAAAGATAATCCAGAACTTGAAATTAGGTCTGCAATACAGTTAATTTTGGGTAGGTATAATACTAATGATTTTCAGAGCGGTAGACTTCATATTGATGGTATACTAATAGCATATGCTTCAGAAAGACTTAAAGCTCTTCATAGAGTTAGTAAGATTCTAGAAACGTCAGAGGTATTTAAAAGAGATGTTATACAAGCTTTCTATGTAATATGTAATGAGGTTAATGATGCACCTCGTTTTTATAAATCCCTCTGTAATTTTCAAATGCCTCATAAATGCACAAAAACAGAGTGGTTAAAAGCCTATAGACTCTGTTATAATAATTTTACTGAATACTGAGTTTAGTGGTATAGGATTGTTAATTCTATTAAACTGATAGTAGAGGAAGGATACTGTTAATAAGCAGCACAGTTACAGCTTAGTATTATTTACCCGAAACCTTAAGAGAATGAAGTAACCTTCATTTTAATTTAAAGTTTCAAAAGTCAATAGAATATAATTATTCTATGTCTGCTACGAATTTGTATTCGTGTGATTAAATAGAATTTGTAGGGAGCGAGCACTTAATGTATTGCCATGATCTCAGAATCTATTATGAACGCAGATTGAGTAAGGGTCACTATCTCAGCCCATTGCAATTACTATTTACAAGAAAGTTTCTCCTAGGATTTTTAATTTATCTGTTATGAATATATTCCCTAAAACTATCAGCGACAAGATAGTGTACTCTAAAGGGTATACTTATCATGATCCTATTTTTGGTAAAGATATTAGTATATTTGTATACATCTTTCGAAAAGAATATAAATCATGGTTCTCAGACGAGATAAAACGTAAGTATATTACTAAACTTAGTTATCCAGATGTATGGGAATCTGAGTTTACTTATGATGGTATATCTTTTAATAAAAACTTCAGTGGGTTTTTAAACAATATCAAGAATAAGACTTTTATTAAGTATTTAAACACTATCAGCAACTAATCGATAAACTATGTTATCTGTTATACTCATTGTTACATCATTATTTTTAATCAATGTAAATGGAAATATTATAGATATAGACAACTATGGTTTAGGTATTATTCCTGAATATTGTTGTTCAGCTCCATATCAGGCGGAATTACAAGAGTGGCTTAGAAATGAGCATGGAGTAAGCGTACTAGTTTACTTAGATGAAACACTTTCATATTTCTGGGTAGTTACAAATCTAGATACAAAAGTTTCGATTGAAGGGTATCACGGACCAGAGAAAGTACAGTGTAAACACTATGAAGCTTGTTTAGAGGAGGGACTAAGAATAGCACTACGTTTATTATGACATACGGGTTGGAGAAGATGGTACCTCATTAGTCTCATAAGCTAAAGACACTAGTTCGAATCTAGTACCCGCAACAGCGCTCATTTGAATTACGCAACTAGGACAATGAGAGCTTGTGCATGAATGCGACATGACGACAGGCAGGTGATGGTGACAAATACTACAGTAGGAAATGACTGGGCAGACTGCAACGTTCCATCTAGATACTTACCTCAAGCAAAAACTAAAAAAGTATCATTTTTTACACTAATTATCTTAGTTTCAACTATATTATTTATAGCAACCTATAAACTTAAAGAGGGGGGGGTATGGAAATTGAAGATGCATCTATTATTGACGAGATGGTTGATGATGTTCCTCTTGAAGCCTTAATTGGCTATGATGAAGAGGATATTACAGAATTCGAACGCAGGCAAAAAGAATTCTAATATAAACTTAAGCATTGTAGATAAACCCTAATATTGGAGAGAAGGGGAGTTAAACTAAAAAAAGAATACTCTAGTGGTGGGGATTAGAGGATAATATTAACCTAGTGTATCTTAACTTTAACAGAGGTTTTTATTCTAGATTATTATGCGTATTAGTAAAAATAATCATACGTTAAAGGAATAAGTTCTACAATGTTCTAAGGTAAATCGTTTAAAGAAGTCGTAAATCTTTCATAATAACTTGTGTTGTGTAATAAAAGAGCAAGTTCTATGTACAGTTACATGGATTACTCCGTAAATTCGGGGAGTTAAACTGCAGGTTGATAGGAGTAGTTAAACTATCAATGAGTCCTTTGTCTACTAAGGGAGTCCGCTCGTTACAAGTTTAGAGGGAAGAAGTAGAAAAACTTGAGTTAAGGCCAGGAGTATTTAGTTAGCATAAACAATATCCCCAGATTTGTAAATGTGTTAAATACAATAGGTACAACAAGAAGTTTCTGATTGAATAACTTTACTTTCGAAATTCTGTAGTTTTGAGTTCAGAAACTATTATAGGGAGCCAGTATTATTATAGTGAATTGATACTCCTGCAAGGGCATGCGTTACAGAGGAGTATTTTTTTTATAATTAAATTCAAACCCAATATGTATTTTGCTATTCACCCTATTTACGCAACTTGCTGCGCAGAGACTCTTTATTTGTTAGTTATAGAAATCTTTAAAGATAAGATTCTTCTTGACTATGAAAATGGTAAAATTTTTATTAACGGCAAAGAAGACACCATAACATACTCCTTAGATCAAAATATTCAAACAATCCACAGCCAAATGGAGTCCCGCTGTGTTAGAATAGCAGAAGATAAAGGTTGGTCTATATATAAAGGAATACAGGTCTGTCCCTAGAAACTTGACAATAAATATATAGCACTATGGTAACAAAAGAGGAAGTTATACTATGGTTTACTCGTATACATAACAAATGTAATAGAATAACCACTGCAAATTACTCTCACGATATTGCCTTAATTAGATCATTAGCATTTAATTATGCTGATAAAATAAAGACACAATATGGTGAAATTATGATATATGATAACCTTATACGTATTATAGAATTAGCTTCCAGAGTAACGGCTGGAAACTTAGCTCACAAAATTGCTACTATAAAAGGTTTATGCTTGAGAAACATTGATTTTATTAATGAATTTGGGTTAGTAAAATAATTGCACTACTTTTTATATATAATAGTAATAACACCAAACAATTATACTGATGAGATTTAAAATACATTATATTCCAACTGAGGATTATATCATTGTTTCAGGAGATACTCTTGAAGAAATTCAAGAAAAAGTGAAAAGAGAAACTAGTAAACGAGGATGGAATAATAAAGATTGCTACTCAGAAGAAATATAAAAACAGAAATATTAAAGAAATTTAATAAGCTGTTTATCCTGATAATTTATGAATCTGCCAATTCATAGAAAAACAGGGATGCCTTGGCAGAGGCTGTCAATGATCTATGGTTAGATTAGACGGAGGTAGAAGAATACTTGTGAGATTACCTCTTTTTATTTTTAATACCCCAAATGATGTCTTTTTACGAGACTAGGGGTTGGTTGAGAGGAGAATAAGCTGAAACTCGTTCTATCATGTAGTACGATAGAGAAATAGTAGGTGCGAATCCTACTACAACCACGATAATAAGATAGTGAAAGTATCTGTGCAATAGGTTGTACACTTACAGAAGCTATTTATTATTTATATACCTGTACATATAGTTTCTGATATTGGTTAAGGAAGTATATGGTAAATGCTAGTACCAATCAGGCAAAAATTGTTTTCTACAGCTGGTATATATTTTTGTAATAAAAATCTAATCCTTATCTTAACTTAAATAGTTGATATACTAATTCTTAGTTATGACAGATAAATCTATAAAAATTGGAGTTGTCTTACTTCTTCTTGGAACTTCTTTCCTAATAAGTTTTGCATTTTTTTGTATAGATAATACACGTAGCGAAACCTTTTTTAGACAGAACCAAGAGAATATAAAATCTCTAGTTTTACAGATAGACTCCCTAGAGAGAATTATTAATTCTACATTTAAAGAAATGAAAGATACTACTATCATTCGTGTTTTCCCCCAAGAAATTAAAATCTACTGTGATACAAGAGATAACATTAAAAGTAATTTAAAGTAATGTGGTTTTATCGTTTTGTTATACTATTAGTTAGTATTTCCTTTATTCTTTACTATACTCTGATGACTCTACAGTTATTAGATATGTGTAAAATTACTCGCTGTAAAATTACATGGAAAGTAATAATTCCATTTTATTATTTTTTTAAAAGGTAATTGTATAATTTAAAAATCTAAAGATGAGTTTCAAAAAAATTGTTGCTGCTCTTGTAGCAGTATTTGCTATTTTCTGTGTTGTTTCTCTAGGTAAAATTGGAGAAGATGTGAAAAATGAAACTATTGTTGTTAATCAGTATCCGTTTACTGGTAATATAGAATACTGGACTACACCTGGTTTTCATTGGCAATGGTGGGGTAAAACTACTACTTACTATAAAACTCAACAGTTGTGGTTCGGATCTGATTCTGAGTCAGGTGAGCAGCAAGGCAACCCTATTCCTGTAATTTTTAATGATGCGTCTGATGGTATGATTTATGGATCGCTTCGTGTAAAGCTTCCTACTGATCCTAAATTTCTTGCTCGTATACAGACTGACTATAATGGTATGGATCGCTTAATGAATGATCTTGTACGACCTACGGTTACAAAAGTAATCTATGCGTCTGGACCTCTTATGTCTGCATTTGAATCTTATGCTGAAAAAAAGAATGACCTAATTGAGTATATTACTGACCAGCTAAATAATGGTGTATACAAAACAGCTGTTAAGCAAGCAAAGGTTACCGATGCAATTACAGGAGAGGAGAAAACAGTGAAAATTGCTACTCTCATTCCAGACTCATTGTCTGCTGGTGGGTATAAACGTAGTGAATCTTCGCCATTTGCCTATTATGGCTTAGAGATTGGTCAGGTAGCTGTTTCAAAAATTGCTTATTCTGACAAGGTAAACAGTCAGATAGCTCGCCAACAGGAAGCTAATATGTTAATTGCTACATCTAAGGCACAGGCTGCTGCTGCACAACAGGAGAGTATTCGTGCTGAGGAAGAAGGAAAAGCAATAGCTATGAAGGCAAAGTGGGAGCAGGAGAAGATTAAGGCTGTAGAAGTTACTAAAGCTGAACAGGAATATGAAGTGGCTCGTCTTTCTGCTTTGAAAGCAAAAGAAGATGCTAAGCGTATTGAAGCTCAGGGTTTAGCGGAAGCAGCTGCTGCCCGTGCTAAAGTACAAGCAGGTTTATCTCCGTTAGAGCGTGCAACAATTGATAAGGAAACTGCAATTGGTGTAGCTCAGGCTCTTGCTAATTCTGAAGTTCGATGGGTTCCTGAAGTAATGATCGTTGGAGGTAAGGAAGGAGCATCAGCAAATCCTCTAGACGCTGTTGGTCTTAACATGCTTCTTGATATTGCTAAGAAACAGAGCAAATAAAATTACTAGGCTTGGAGGATGCCTTGAAAATTCCTCTACTAGCCGACTTAACATCATCTGACTGTAGATCAGACCTGCTTTAACAAATAGGTGTATTGGACTAGCAGTAAGGGGGTTCGAATCCCTCAGGCGGCACAAATTTTATGAATATGGAAACAAAAATATTTTATAGAGTTGCTAATATAAACAGTGAACAAGGATTATGGTACAGTATAGATGGTAATTTTACAGGTGATATTCATACAAAATATAATTTCTGTACTAACTCTAGACTGCCTATGCCTTATGATGAAAACATTGTAGGGTATCTTTCTGTAACAGACAACTTAGAAGATCTTTATAAGTAGTTTACAAAAGACGATATAATTGCTTTGAAACCTTATGGTTTTAGAATTGTTGCATATTTATCTGATGATTATAAATTTTATAACAATCATTACTTGATAAATAAAGATACTTCTAAAATTATTAAATATTATAATTAAATAAATAACACAAATGGCACATCCTAAAATGAAGGCTATTACAATGCCTTTTAAAGAAGTTAAGTTAGACGAAGAAAATAATCCTATCCTGGATAAGAAAACGGGAGAACTTCAGTATAGGATTGTTTATCGTAGGGTAAGGCATAATGCACTTTACCTACCTAATTACAGAGCAGAAAAACCTACCTGCTAGACCAAAGGTGTAGTCTCCATAGTAGAACACTATGGTTTCTTCTAATACAGTAAGGGAAAAACCTTTATTAAGAAGAGGAGCCCATATAAAAATTATGAAGCTCTCAAAAGACGATAAACATTGCCTATACCTCTTTGATCGAAGGTATAGGCTCTTTTTAATTTAAATTTTATGGTAGATAATTTTGAACTAATTCGAACATTACTAAAATTTGAAAGTAAGGATGATTTTTACTTTATTCAAATTTTACAACGTTCAAAAGATAATCCTGAAACAGGTGCTAATAATAGATTAGTAAAATCCTATTATATTCGTTCTTTAGAATATTTTGATTCTAAGAAAAACGAAATTAAGCAGGTTTGCGAATTATATAAAGCGAGAGCTTATATTCATCTTACAAAACGTAGCTATAAAGATGTAGCTTTGGTTTGTTTACAAAACTTAGTTGAACGAATTCGTTATGATCAAGTAGATGAAGTTTATCGCTGTTATGATTCAGCATGTGGCGTAAGCTATGTTAAAGCAGACAAAACTTGGGTTGTTGACATTGACGAACCTATAGATAATCGCGCTGTAAATAATATTTTGTTATTTATTGAACGAGAATGTCAACCTATAGGTTCAAAGTTTAAAGCTTTAATTCCTACGAAAAGTGGTTTCCACTTGATTACTACTCCTTTTGATATGTCAACTTTTGCAAAACAATATCCAAATATTGATGTACATAAGAATAATCCAACGTTGTTATATTTTAAAGGATAAAAACAAACCGCAAAGAGCAATGTCGCGGTATATAAATGACAGAGCGGGTTATGCCTAATAGTATGCTTTTACCTTTATACAGAAAAAGGTGGTAGTTTGGTTGTTTGGTGCCAATAAAAAGCACGGTAGTCCTGAGTGAATCCAACGAAATATTCAGGTGGCTTTTAGAAATTTCACATCGAAATTTTAGTAATAGTTCTTGAGTTATAAGAATAGTATAATGATGTACTAGTCATTATTATATAATTGAAACAACAAACGTTTTAAACTATTACGAACTCCTAAGGTATGAGTTGAAACTACCTTAAACGGGCCTGTCAGGTTTTTGACATTCAAGATAGTGGGTAATAATTCATGTAGGAGCTGATATAACTTCTTTAACAACTGGACCAAAAAATAAACGCTAAGAAAATTTTCCATAAGTTGACTAACAAAGTTATGTCTCTTATAACATCAATGAATACTCAGGTAGTACTAGCTGCCTAGGTTATGTAAATTATGGAAATAATAGATTTTAAAAAGGGGCTATATTATTGTACCCAAACCAGAGCCCCTGAGGCTATGATAGGTCAACAGTCTATTAGGTAACTCTATAGGAGTGCTGTTAGGGGTATATTTATTGATTAGATTTTTGTAGAGAACCTAATCTAAACATGTAAATAAAACTGTTATTGTCAATTAGATGGACGCGGGTTCGTCGCCCGCCATCTCCACTAAATTCTTTAAATTATGAAATCATTATATAATATTGGAGATACTGTTATAGTGAAGTCTAGATATGATGAAGGGTGTAGCCAATTGAGTTATAGGTTTGTATTCCTACCTAACATAATTAAGTATTATGGAGGGAAAAGTCTTACTATTTTAGGGGTAAGCTACAGAGGAAAAAATTTTAATAACCAAGTTGAGGATGATGGATACTGTTACACGTTAAAGGAAGATGAACGTAACTATTGGTGGTCATCTAGTATGTTTGAGCCTGAATTTTAATAATGAAACTTACGTCACATGATATTCTTACCAGGTCAGGGTGTTTATCAAGGTTATTAACAGTAGTTAGCTGGATGATTATTATATTAATTATTAATTTAATATTTTATTTTATAGAATGTTAAAGAAACTTAGTTTAATATTTATTCGTTTTGCACCTTTCTTACTAGCACTAAACATATTATTTAAAATACTACTACGCTACTATACAATTTCTACGGTAATTATTAGTTGTGTAGATTTGGTAACAGTTATGGTAGTACTAATAGGTCTCATTGTTTTATCTCTTACATTCAAATTTTGTATTTACCATAGAATTTTGCTGTATTGTGTTCTAGTGTGCTATTTATTACACTTTGTTAATAACATATTAGGGATAAACTTCTTTGTTACAGTATTAACATATTTCTTCGTGATGATTGTTATCACTTTAATGATCATTATTATTTATACTTATTTAAAAGAGAAGCAAAAGTAAGTGTTAGTTATTATACTGAATAGTAATCTCAAAAATTTGTACAAATTATAGAAATGAGTGTACAAATATTTGGTTATATTGACTTTTATCTTTATATTTGTGGTGGATTCTACTAAGAATTTGACTCTGCTCGTTGGTGTACTTGGTTTGTGCACGTCACGCTTTGAACGTGAAAGTTAAAGTTCGAATCTTTAACGAGCAACTATTAAAATTAAATAAATATTTCTTATATATAATAAATAATACTATGGCAACGGTACTAATTAACTGTCTAATATTACTATTTCTTTTTATCTGGTTTGTAGTAATAGTACTATGTACTATCCTTTACTTTAAAAGTAGAAATGAATCTTTATTTTAATACATTAACTAGTATTAAAAGAAAATATGTAAGAGATTATTATAACTTTTTTGTAAAACTGTCTCTTATAGATACTATAAAGAGTTCTAAAACAAGGTTAAGTGTATGAATGCCTTAGTTATTAATGCTGCAGGGAAAGGAACTAGAGTAGGAATGAATATTCCTAAGCAGTTTATAGATATCAATGGATTTCCTATAATGTATTGGACTGTTGAGAAGTTTGTCAGGTTAAAGCTGTTTAATATAATTGTTATAGTCTCTTTACCCGAATATATTCCTCCTCTTCAGAAGCTCTTTCCATTTTCTTATATCAAAATTATAGAAGGAGGGTACTCATGCTTAAGATCTAGAATTGCTGGTCTTGAATATATAATGACCTACTATTCTTCTATTGAAAAAATTATGTTTCATGATTCTGTAAGACCTTTTCTCTCTCCAAATTTAATTATAAGATGTTTATCTTCTTGTAATTTTGATAATTCAGCTGTTGTTCCTTATATTTCAACGGTTAGTACCTTAAAAGATTTTAATTCATTACATGTTCCTGGAGTAAGAAAAGAACCAGTTGCTATTTTACAGACTCCTGAAACTTTCATACTTAGAAGTCTTTATGATGTAATCACAAAGATTAAAAATATAGATGATTATCAGACTCTGCCTGATTTGTACGAGCATAATGGAAATAAATGCTTATATATCTCAGGAGAATTTATGAATTTTAAAATTACTGGTCCTGATGATCTAGAGTTAGCTAAACGTTTATTTGATGGTAGACTTAAGTATTAAATTACCAGATAACTTTTTTGATGCAGAAGTAAAAAATGGATTTTTGGTATCTAAAGAGAGAAAAGAACTTTGAGGAGTTGAATTAGATTTATTGCAACAGTTTAAAAATATCTGTGACAGGTATCATTTGAAATACTATTTAGATGGGGGGACATTACTTGGTGCTGTTAGACATGGTGGGTTTATTCCATGAGATGATGATATTGATATTGCTATGCCTAGAACAGACTATGATAGATTTCTAGAGTATGCAGTTAAGGAGTTGAGTTACCCATATTTTGTTCAGAATGACTGAACAGATAGTACCTTCTATTGCTGCACTAAACTAAGAAGAAGCGATACAACATGTATTCACAAAAAGGACTTAGAGGGTCATTTTACCTTTAACCAGGGGATCTTTATAGATATATGTCCCTTTGATAATGTTCCAGATGATCTAGTTGAGAGACAAAAGTTTATGCACCAGTTACACTTAATTAAACTAGAAGCACTGGCTGTAAAAACAAGAATACAATGCTATGATTCTTCTAAGGAAAACACATCTAGACTTTTATATCTTAGAGAAAAATATCAAGAGCTGCGACAACGATATAATATACTCTCCACAGAATCATTTGGTAATCTTACATTTCCAAATAAGATGCAAAGCCTCAGAAATGCTAGAGACTATAACAATAAAGTTTACCTTAAGTTTGAGTGAGGAATGTTTCCTGCTCCAGAAGTATATTTAAGTGTTTTAACTAACATATATGGAAATGACTTTATGGTGCCAATGCCTGGTAGAAGCATGCATGGTGAGATTCTTGTGAATACTTCCATAGGATACAAGGATAACTATAACCAATTTATGTCATTATAAGTTATTTCTAAATTTGACATTAACGGCGTAACAGCTCGTAACATATAAATTAATTACTTATATGGAGCTTCTGTGGCAATAAAAATCAGACGTGCAAAACTACGATAGTGTTTATTGGCTCCTTAGTTCAGTGGTAGAATGTCAGTTTTGTAACCTGAGGACGTTGGTTCGAGTCCGACAGGAGCCTCAATAATGAATACGATTAGGGAAGAAATTTTAAAATATAGTATAAAGGTCTTTTATTTTTCTTTGTAAATAAAGAAGTTTAAATCTTACATATTATCTTATTTTTTTAATTATGATTAAAAACCGTCCTAAGTTATTAGTTGAATATTCACAGAATTTTGATGTGGGTTCTCATATACTATTTATTATTGTTTATCCCGATACTAGTACAGAAATATATAGTAGCATGATAGATACTATAGGATTTGAAGGCAGCTACTATGTAAAAATAAACAATTATGAAAATAGCATAATCTTTAGTAAATTAAATATAGATAGAGCATTTTTTATTAAAAATATAATTGGAGTTGGAGAACTAAGAGGATCCTGGCCAGAAGTTCCAACACTGGATATGCTTAGAAAGAGTATTGAAGCTCTTGAATGTTTTGATGAATTTTAAAATAAAATATTATGTTGATATTATTCTTAATAATTTATTTAGGATCTCTAATTAGTATCTATACAATTCTATATATAGAGTGGAGCAATAATACAAGTTGCACTGAAAATACAATTGAGGATTTTAATAAGTATATTATAATATATACTGATTATGTACCAATCGCTCTATGGATCCCTATTGTTAATACTATTATACTAATATATTATATCACTGTATATATATATAATAAAATAAAAACTATTCGTATTAGATAAAATTAAATTTTAATTAATCCCTAAAAATTTATACTAAACAATAGGAATAATTAATGAATGGAGTATAGCCGTTAGGAGCCTCTATAAATAAAAGAGGATCATCGAGAATGGGGTGTGGAAGTAGCACGAGAAATTTGGGATTTCTAGGGGATAGAGCGTTACTATCATTCTCGACAAATTAATTGATAATCAATAACATATGAAGTTTAATATTGATAATCTTTCTAAGTGTAAAAACATAACAGAATGCGCTAGATTATAGTGCCAAGGAAGAGTAATCCTACAGTCTTGGGTTAGAGACTGCTTTAGAATAGTACTTAAATAACAGCCCACGCGGTTACGGTGGTGGAGTGACGTCAGACTGTAAATCTGATACATTAGAAACACAATAGGTTCGAATCCTATCGGTCCAGCAGAGTTAGAGTCATATTAGTATAGTGTGCGATTACTAATGGATTAGCGAACTAACGAACTTATCTAATACTTAGCACAAAGTAAAGGATCATCTCTATTAAGTTACTAGAAGGTTTATAGATAGAGAAATTTGGAGGATATCTGGCTGGATGAAGGGCCGCTCTTGAAAAGCGGTACATCGTGATGAGCGATGTGGGGGTTCGAGTCCCTCATCCTCCGCAAAACTATTTACTTGAAAATAAACAGATAGTTTTACTTGGAATCTAAGCTAACTTAGTAGAAGCACTTTCACTAAGTTAGCTTTGAACTTGAAGAAAATATTATGGAAGCAAGCAAAATAAAACAGTTAACTAAAGAAGAATTAGAAGTAGTAGTAAAAAATTCTATTTCTTATTCTGAAGTTCTTAGAAAATTAGGTTATCATGTCACAGGAGGAGAACCTTGGAGGAACTTGAAGAAAAGATTACAAGAATTAGACATAGATATATCACATTTCAAAGGAAAAGCTCATGGAACTTCCGATGTTAAGAAGTATTCTTTAGACGAAATATTGGTAAGAAATTCTATATATTCTAATAGAAGAGCATTAAAGAAAAGATTAATAGAAGAAAAACTAAGAGAGTATAAATGTGATATTTGTGGTATTTCAGAATGGCAGGGTAAAAGTCTATCTTTACAATTAGATCATATTAACGGTGTTAATAATGATAATAGAGTAGAGAATCTTAGATTTTTATGTCCAAATTGTCATTCTCAGACAGAAACATTTTCTGGAAGAAACATCTATAAATCCAGGGGACTTGGAGCGTAACCAAGAGATTCCATTAAATGTAGGTATCGCCAAGCTGGTTAAGGCTCAGCTCTGCAAAAGCTGCATCACAGGTTCAAATCCTGTTACCTACTCTAAACACTAATAGCATAAAGATGAAAACAATAGTAAAAATAGTTATAACAGTCTTAGTAATACTTAATATATCATGTGGAACTATAAAACCTAATGTTATGATAGGACCTACTGGAGATACACAGAAAACTTATATTGAAGATATAAAGTATTACAATAATACTAGTGATTAACCCAAATTAGAAGTATAGTCTACAACCGCTTATTACCCTAATTTAAGAAAAATATGAAGCTTTGTAAGTTAGATTCTTTGTGGTGGGTGTTTGTGCACCCTACAGGAGAGTTTAAATCATTAGAAATGTCTATTAGATTTAAAATCTTGAAGTTATCAAAATTTTTTGACTTTGATATTCAACTATTTGGTATTTGTTATTATTTATTTATAAACATCAGTATATTTGGCTTGCTTGATTTCTATATTAGTTATAATAATAAGGGGGATCATGCAGGCTTTCGTTTTAATATTGATATTCTTGGACTATATTTTGAGTTTAATATTTGTGATATTAGACATTGGGATTTTGACCAAGAATGTTGGGAAAAACTAGTTTAATATGTTAACACTACAAAAGCTTAAGGAATTAAAACAAGCTAATAGGGATAAACTTGTTATCTATAAACTTTTATCTACTATTATAGGGGAGTGTGAGCAAATCTCAAAGAACCCCTCTAATAATGAGATTGTTAGAGTATTACAGAAAGTATACAAAGATAATGATATTACCTTGAAGGAGTGTTCTAAGGACAGAGTTAATCTGATTCAAGAACTAAACGAGGAAAATAGCTTTTTATCTCAATACTTACCTACTCCTCTTACAGATGAAGAGTTATTAGCACTTATTGGATCCCAAATGTCTGAAGGTAAAAGAATGCCTGATATCATGAAGTATCTGAGTACTAATTACGAGAGTCGTTATGACAGTAAAAAAGCTATCTTAATAATTAATTCACTACTATAATGAAAAAGTATCCATATACTATAATATCATCTAAACAATTCCTTTTATTTTACAGCAGTCTAGTTAAACTTGGGTATAGGCCATGTTTCAACGTTCAGATATACATGAAAAGTAATAAAATCCAGAGCTCTGTTGTTGTTTTAGATGATACAGGCGTGTTTGGCTTTTTTTGTTTTTACCCAGATCTTAGCAGTTTAAATCCTAATATAAAACGCATTTTTATAAAGGATTCATATAGGTTTCTTCGATGTGCTGCCAAGTATAAAAACCACTTAGAATTTTAAGTTAAGATTTTATTACTAAGAGCTTTTACATAAATACAATATGAAAGAGATAAATATTATTAACATTATAGGTAAAGGATACAATTGTAATATTAATTTCAATAATGTTATATCTTGTTTTCATGATACAGATAAAAAAACTGTTTGTATAACGTTTAACACTTTGGTTGATAACAACTTACTTAAGGTTAAATACTTAAATGTTATAGAGGTTAATTATTTAGGTGAATAACTGTAAAAATAAAACTTATGACACCATTCAAAGTATTATGGTTAGAATATAATAAAAATAAACCAACCTATTATGATATAATGCCTTACCTAGTTAGAAAGTATAATGATGCTTATAAAGCAGATAAACCTTCTAAAGAAAGTTTTGAGCAGTGTAAGGATTTTGTAACGAGAAAATTAATGTATCAATACTGGGCTAGATGTGAATATGAATTTATAATTGCACATTAGCCATACAAAGAGGATAGCCCACTGAAAGATTCTTATAAAATAGATATATTTGAGCAATGTAAGATGAATATAGATATTATTACTAGAGTTTTTATGAAGAATATTCAAAAACTTTAGTTGTATTGCTCCTATAGCTCAATTGGATAGAGCAACAGCCTTTAATTGTTGGAGCACGTTTAAGCGTGAAAATTGTGGTAAATTCGGTAAAAGTGAAATAAGATGGTAAAATCTATACGAATCAGCTTTCTAAGAAAGTCTAAGGTCCTGAAATATGGGTAGCTGATAATACCGAGCTAAATTAGAGTAGATATACTGTGAAGAATATAAGTTTTCTATACTGCGTAAAATAGGTAGAGTACTTAGTAGGTTAAAAATTAAAAACATATACTTCTTTAAGTTTCTGTTTACTCTATAAATGTGTAGAGACTAAACACTGCACTTGTTTATCAAGTTGATATAGTCCAGACCACAAATATATACCACTGGTGGTATATAGCAGTGAAAACTGTAGTGGTAAGCTAAGCTGTAGGTTACAGGTTCGAATCCTGTTAGGAGCACTAATAACATTATAACATGGAAAAAATAAAAACGTACTGCTCGAATTGTCGCAAAGAAACTATTCATGTAATTTGAACAGAAGATGGATACGGAGCTTATGGTGTCTGTAGAGTAATTTCTTCAATATTATCGTTAGGAATGTCCAACTTATATTGTGATACTATTTGTAAGTGCCTAAGCTGTAATAGAAAAAGAATAATCAAGTAACGAAAATTTTATCTAACTAAAATATAATTTATGGAATTCTTATATTGCTGGGTTATATGTATAATTATTAATCATATTATTCTCTATGTTTATTGGAGGATAAAATCTAAAGAAGGAACTACTCTAGGAGATATGTATTTATACTATACTGAGGATAAATATATTAGTAATTTTATCTTTATAGTATTCGTTTGGACTCCTTTAAATTTTATTCCAATTATTGCTTGTATTATATTAATAATTTTTAGTTTATTTTCTCATTTAAGAATTAGATGACTATGAAAATACTTCTTTGGGTAGATGACGCCCGTAATCCAATGGAAGATGATTGAATGAACTTCAGTCCAATTGGAAGAAATTGTAAAGTTGTATGGGCCCAATCTTATCAAGAAGCAATTGATTTTCTTGAAAAAGAATGGCCTGACTCTATTTGCTTGGATCATGATTTAGGAGAGGAAAAATCTGGATATGATATAGCCAAGTATATTGTAGATAAATGTATAGATGAAGGGTATATCCTTCCACAATTTGCAAGTCAATCTGCAAATCCTGTAGGTCGAGCAAACATCTTAGGAATATTAAATAACTATAAAAGAATAACTCAGAAAATTTTAACTTGGTAATAATGGAATCACATATTACTTTTGATACTGCTAAACTTGCAAAGGAAAAACATTATATGGATGGAAATAGAATATCCAAACTATTTCCAAAATTAGGATATGTAAATTGTAGCCCTTGTTATGATGAAAAAGGAGTGCTTTGGAATTGTAAGTTTTATGATCCTACAGATAATTATTATTTAGCTCCAACTCAATCTAAACTTCAAAAATGGTTAAGAGATATTCATAAAATACATATTATAATAATTCCCACTATTCATGGATATTGGACATACAAAATCGTTGATATTCAGATGGATCCTTCTAAGAAAATTGTAAGACCTCCTCATAGTATAGAGGCAAGTGGAGTAGATTATAATACATATGAAGAAGCTTTAGAATCAGCTTTTTGGAAGCTTTAAAAACATGGATATAAAATGGATATACCTTCTAAAATTTTAGCTTATTGGGTTCCTTCTATAGTAGTTATACTTATAAGTTTGAATCTACATTACTCTGAATTTAGTAACTATGTAAATACTAATTCATATCAATGTGAGATTATAGGAGGAGAAAAGATATCTGGAGGCTATAAAACTAATGGTAAGATGTATCTTATTGCAAAAGATATAAAAACTAATAAAATACTTAGTTTTGAGGCTACTCCAGAAGATTACCATATGTACCATAACAAACCTGGTGCTATATTAACATATAAACTTAAAGGGTGGGTAGTATCTAATAACAAAACATACAAAGTGTATAGAGATATTTTTATAGTGTCAATTGCTCTTTTATTTGCAATTACTATAGGATCTCTAATAATGTCAGAGTATGATTCAACTTTTATACATTTTGCAAAATCTTCAGCTATTTTATTTGTTACTACTATTATCTCTTATAATCTTATTATATAATATGATTTATGATCCAAAAACTAATATTGTCTTTTGGGATGAACTTTTAAAAATTCCCGAGTTTAAAGCATTATCAGAAACTCCTCAGAATATACTTTGGCATAAAGAGGGAGACGCTTTCACCCATACTTGTATGGTTACAAAATGTATGTTGAAGCATATTGAAAATAGTAATGAAGTACTTTTTCAAGACATAGACTATCGAAATATTCTAGTCTTTGCTGCTCTATTACATGATATAGGTAAACCAGTTACTACAAAAAAGGAAGAAGATGGACTTTATCACTGCAAGGACCACGCTATTAAAGGAGTTCCAATTGCAGAACATATCTTAGATGTATACGTCTCTGATATTAAGCCTCAATATAAGAGGGCTATTCTTTCTTTGGTAAGGTGTCACATGCAACCTCTCTATATTTTAAAACAAAGAGATATCAAGTCAGCTATTTTAAGATTAGTTAATAATTTAGAGTATATCGACTTTGAAGCATTGCTACTATTAAAGAAATGTGATTGTGAAGGATCAATACCTGAATCAGATGATCACCATGAGGAAACTTTGAGGAGTGTACGTGAATTATATTATGAGGTGTGTAGTTATCCCGCACAAACTAAAGTTTGGATTGAGAAGTTAAAAGATACTAATACTTGTAATTATAAACCAGGTTGTCATCCAAATGGAATCAATAAAGGATATCTTACTCAAGGATATTTAAGTCTGCCTATAACCGTAGGATTCAGAACTTGTCTTGGATTTTGCTTTTCAACTTCTCCTGTAACCAAGATCGTAGATAAAAACCATTTTCATACTCAAAATTCCGTATATAAAATTACAGAAGTAAAAGATAGTGAGCTCTAATTTGTTATGGCTCCTAAACTATAAGTGATAAAAAATTAAACTATGCATTATTTATTATATAATGGTAACAGTACAAATACTGTTTTATTTATCTTAAGCAGGCACGGATATACATTAAACTATCCTAAGGTAAGTATATCTTTATTACTTTCAGGACACCCTTATAAGATTTTAATTGATACGAATAAAAAATCTTATTATGTTGTCGCATATAATCAAAATATTCATTACCTTACTGGAGATAGTAATGTTTTTTGCTCAGATGATCATAATACTATCTTTAGGGAATTAGGTATTAATAATATAGAAAAGAACCAGCTTGCTCTATATAGTAACATTATTCTAAGGTTAGAAGAGGATCTATTACGATTACTTGATTCACCTAAATTAGGATCAAACGAAATATCTATTATGGATCAGTTTAAAGAAATTCTAGGTAAAGAAGAAAATAAGCTTGAAGATAATGAAACAGATTCTAATCTTAATGATGATTTTAAGTCTGAGTTTTTACCAGGACGAATAGTACAGTTAACAGTTAGAAACCAAGAATACCTCGGATTTATTATCTCCTCTGGAACTATTATTTATGTTAACAATAAAGGAGAAATTAAAGGTTATTTAAGGGGCTGCTTAGATTCCCCTAAAGATGGTAACTTCTATCAAGTTAAGAAGATCTTTGTTCCAACACCATATTGTTTCAAGCTTAGTGACTATAAGAAAATGGATGTTGCTTGGCCAAAAGTAAAAAATAAGGTTGTAAAGAAAACAGTCTCAGAAATTGAGGAAGAACTTGGACTAGAACCAGGTACTTTAGAGATTCAACAGTAAAGCAAAATTGAAATTCTGTTTTTATCATGGGTAAATTTATTCGAGGTAATCAATTAGACGAATATAATAGGTACGAGGAAGAGATTACTCGTCCAAATAAGAAAAAGAAAGTAAAAAAGTTTAGGGATACTGAAGAACAGAAAAACAAACTAATTAAAAGAGACTAAAAATGACGTATGGGTTAAATGATATTTGTTTAGTACCAGCTAGAACCAGTAGAGTAGAACATCGTGCAGACTGTAATCCATATAACTTTGATGGTATGTTACCGTTATTTACTGCTCCCATGAATTCTATTGTTAATGAAAATAATTATGAAGTTTTTCTTAGAAATAAGATCAATACAATTATTCCAAGGGGAGTAGATTATGGCAAACGATGGGAGTTGTCTACAAGGACGTTCGTTGCACTTGGCTTGTCTGAGTTTGAGAAATTTATTATAGACTTTGAAAATATATATGATACTACAAGTGATATCCGTTACGTGTGCATTGATATTGCTAATGGCCATATGTTAAAGTTAATTGATCTATGCTCACGAGCAAAGTCTATGTTTGGAGGTCGATTGTCACTGATGGCGGGTAATATTGCGAACCCTGATACTTATACTGATTATTCACTAGCAGGAATTGATTTTGTACGAATAGGTATCGGAGGAGGTTCTGTATGTACTACTTCTGCTAATGGTGGAATACACTATGCAATGGCTTCTTTAATTAAAGAAGTTGCTGATAAAAAGTGGGCTATAGAAAAATGTATTGAAGAAACAAAAGTAGTTAATATAACAGGCGACTCTGGCTTTTACTTGGGTTGTAACTCAATAACCCATCCATACAAAAGTGTTCCATTTATTATTGCAGATGGTGGGTTTGATAATTATGATAAAATTATTAAAGCATTAGCTCTCGGAGCTGATTATGTAATGGTTGGGAAACTCTTTGCACAGTCTCAAGAAGCCTGTGGGGAGTTACTACCTATTATAGACTCAAATCTAAAATTTAGACGTAAGTACTATGGTATGTCCACTAAAAAGGCACAAATGGAAACAGGAAACCAAGAACTTAAAACTGCGGAGGGTATTGAAACTGTAGTTCCAGTTTTATATAAGTTACAAGATTGGTGTGAAAATTTTGTTGATTATTTAAGGTCAATGATGAGTTATTCAGATTCTTTTGACCTTTTAGAGTTTAAGAAGACTAAATATAGAATTGTTAGTCCCTTAGAATATTTATCGTTTTACAAATAAAAATAAAAAAAATCGTTATGTTTACCAAAGGAGACAAAGTTACTATTAAGAATCTTGATTGTTTACTCAATGACAACCTACTTAAGAAAGCAGAAGATTTAGAAGGTGTTTATCATAACCAAAATATGAAATATATCTTATTTTCTGATTTTCCTTATTTTGGTGATACTGCTACTATCGATGATATAGACCCGAATGATGAAGATATTCCATATTTTCTATCTATAGGCATATGGGTACCTGAATTTATGATTATCCCATATGACGAGGTTGTTCCTAACCCTGAACCTAAAGTTAACCCAGTAGAGGATAATGCTGACCAAAAGGTATATGTTAATAAATTTAATAATAAACCATTTGGAAAAGTATTCCTCAAATTAATTGCTCTTGATGAGAAGATCGCAGAATTCTCAGCTACTCAATTTAGCAAACTAAAAAAACACGAACTACAGTATATTGCAAAGCTTCTACAGGACCATGGAGCTGAATTTGCTGATTATAATAAGTTAACCCAAAAGGAACTGGTTGTGTACTGCTATAATAAGGCATTAGGACTATAGTATGTTAAAGCTTAGAGTTTTCAGTCCAAATACAAGTTGTGCCCCTTTGCGTAGTATACCTTTTAATCAAAGAGTACTACTACGTTTAGGGAGCACAACTCCTTTAATTTCTAAATATAAATATTTGGAAATTAATACTATAGAGGGAGTTAAAACTTCTGGGAACAAAATATTAATGAAGCATGCCTTTGACAAGGCAGGTGTATCTCATAGTGAGTGGATTAGTTCTTCTAACAAAGCAAGTATTTATAAGTTTTTCATGCAGCACAAAATTCTTATAGCAAAACATAAACATTCATCGAAAGGGAAGAATATTTATTATATTGATAATCCCAAATCTTTAGACAATCTATGTAATAATGTCAATATAAAAGATTTTGTGTTTGAAAAGTATTACTTCTTTCCAAATGAATATAGAGTACATGTTGATGTTCATCATGGTTGTTTCTATGCCTGTAAAAAGGTGTTGAGACAAGATGCTGAAATACAGTGGCATAAACATGCTGACAACTCAACATTTGTTTTAGTAACGAGAGAGCACAAATTACCTGGATGTTGGGAAAATATAATTAGTGATTGTATTAAGGCATTAAAGCAAATGAACCTTACAATTGCCTGCTTTGATGTATTGTGTGGTGGTGATAGTTATATCATTGTTGAAAGTAATACAGCTCCTTCTCTGGCTTCTTTTGGAATAACTCATTATGGGAATCATTTAAAAAAGTACTATGATACTAGATTTTAGAGGAAAGGAATATAGATGTAATTACTATGCTGGTAATTACTTTTATAAAAATAGGGCTTGTTTTAGTAACGGGTGTGATCAAGGAAGATTTAATGATTATTATTATGCTACTATTATATGGCCTAGAGGTAAACAAGTTCAGCTTAATTACTGTGCATTTGATACGAGAACATTAATTGAGTACTTTAAGGAAATCTCAAGACTACTAGGGTTTACATTAATATCTCTTGTACGGGGAAAACATTCATACAAATTACAATTTAAGTGTGCTCCTGACTATAGATTCTTTATCTACGTTGCTATGTATATTAGATATATATACGAAAATCCTTTTTGGTTATTATTACACGCTGCATGGCAAAATAGAGCAAACTTCCCAGAATTGGATATTACTCAAATTATGCAACTTTATATTACATTGTTTTATGATGGAAGAAGATGTCATTGCCCAGGATTAGGTGGCCTAACATTTTATAACATTAATCCTAAGTGCCAGTTTAGTTTAATTAAAAGAGACTTTAACTGTAATGAAAATTTTTGTAAGATTATAACTGAACATGATAGCTTGTGCTTTTTTCTTCGAGTATTTAACTCGAAGCAATTACCTCAAATTGTCAAGGGAATTAATTTTATAGCAAATGAATACTATGCTAAAAACAAAAAAAGTATATGTCGTTGGTAATCAAGTATACTATGCTAATTTCATTACTAAGCGTGAGCTAGTAGATGATATTAACGATGCAGATATTATTATTTTTACAGGTGGAGATGATGTAGACCCTTCTCTGTATAATTGTAAACCTCATCCCACTACTTATTCTAATTTACAAAGGGATCTTGCTGAAAGGGAGGAATTTAAGAAAATTAGACCTGATCAGTTAGCTGTGGGGATCTGCCGTGGGTTAAATTGTGGCTCACGTTAAACAGGGTGAATTGCTGGAACGCTGAGATGCCGATCAGCAGCCAAGCTTGGATAGAAATATCCTTGAAGGTTCAACGACTAGCTTTCAAGACTAAGTTTGGGAAGGAATTCTCCAAATACGTCAGTAATAGAGCCAAGAGTGCCCTGAATTTCATAGTAATTAACTAATTTAGTTATATTATTACAAAATAGTTTTAATTGTTCAAATGTAGCTTCATTTTTCATAGCATTAGCTAACCTTGAAACTACAATTACATTACCTTTTATATAACCTTTAGAATTATCTATACGGTCTAAAGAAGCATGAGCAGGGTCATTCCCATTTCCTTCATTCATATATTTTAATTTAATACCTAAAATAGGACAATATTGAGGTATTTCAAAATCTTCATATGATAAATTAAAATATATATTTCTTCTTTTAGCCATAAATTTAGAATTACGAATTATATAACCTTTTATTCTATCACTTTCTGATATATAATTGTGTTCATACATTTTTGGTCCTAATTGATATAGATTACGTATCTCAATCATTCTTTTTGATAATGACTTTCTAGAGATTCGTTTAAAGAATTCATGGCTACCTATTATTTCCTCAAATTCTTTTAAGGTTTTACATTTGTTATAGGTAGTTATGAAATATTCTTTAAATCCTAAGGTGTTATTACATTTGTGAATAATCTTTGCAGATGGTAGGTTTAAGTTCCTTTTTATTATAGCAATTTGTTCATTATTTACATGGTATTTTCTAGCTAGTTTAGCTACTGTATTACCATCTCTGAGTTCTGAAATTATTGTTTCTTTATTCATAAAATTTTATTTTAGTTATTAATGAACAAAGTTATATAAAATTATTGGAATTTGCAACAATTAAAATTATTTTAAGTGAAATTAAGATATAGTCTGAACTATAGAGAATAAAATCTATAGAAGTATAGGATAAAGAGCCTATACGATAACAAAATAAACGCACAATTTTTATGTGTTATAAACGGTGGTATACTTATTCAGAATGTAGAAAATCATACTATTCGAACAACTCACCCTATTACAGAGGTAAGTACGGATAAAATATATGAAATTACTAGTACACATCATCAAATGCAGTATCCATTTATAATACCAGCTAAGTATTGGACATGTTTGTTTTATTCAACTGGTCGTTGGTCAAGTATATATGAGGGAGATAATGTTAAGTTTCCTCCTTATGAACCTGAAATTGTTTTGTATAACAGGCCAAATCTTCCAAAGTGTTTGGCTATCCAAGGACATCCTGAATATATGAGACCTGAATCACCAATTGTTATAAGAATAAATGAAATAATTGATAAATTAATATCAGATGAAAATTAAAAACGTTACAGTAGGAGCGGACCCCGAGTTGTTCATTTTTAATACAAAAACAAACCAAGTAGTATCCGCAATTGGAATAATTCCAGGGGAAAAAGGTAAACCATATACTAAAGGTATGCCAAAAGGATTTGGTGTGGAGATTGATTGTATTTTGGGAGAATTTAATATTCCGCCCTGTACTTCTGGTAATGAGTTTGTAGATTCTATTAAATATATGAAAGATTGGATTCGTAATTGGATTAAACAATTCGATAACAATCTTGATATTTGTTGTAGTGCATCTATGCCTGTACCTGAAGATCAGTTACTTGATCCTAAAGCAAATGAAATTGGATGTTCTAGTGATTATGATGCTTATACGGAGCGTGAAAACGATAAGCCACAAGGTTATCCTGATAATAGAAGAGTGGCAGGTCAAATGTGGGCCCGAAGGTATAGTAATATATCTTAAGAATAGTTCAAAAACGGTGAACGAGAATTGTATCAAAATATTTACAAATTAAAATAATTTTATGTAGTTTTGTTGGTGTATAATATCATATATTATGAAAGAATCAACAAAACAAATACTAAATTATCTTAATAAAGGATACACTATGATAGATGTATCCAAAATACTTAATATCAACTATAAAACAGTTGAAAGTATAAAAAGACGTTATAAAGTAGATGTTAACAAAGTTTCTCAGAGTAAAGCAAATTATCATTTCTTAGAAATTATAGATAATGATATAAAAGCATATATTCTTGGTTTCTTTATAGCAGATGGGTGTATTGGGAAAGAGGGTAGATTCTCTTTTAATATTTCCAAAGAAGATGAATATATTTTACATAAAATAAAAGATTGTTTTATAGCTAATTCAGTGGTTTATAAAAATAATCAAAATGGAGTAAAATTTAGAAAGGAACAAGCGATTTATAGATTTACATCTCGTCCTTTATTATCTATTCTTGAAAAGGAGTATAATATACATCCTAGAAAGACATATAACTCTTCATTTCAGTTCCCTTTTAAAACAATTCCAACTAAATATCATGGAAGTTTTATTAGGGGCTTATGAGATGGGGATGGTTGTTATGAGTCTTACAAAAGCATATTTAATCCTAGCTGTTGCATAAATAGCAAACTGTTTGCAGAGCAAATAGGAAATATTATAAAGAATAATACAGGATTAGATTATAAGATTTATGAGCACCAAGGCAAAACTTGTAAATATTATGTATTACGTCTACATGCAAATAGAATTAACAAACTAGAAAAAATTCGAAAACTTTATAATTTTTTATATTCTGAAGATACTATTTCTTTAAAACGTAAAAAAGATAAAGTTATTAGATATCTTGAATACCGTGCTAATTTAGCTGTTAACAAGGCTAAACAGTGTAAAGCGTAGAGATTGAAACTTAGAAATAAGAATAAAATATCTCCAAGAGTGAACTACCCATACAGATAAAGCTGATGGTGAAAATGTACGCTGAACTATAGAAATACAATAGATCTATAGAATCTAGGGATAAAAAGCCTTAGAGATAACAATTTTGTCACACATTCACATAGGATATGATAACCCTGATTTTGATACATCTGTTAAGCTTATTAAGTTCTTTGATCTATGCTGTGGAGTTCCTTCTGTATTATATGATAGAGATACTTTTAGAAGAACTCTATATGGTCAAGCAGGAAGTTTCCGTTGTCCTAAGTGGGGGGCAGAAGCAAGATGTCTAAGTAGCTTTATGCTTAATGACGAATATCTTCCAATGATTTATAAACAAACTATGTTAGCTGTAGATATGTTTAATGAAGGATTTCCTTTACCAGAAGGAGATTTAGTTCAAAAGTGTATTAACACATCTAATAAAGTACTGGCAGAACATCTAATTAAACTTTACGAAATATGTGTGGACTAGCTGGAATAATTTCTACTGAGAAGACTGAATTTAACATAAACCACTTTAATATACTTGGAACCCTAAACGATGAAAGAGGGGGAGATAGTTGTGGTATTTTTATTGACGGTAAGGTAGAATATGGAGTTGGTAACAGAGAATTATTTAGGAACTTTACTACTAGTATAAATTATCCAAAGTCAGCTTCTATTGCTTTATTACATTGTCGAAAGGCCTCTCCTGGATATCCTGTGAATTTAGATCAGGCTCAACCAGTTGTTATTAGACGTGATAACAAAATTGAGTTTGTACTAATGCATAATGGTACTATTCTTAATATTAGAGAATTATCTAATAAATATCTTCCAGAACTTAATACTCTTGGTATGTCTGATTCTCAAATTTTGGCAGAAATTATTTATAGACATGGATATAATGTTCTAGAAGAGTATACAGGTTGTGCTGTTCTTATAATGGTAGATTATAGATCTTTGACTCCAAAAGTACTCATGTTCAAAGGGAGCTCTTGTTATAATGAAAACAAAACAAAATCTGAGCGACCTTTAGTTTATATGATTAACGAGGGTAAATTTTATTTTTCGTCGATGTATGCTTCTCTATATTGCATCAACTGTAAAAAAACAATCTATGAATTTCCTATAAATAAGTTATGTCAAATTAAGGATAACAAGGTTTACTGTGTTAGAAATATTAACCGTGAAAAATTAAAGAGAGAACTTTACATACCAGTATACGGTGCTTCTTATAAGAATAATTCTCCAGCATATACCTCTGATAGCTTATATTACAGTCAAACTACAGGTACGTATATGTTAAATGGAATTCCAGCACACGGTATATATCTAGCTTATCCTTCTGGGTATTTAGTACCCAAAACACATGCTGGCTCTAATGCATATGGACATACTTTCTACTTCTTCTATGGGCGATTGTTACCCAATAAAGAAAGTTATGATTTCCTTGAAAATATAGATGACCTTTTTACAGATGATGTTCTTCCTGTTTATTGTCCTGAAGTTATTGATTACTTTGCATATAATCCTAGAATTATTAATGGTGTCTTAACTACTGTTGATAAAGACTTCAATTATATGAAGTACATAGAAGGATCATATGTTACTCTATTTAATGCTCCTGATAAAGTTAATGTAAAAGATGGAGTAAGTTCTACAACATATACCTATGCTCCTAGCGCTTTGGAGATTTTTAAGAATGATGCAGAAAATACAACATTCAATTTTGAAGTACTAGAAACACAGATTTTACAATTTATAACTAATAGACTTGTTGATTTAGATGCTGTATAATAATACTAAAAAAAGGTGGGAAATGGGAGGCGCCTTGCTAAGAGGTGTGATCTATATTGATTATGTATATGTAGAATATGGTTATTTTGAAACAGACTCACTGAATGTTCCTCTAGTAATAGACGGGGAAATTATCTATTTGGAAAGACGTGAGAACTGCAAAATACCATTATATTGGGCAAATAATATTTGTTGCTATACGATAGATTTAAACCTAGCTAATAATATCGTTATAGATTCTAAATGTGTGTTTAATTATCCGATAGATAGATGTTACAATTTTTCAAAACTATCTTTAAAACCTAAGGATATTAAATTAATACCTGATAAGGAATTTACATATATTAAGGACTTTACCTTTGGCCTTGAATATGAAACATCCGCAGGAAACATACCTTGGTTAAGTTGTATTGATACAAATCTAGTACCACTCTATGATGGTTCAATTGGTGGGCATGAATATGTAACTTTTCCATTAACACATGTAGATTTACCTATTATTAAACAGCATTTGAAACTGCTTGAAAGATACACGTTTTACAATAAAAACTGTTCTTTGCATATTCATTTTGGTAACTTTCCAATTAATAAAAGTTATATTAGTCGTCTGTGTAAGTTCTGGTGCCATTTTCAATGGTCTATTGGTATGTACGTACCAAGCTATAGTTACTATACAGAACGCTATAAAAGTAATGGTAAAGCTTACAATAAACCTTTTCCGAGTATTGCATCTCTCTCTACATTCTACAAAAGGTTTACTGGTAATGAGTATAATGATGATCAAAGTTTTTATTTGCCAAATTTGTATGATTCAACGGAGGAGCGTAAGTGGGAAGTGTGTGGTAGATATTTTAATATGAATATAATGCACTTAATTTCAGGTGATGCTCATAAAACTGTAGAATTCAGATTTTTAAGACCCACTACAGATTACTCTGAAATTAAGTGGTACCTGCTTATATTAAGTGCTTTCTTAAAATATGTTATAAATTCAAAGGATAGTAACTATAAAAAAATAACAGTTGACAAGGTTATTGATTTTACTTTTCCAGAGGATATAGCAGATAAGTTAAAATCAGAGGGGCGTAAACTGTATCATCTTCATAAAGTACAGCTGAGTTACTGTGACCCTGGTGGGGTTAACCAATATCGTAAAGAGATTTATTTAACCAAAATTCGCAAATTTTCTTTATAATTTGTTAATTAAATCTTTGATTGTTCACAGATTTTTACTACCTTTGCTGTATAACTAAAGGTAACAAACAGGAGCTTAGTGTAATGGTAGCACAGCGGTCTTTGGCAAATTTTATAGTATAAATGTATGAAATGTGAATGATGTAATCAAGAATTTGAAAAAACAAGAAGTAATAGAAACAATGTAAGATTTTGTTCTAGAAAGTGTTATTTAGAGTATCATTCTAGAGAAAAATATGAAAGATATTTAAAAGATAATTCTATTGCATATAGTTATCAAAATATGCAAAAGTATAAAAAATATTTTCTAGAAGAACAAGACTATAAATGCGCAATATGCGGAATGAGTAATACTTGAAATAATAAACCTCTTGTTTTTATTTTAGATCACATAGATGGTAATGCAGATAACAATTATCGAAATAATTTACGGTTAGTATGTCCTAATTGTGATTCACAATTAGATACTTATAAATCTAAAAATAAAAATTCTGCAAGAGCCAAATACAGAAAAATTATAACTATAAAAAATTCGGAGCCTATTGGTGGAAACACTAATAGTGAACACGATGATAACGTTGAATCCTTAACAGATAATGCTGATGGTAACGACGTCGGAATAGAATAAAAATTCTAGCCGCTAGAGAGCAGATAATCGTGCACCTAAGTTGAAAAATATGGTGAAGAAGTGCTCCAGACCACAAACAGAAATGGTAGTGAAAACTATGGTGGTAAGCAAAACCGTAAACGGGAGCCTCCAAAACTCCAGGTGAGGGTTCGAATCCTTCAGCTCCTGCAACTTATTGAATATCAAGGCATTAGTTTTCTAATGCCTTATTTTTTAATATTATTACTATGCTTATAAATAGATTATTAAGGGATAATGGTTATATCTTCATTCAAAATGTAGATCCTCTATATATTAAAATGATAATAGATATAGGTTCTTATCCAATATTTATATATACCCATAGGAGTCATAAAAGTATATATATTGGAAGTAAGCTTGATGATTATAGTTTTCTTATAGGAGAAGAATGTTGTAACCTTATCTATAATTCACACAACTATCCTTTATTTAACTTTGGTGTATGTACAGTTTCTGATATAAAGTATGTTCTAAAAATGTCAATGGCTTTTACTCTGTCAAAACTTCCCATTATGTACTTTAATTAATGTAATAACGTTAACAGACATGTTATGAAGAAAATTATATGAAGAATACTAAGTTATGCTATATTGATCTTGACTATTGTACTTATGTGACAGAAAATAAATAACCTAAATATAGCATTAGACAACGCAGTTAACAATACAAAGGCATATGCTGCAGAAAATTCATGATTGAAGAAAAACAATAAGGCTTTCAAACTTTCAATTGAGCAATTAGAGTACTATGGCGATTCTTTAATGCTTGAAATGAAAAAAGTGGCTAATGAAAACAAAATCAAGGATAATAAAATTAAAGCTTTACAATATCAATTAGAGCACTTTTCTAAGAAAGATACTATCGTTATTAGAGATACAATATTTAGAGAACCTGGGTTTGTGTTAGATACTTGTATTGTAGATAAATGGAACAGAAGTTGTTTACATCTTTCCTATCCAGGCACAATAGCTTTAAGTAACGAGTATAATAATGAAAAGTATATAACTCTAAGTTCCCATAAAGAACCTGTTAAACCACGAAAATGGTTTCTACCACGATGGTTTACTAGGAAACATACTGTTATAGAAGTTATTATTATAGATCAAAATCCTTACGTTACTACTCCTAAACAGAGATATATTGAAATAATAGATAACTAAAATGAAAATTAGTATAGAAACCAAATTTGATATTGGGCAGATAGTATATATTTGTCAAAAGACTCCTAGATTTGAAGAAGGAGCTTTCGTAGACACTTATGCTGTAGACACTGCTCCTAGAACAGTTAAAGATATTATAGTTTCATATTTAGATTCTGGTCCCCATATATTTTATGTTTTTGAGGACATAATAACAATGATTCCAGAATATCTTGTTTTTAGTACATTAGAAAAGGCTAAAGAATGGTGTAACAATTATGAATAAGTATATAGATTGCTCTAAGTTAGGAAAGATAAAGGAATCTGAGTTCTCTGAATTGTTACTATCTCAGGTTGGAGGAACCATTCAGATTCCATCTAAGTATCAAGATATGTATGATCATATTGATATTATATGAAAGTATAATAATAGAACTTTTACATTTGACATCAAGAGCGCAAAAAAAAATCGTAGAGCTGATAATACTCCAGATTATAATATCAACTGAGTGGAGCTAAAAAATGTTCGAGGAAATCCTGGATGACTATTTGGAAAGGCTGATTATATAGCATTTGAAGGAGAGAAAGATTGAATCGTATGTAGACGAACTGATATAATTAAACTAATTGATTCTAAGGTAACAAATAAAAGTATAGATAAATCTAGGTCTTTATATACTTATTACCAAAGAGATGGTAGACAAGATATAGTTGTTAAAGTATTATCTAGTGATTTACGGAGCATTTCTAGAATATCATTTATGAAAAATATAGTAACTTAATTATATTTAATATTACCTTAGTATGTCGAAGAGTTATAAGGTTCCAGTTTACAAGGATAAAGGTATAAAGAATATTTATCATCGACTTGTTAAAAGAAGAATAAGGAATTACTTAAAAAGTAATTTTTTTAAACTTCAAGATAAAGACTTTGATTGTAACATTCCTAATCCTAGAACAATAGTTAATGATTATAATTACTGTGATTATAGATTTGATGCTAGATTTGGTAAAAATCTAGAAAAATGGAGGTCTAAGCTTTCTAGGAAGTAACAATTTAAAATGTAAATCATAAAAAATAAAAAAGATATGAGTAGAGTAGTTAAGTATTATTACAGTGCCCCTGTATATCAAGGTACTGTTTCTGTGAATCCTATTATCGAGAAAACTGTTGTTTATGATATTAAACCATGTCGTAGGTATACTATGGCCGCAGTCTATGATGATAATAGTCATACTATTAAGTTTGGACTTGCAGTATGCCAGCCTGTAGATAACTTTAATAAAGCTATTGGGCGACAAATTGCTGAACATAACGCTTTGAAGAGTCCATTTCATGTTATCGAAAACTTCGGAGGTCGTAGAAATGACTATGCTGATGAAGTTATGAGTATTATGATAGAAAAGGAGAAGAAACTTTTAAAAAGACATAATCCTAAGCTCTTTAATTCTAATTATTTTGTGGAATAATGATTGATATCATTTTTAATGGTTGTATTAGTATAGAAGATAAAAACAAAGATGCATTTATAGAAGATTTTAATAACTTTCTAGTTTCCAGAGAGGCTGCTTTTAAGGGAACTGTAAGAGTTATTGAATTTGATGATGCAGAAATTATTGATGATTAGAATCTATACTGATGGAAGTTACAAACCAACAACAGATCAGGGTGGTTATGCCTCTATAATTACTGAAGATGATAAAGTAATTAAGATCTTATATCAAGGTTATATACATACTACTAACAATAGAGCAGAATTAATGGGAGTCCTATACTCTTTAGAATATTTTAAGGAACCTAAGAATTTAGAGATATATTCTGATTCAAGTTATATTGTTAGTAGTATTAATAATGGTCATGTATATAGATGAATTATAGAACAAGATGATTCAAAAAAGAATATGGATCTATGAATTAAAATAGTTGATCTATTGCACTTTCATAAAGTAAAGTTCTTTTGATTAAAAGGCCACAATAATAATAAATTTAATGAACTTGCAGATTGTTATGCTAATATTGCTGCAATAGTAATTAATCCAAAGGAAGATATTAAACAGAATTAACTATGGAAAAGAAATTAACTTTGAAAAGAGTTGGTAATCATTGGTATCCTTGTGTTAATCACATGAGAGGATATATTGATGGATTTGACAAGAAAACTGATAGGTATTTATCTATCATTGATGTTTGTGGAAGTGAAGAACTTACAGTAGAGTTTGAGAATCTAGGTATTGAACTTGAGGGTATAAATATTATCTATTTTAATGAGCAAGATATTACTAGGTATTTAACCACTGATGATAGTTTTGATCTTAGATTTGTAATTAATAATCATGAATTTACAATATATTCCGATATTTACTGGTTATTAGAAACCCAATTTAACTTTAACTTTCATAAGGAGAGTTATAGGATCCATATTTACTAGATAGCAGAAATGCTTTATACTTTAAATTACTTAATTTATGATAATTAAAAACGAGGCAAATGATCCTGTAGAAAAGAAGGATGTTAGTAGGCGTAAATGCACTTTAAGTAATGAAATTCAAAAACTACTTCTTCGTCAGCTTAAGCATGAATTGCAGAATCATAATGCGTATATGAATTTTTCAAATTACTTCGGTGTTAGAGGATTTGTTATTCTCGAAGAGTATTACAAACAACGAGCAGATGAAGAATACTTACATCATTCCTGGATTCGTAAATATTTAAATGAAAACGATGCAGAGTATATTTATCCTACTATTGAGCAGTTTGATAAGAAAGTAGAAAATATGGTAGATCCTTTCAAAATTACCGTAGACCTTGAAATTGAAACTACTCAAATGATTAATGAAATTGTTGATCAGGCAGCTAATGAAGGTGACTGGGCTACTTTCAACTGGTTGAATGGTCACGATAAGGAGACAGGAATGCTTGTAAATGAGCAGGTGAACTTTTGCCTGGCTGCATAGTAATATGCAGTAAGAACAAACCAAAAACGGTAAATTCTGAGATGAAAATACCGTGCTAAACTTAATAGTAACATATTAAGTCAGTGTAACGCATAGATTCTGAAACTAATCATTAAAAATATTTCTAAGTTTGTTTGTGAGTTTGAGAAAGAATTATTATCTTTGTAGTGAACTTACAAAAGAATAATAATTATTATGAATATTAAGTTATCAAACAAATCTTATGAAAATCAAATTCTTCAATCAAGATCATATGGAGAATTTAAAGTACTAAAGTATAATAATGCTTTTGATGTAGAAATAGAATTTCTATTAACTGGATATAAAACATCTGTTCAACTTTCTAATGTTAAAATTGGCTCAGTTAGAGATCCATATTATCCTACTGTATATGGGGTTGGATATATGGGAGAAGGTCTTTATAAATCAAGACCCACCTCTAAAGGTCCTCAATGTAGATGTTATAAAGTTTGAAAAGAAATGATAGGAAGATGTTATTGTGATAAAGTGTCTAGTTATATTAATTATGGTGCTTATGGAGTAACTGTATGCCCTGAGTGACATAATTATCAAAATTATGCAGAATGATATTATAAAAATTGTCCTGATGAATCTTATTGTGTAGATAAAGACTTCTTGTATAAGGGAAATAAAATTTATAGTCCAGATACTTGTTCCTTCATTCCTGAAGAAATTAATGCACAATTAACATTAAGGCAATCAAAAAGAGGGGAACTTCCTCTAGGCGTAAGACCTTGTGGTAATAAATATCAAGCTCAAATTAATAGAAATTCAAAAAAGATTCCATTAGGAGTATTTAGTACAATAGAAGAGGCATTTAATGCGTATAAAAAAGCAAAAGAAGATTATTTAAAGTATCTAGCTGAAAAATATAAAGACACTTTAACTTCTAATATTTATAATGCAATAAAGAATTTTGAAATAGGTATTAATGATTAGAATAAAATGAATCCAAGAGTGGTTTGCTCCTATTAATAATAGGATGAAAATATATGCTGAACTATAGTGAAATGAAACTATAGAAGTATAGATAAAAAACTATACGATAACAATTTGAGAAGAAGAATCTATTAGTCGTACTGTTAGGGACATTGCTGAAACGGAAGGTAGTTGGCTTAGAAAGGAGAAATCCATCATGAATGCCTATAAGGGGGATATTGATTAATATGTCTACACTAGAACTTGAAGAGCATAATATAATTGTCTATAGAAACGATCCTAATTATATTAAAGCCTGTTTAAATATTGGAATGGGGGTGTTAGCATATGTACCAAAAACTAAATTCAACTCTAGTTTTGGACTAAAAATAGTCTTTAGAGTTAGTAATGTGAATATCTTGCCACCATATCTTCTAAAATTTGATATAAACCTTCTTAGTAATCCTGAGGAATCATGTTTTTATCTTAGTGATATTAAGTATAAGAATGATTTCTTTTATTGTATTAATATCTTTAACTCTTATAGATATTATATAGAGATTAACAACAAAATATATAATATTTATTCCCTTCCAATCGGAGGGTTTAAAATATAAAAAGTTATGACAATTAATCTTCCTGATACAATTAAAGACCTCTACATAGTTGGAGATGTACATGGAGAATGGAATTCAGTTATACATAACATTCGACAATATAAAATAAAAAATTCAGTATTTATTTTCTGCGGAGATGTGGGAATAGGATTTGAGCGGTTGAAATATTATACAGATCATGTAATTCCTGAATTACATAAAGTATTAAAAAAGTTTAATGATATATTTATTTGGATTAGAGGAAATCACAGTAACCCAAAGTATTACAATAATCAACTTATTAATACTAATTATGTTAAGTGTGTTCCTGACTATACTATAATAAATACTTGTAATCTTAATATTCTTTGTATTGGAGGAGCTACATCTGTAGATAGAATTATTAGGAAGCAAAATGATTCTATTAATATAGTTAGATATATGAAATACCACAATTGTGACTATAAAACAGCAGAACTAAATGCTCCTAAGACGTATTGGGAAGATGAGATTGTTCAATATCGACCTAAAGTTGACGCGAAAATAGATATTATCTGTTCTCATACAGCTCCTTCATTCTGTTTTCCAACAGATAAGGGGAGTATTGTACAAGAATACTCTCAATACGATAATGAATTATTAAAGGATATAGAAGAGGAGAGAGCTGTTATGGATATGGTCTATAATGATTATAAAGATGATATTACTAATTGGTATTACGGACATTTCCATCAAAGCAATACTCAAATTGTAGATAATATCTGTTTTCGATTACTTAACATTGGAGAAACCTGTAGATATTATGACCCCTCAAGCAGTAACAATATATTGTAAAGTCTTAGTTATTCAAGAAGGACAATATACTGAAATAGTTGTTGAAGACCTAAATCGTAATATAACAGACGATTTAAAATATGTTACAATAGTTAGACTTCCAAACTGGGATACTGCTGACACATTTGAAGTTGGTGATATTGGTTATTTACAATTTCAATATGTAGAAGGTGGTATTACTCAATGGTTTAACAAAAATTTAAAAGATTTTGAAGTTTATAATTATAGTAATAATTATTTTATAAATTTCTTTAAACAAAAAGATATATGTAAACAAGACAAATTTGATTTTGAATAATATGAGTACAGAATTTGGTGAAAAATTGCAAAACGCAATGGATTCTATTGAATCCTTAACATGGAAAGATAAGAGTGGTAATGATATAAAACTTATGACAGCTCCTGAGGAAGATATTAGAAAGTGATATAAGCATTGTTATGAAATGCTATACAATTCAAATCCATGGTCTCCAGGAAAGTTTATCGTCAGAGAGAATATTCATAAAACATGGGATTCTTGCAATACAGAGTTATTTGTAAGATATCTCTTACATGATTGCGACACCGATATAAAAACAAAGAAAGATATTCTTGACTATATAAATAGTCAAAGATCCTCCCATGAAGAGGATATACTTAATGAATCTATTTCAGTTCTATTTAACGGACTTGAGCCTATTTTTGAAAAGGTAACTGTTAGCCGTCTCATGGACGCTTGTTTTGATAAACTTGATATTTTAAATAAGAAAATGATTACTGATAAGTTTATTTTAGCACAGGGAATCTGGCTAACGGATAATGAAAAGATTGAGTTAACTGAGGTCGATAGTAATGGAAGAGTGCGTAACAGAATGGAGGTAATTAAGGAAAGATTATGTTTAAATCCTGATATTAAACTTAGGGTTAGTCCAACAGGATTATCTTTTTCTGAATTTCGCTCGTTAGTTCAGCTTACTTCTTTACCTAAGATAACATCATTATCAACAATTGCATTGAAGACTCTAAGAGATAAAATATTATTATTGTTAGACAATGATCTAAATTATCATATTAATAAATGGCATACTTTAATGTCTAATATTCAACGAGTAGCTGAAGCAAGAAATATTTCATTGCCAATATTTGAAAAGATAAGTAAAGTGTAATTTATTTTTATATCTAATCAATTTTTTGTATCTTTGATGAACCGAGACGAACGTCAGAAATTAAGTGTTCTCCGATGGATAGATGCTGGGGGGCGTGCAAGTGTAGTTGCAAGCACTGGATACGGTAATATTTGTAATTTTAAAAAATAATTTGTATATTTACATAAAATTAATTTTTAACTAAAAATATAATTACATGAGTAAATTTACAAATACAGAAGAATTAGAAATAGTTAATAAGTATAAAGAAAAAATATCTATAACTAAAATTGCAAAAGAATACAAATGTCATAATATTACTATTAAATATATTTTGTCAAAGTATAGAGTATATAAAATAAATTTATCAATAGATATTAACGATTTGATCACAGATTATAATAATAATATTTCTTTAACAAAAATGCAAAGTAAATATAAAATAAAAAGACAAGATATTGCTATGGCATTAATGTATGAAGGATATGATATTATTAATAAATGAAATCAGGTAAAGTTTGATGAGCATATTTTTGATGTTATAGATACCGAAGAAAAAGCTTATTGATTGGGTTTTATTTTTGCTGATGGATATATTGCATCTTTTTCTAAAGAAGAAAAACCTAGATATACTTTTGAATTATGTTTAAAAGGAGATGATTATTTACATTTAGAGAAATTTAAAGAGTTTATAAAGTACAATGGTCCTGGAAAAGTTACAATAAGTAATGTCAGATGTAATAATAAAATATGTAAAAGATGTAGATTTAGTATTACTAATAAATTTTTCTGACATTCTTTATATGAAAAAGGGTGTGTTCCAAATAAAAGTTTGACTTTGACATTTCCATCTATTAATATATTTAAAGATTCTTTATTAATTAAACACTTTATTAGAGGATATTTTGATGGAGACGGGTCTTTATCATTTTATAAAAATATAAAATCTGTATCTCCTAATATATCAATTTTAGGTACTAAAGAATTTTTAGAAAAATTAAGCGATATTTTAGGAATTCCTACTAGATTAAGTAAACAAAAAAGATATAAACATAATACTTGAACGCTATATTTTAATAAAGAAAGTGCTTTAAAATTTCTAAGTAATATATATGATGATTCTTCTGTTTATTTGGATAGAAAATATAATAGATATTTATTTTTTAAAATTACTTGCCACTCATTAAAGGAATTTAATGAGTTCTTTGAATAATTTTCGGTGAACTCTGAGATGAGAATACCGAGCTAACTATTATAGTAATATATAATAGCAGTGTAACGCATAGAAAGTGAACCTATTAATTTAATAGAATATAATCTTTCCACGAGTATTCAATATCCCAACTGAAATAAGTGGATAAAAATATATGCTGAACTATATCGAATATGAAGATATAGAATCTAGAGATAAAAAGCTCTAGAGATAACAAAATTGAAAACCCGTGTTGCAATTATAGCAATAAAAGCTTTTGTAAAAAGAAATCCAGCATTTAATGGTTTAATTGCTGTTCCAACAGATGTTTTGAAAGAACAGTGAAATAGAGAGTTGGCTAAAAACCAACTCTTTTCTGTCTGTAAAGTAGAGATATTTAATACTATCATTAAACAGCAATATCAAGTTGACCTATTAGTAGTAGATGAATGTCATTTATCTGCAAGTCCAACATTTATCAATATCTATAACTGTGTAGAATATAAATATCTTTTAGGATTAACGGCAACCTGGACTCGTCTAGACGGAAGTGAAAAATATCTTGAACAGTTTATGTCTGTTTGTGATACAATTACATTACAAGAGGCATTAGAAAATAACTGGGTATCTTCATATAGAAAATATAAAGTTCTTCTACATGTCGATATGGAGAAATACTGAGAGTATAATACTAAATTCCAGCAATTATTTGCTTATTTTAACCACGATTTTAAGTTGGTGATGGAATTAGTCAAGTCACCAAAAAAAGTGAAAATTTGGGCCCAAAAATGTGGGAAAAATGATAATGCTACAAGAGGTTACTTAGCTCAATTTATGAAATACTTAAAGCTAAGAAAAACTTTTGTCATGACTCATCCTAAAAAGTTTGAAGTTGCAAATAAAATTCTAGACTTTAGACGAGACAAGAAATGTATATTGTTTACTGCTACTGTAAAAGATGCAGAGCTATTTAAATCAAGAGCTTTAGTATTGCATAGTCAGAAAAAGAAAAAGGAGAATAGGATAATTCTTGAAACATTTAATCAATTAGATATTGCTAATATTGTTTCTCCTAAAGCTTTAGATGCTGGTGTCGATGTTAGAGGATTATCTGTAGGTATAGCTTTAACTTGTAATTCTTCTCAAGTGACTGATTTACAACGTATTGGCCGTGTGATTAGAGCTGAAGAAAATAAAGTTGCAGAGTTTTTTACATTAGTGATTGCGGGTTCTATAGAAGAGACTTGGTATAATAATGCCAATAAAAATCAATCTTATATAACTATTACTGAAGATCAGTTAGATGTTATATTAAAAGGTGGTGAAATTTCTACTAGACCCAAAAAAGGTATAATAGATATAGATAATAGATTTTAATTTAAAAGATCTAACGTAATACGTTATGTTTACTTTTAATCGTATTATATGAAGTTAGATACGATTTTAAATATTATGACTAAATATCAGTTAACAGCTGATGAAGTTTTGTTAATATATTTAACTTTTATTGCACAAACAGAGAATGGAAATCCCGAAGAGCATCGTATTTATTTCAAAAAATGATATGATGGCGGTGGTAATAAACGATTAAAAAGTTTATTTAATTCTCTCAAAGATAAGGGTATTATTAAGAAAAATTACAATCCTGATTGTTATGATCCTGATGAAATAGAATTTAATCATAATTTTATTAAACAATATTTTAAATTAACTGGAGAATTAGGACAAGAATTAATGGATGCTTATCCATCATCATTGTATTTAAATGGTAAGATTGTAAGTTTAAAGAATATTTCTAAGAAATTTAGAGACCTACAAGAATTCTATTTTTGATATGCATCAACTATTGGACATAGTATAAGTAAACATCAAGAAGTATTAGAAATATTAGAATGAGCTAAGATGAATGATCTTATTCATATTCCTATTATTGAATTTGTTGCTTCTTGTAAGTGAAACGAATTTGAAGAAATGAAAATAAAGGGAATACAAGGTAAGACCAGTACTTATGATGTTTATACAACTGCTTAATGAGTTTAGTAGGTGAATTATATTCTAAAATAGAAGATGGACGAGAAGGTAAAAATATAGGTCTTAAAACAGGACTTTTAAAACTGGATTTTTATACTGGAGGGTTTAAAAAAGGGGTATATAAACTTATCTTTAGCAAAAGTAGTGTTGGTAAAACATTAATGATTTCCAACGCAGATATTTGTAAATATAAATAAATTGCGTTATTTTTGTAGTAAAAATTAAAATAATTTTTACTATGATAAACAAAATAATAGAACTAAGAAAACAAAATTTAAATTCATTTGAAATATCTAACAAACTAAATATTTCAAAACAAGCTGTAGATTTAATTCTTTTAGATTTTTATTTCAAGAATGTTAGAAAACATAAAGTAAATGATGTAAAAGTTAAAGAAGCCTTATGTAAATTTCATGAAAATCCTGAAATATCACTTAAATCTGTTTCTAAATTGTGCAATTGTACATCTGCTGCATTAGGTAATTTATTTAAACGATGCGGAATTTATTTATCACATAAAAGTAATAGGATATCATATACGTTTAAATTAAATGATTTAAAAAATATGATTGATTGTTTTAATAACGGTATGTCTCTGAAAGAAATAGGTAAATTATATAATACTCAAGGTTGTGTTATTTCAAAGTTTCTAAAAAAACATAATTTCAACCTAAATCGTAAAACAGTAAATGAATCATTTTTTGATGTAATAGACACAGAAGCAAAAGCATATTGATTGGGATTTTTATATGCTGATGGTAATGTTTCTACAAATTCTTACCATATCTCATGTGATTTACATATTGATGACATTGAACATCTAGAAAAATTATATAGTGCCTTAAATATTTTCAGATTACCAAGAACTGATAATAAATTGCAACGATGTAGATTTGCTATTTCTTGTAAACATATTAAAGATGCTCTAATAGAAAAAGGATGTGTTCCAAATAAAAGTTATATCTTAAAATTTCCAGATGAAAATATCTTTAAATCTAAAGATTTAATAAGACATTTTATTAGAGGATATTTTGATGGTGATGGATGTTTATCTTATGGAGGTAGTAAAAATATTTTTAAACCAAGATGTTGTATTGTTGGAACTAAAAATATTTTACAAAATATAGAAGTATATTCAAATACTTCATGAACATGATATGTTGCAAATAAAACAAGTGATCTAATATTTGATATAAAAAGTAATATAAATAATAGTATTAAATTTTTACAGTGAATTTATGAAAATTCTACAATTTATTTAAATAGGAAATATTATAGATATTTGTGTTTTAAAAATCATAATTTTGCCGTCTCTAAAAGTGATTTTAGAGATAATGATCGGGTAATATCGGAGAAGGCTAAGCTATATGTACAGAATAATTATCCAAATTTTGTATATAAGCATGTTAACACCGAGATAATAAAGTAATTTAAAAGTTATTTTATATTGTAACGCATAGGAAATGAACCTGTTATACAGAATATAATTTTCCCAAGAGTATCCGACATCTCAAAGAGATGAAAATATATGCTGAACTTATAGGAAACTATAAGAATTACTTGATAAAAAGCAAGTAAGATAACAAATTGAAAAGCTCTTTTGTTATATATACAGATATATATCGTATCTTAAAAGATTATCCAGATAAGGATATAATTATAGTTTATTTTTCTCTTGAACTAAGTGCTAATACATTGTTGGCAAAATTGTTAAGCTTATATTTATATGAAACTTATGGTATTGAAGTTACATATATGCAATTAATGTCATTTACTAATAAGTTACCAGATGATATACATAAGTATGTAATTAAAGCTCGTGAGTGGTTAGAATCTATAAGTCATAAGTTTATTATATATGATAAACAGCTTTCTGCGGATTCTTTTTATGCAGAAATGATGGAACTCCATAAAAGTTTAGGAACCTTTCAAAAAAGTCCTGATGGAAAAAGAACTATATATACTCCAAATAATCCTAATCAAATAGTTAATGTTGTTATTGATCATTTACTTTTAGTAAATCCTCAAAAAGGGAGAACTAAAAAAGAAGAAATGGATCTTATATCAACTTATTGTGTCAGATTTAGAGAACTATGTCAAACTAGTTTTGATATTATAATGCAAGAAAATAGAAATAGTACAACTATGGATAGGAGAAAAGCTGGTATGGAAGAGCCTACTGCTGATGAAATTCAACAGTCGGGGGAGCCATTACAAGCTGCTGATATTTGTATTGCATTATTTAGTCCATTTAAAACCCAACTAAAAAGTTATAGAGGATATAAAATAATGGATGATAACGAAGGATATGGTTTACAAGATATTTGTAGATCTATTATTATTCTTAAAAATAGATATGGTATTTCCAATAGAATTATCATGTCTGCTTTCAAAGGTAGTATTGGTATGTTTTATCCTTTACCTAAATCTGATGAAATAAATTATGAAGATTATCTTTCATGGAGAGAAAAAGAAATAAAAGATGCAACTGTAAAAGATACAGAAGTAAAAGATATCAGAAATAAAAATAAATTTAGTTTTTAAATATGGCTATTGAACTTCCAAAAAGTAAAATTCCTGCAGAAACCCAGGATCCTAAGTATTTAATTTTGTTTGGTCTTCCAAAGGTAGGAAAAACTACAATCTTAAGTACCCTTGAAAATAATTTAATTTTGGATATGGAAAATGGGTCTACATATGTAGATGCTTTAAAGATTAAAATAAATTCTTTAAAAGATTTAAAGGAAGTCTGCAAAGCTATTAAAGAGGCGGGGAGTCCATATAAATATATTACGATTGATACTATTACTGCAGTAGAAGAAATGGCAAAACCATTAGCAATTGCTTTATATCAAAATTCTCCGATGTTTAGTGAAAAGTATGCTGATGTAAAAGACCCTACTCAACTTCCTAATGGGAGCGGTTATGCATTTCTTAGACAGGGGATTGAAATGATTATTGATATGGTAGCAAAATGTACTCCTAATATTATTATATGTGGTCATGTTAAGGATGCCGCATTAAATGAAGGTGCTTCAAATAATGTTCGTACGTTAGATCTTACTGGAAAAATTTCAAGAATCTTGTCTGCAAAATCAGATGCTATTGGATTTGTTCATAGAGATGAAAATTCAAATTTATGTATTCAATTTGGTGCAAATGGAGAAGTTTTAACTGGAGCTAGACCTACTCATTTAGCTAATAAAGACATTATTGTAGCGGAACGCCAGGAAAATGGAACATTTATACCACATTGGGAACGTATTTTTCCATCTCTTGCTAAAAAGTAAATATGTCAAAACCAAAATATATTAATATTAAAATTCCAGTAATTGAAGTGTCTGATAATAAATTAATATTATCTCCTCTTGCTATTGAGACTCTTCAAATTACTCCTGGGGATAGGGTTTCAGTTAACTATGTACAAGTAGACAATGAAGTTACATATCCTATAATTTCTAAATCTATAGTATTCGGGGATCCTGAAAATGGTAATAAGTGTTCTAAATCTAATACTGTATCATTTAAAGGTACTCAAAGGACTATATTAATGAAATATGGTAATCTTTTTACACTTAAACCTGATAATAGATATAAAGAAGCATTCAAACTTATTTCAATAAATGAAGTAGATTTAAATGTTCCTAAACTAATTGATGAAGTTAATAATTTAAATAATATATAAAATATGAGTATGTTTAATATGGGTGGCGTCAAGGACGCTAAAGTAGTATCTAGTAATTTCCTTCGTGCTGGAATTCATAATGTAATCTTCAAAGGAATCGACAAAGCTAATGGATTTAATGCGATTGAACTCCGTTTTGAAGCAGTAGATGGTAGTGGTATTCATAATGAAAGAATTTTTGAACCTCGCTCTGAAGAAAGAACTCAAAGCCAGTATGGCACAAATCCATCTGAATCTGAACAGTTTATGTGTAAAATCAAGCAAGTAATTGATGCTCTTGATCCTGAACTTGCACATAAGATTGAAGCAGATGGAGATAAATTTGCTGCTCCAGATTTTGATTCTTTTATTGCTCTTCTTAAAAAATATCTTGATAAGAGGATTGGAACTCAAACGCAAATCAAACTTGTGCCGACGACTGGAAATTTTGTAGGCTTTCCTGGGTTTGTTGCACGTCTCAGTAAGGATAATGCAATTTATATGACAACAAAAGTAATTGGTAGCGATCTTGTATTAACTACAAAAGAAAAGGTAGCAATTGACGCGGCAGCAAATGCAAAGCCTACAGATATGAGGCAACGTAATAATGAACTTGATGACCTACGTGAAGATTTTTCTCCTCAGGAGGATAGTGTAAGTGACGAGGACAGTGATCTTCCTTTCTAACAATAAATAAATTGTAGCTATATGATGCATGTACAAGCATACTTCTTTTAGTAATAAAGAAGATATGCTTGTACATTACATTATAAATAATTGTAAACCTATATATAAAGAGGTAAGATATGGAGTACAGGTTTCCTGCTGTTATAACTAGAGATTTAATTGAATCTAAGGTTTCTCAAGAAACACTAATGTATACCTATTATGGTCAACCTGTAAAAAAAGGTCTTTTTAGGTCTAAAGTAAGAAATGATTCAAAACCTACTGTAGCATATTACAAAAATCGCATGGGTAGAATTATTATAAAAGACTTTGGAAGTAATTATTGCGGAGATTGAGTATATGTGGTTATGAATAAATACGGCTGTGGATATTATAAGGCATTGAATATAGTTGCAAGTGATATAGGTTTAATTCCCAGACAAAATAATATACCACAGGAGATTAAGTATTCTAATACAAAACTTGAAGATACTACTGATGCTATTATTCAAGTTGAAATAAAAGATTTCGAACAATATGAGTTAGATTGATGGGCTAAGTTTGGTATTGATTTGCAAACACTAAACAAGTTCAAGGTATTTTCTTGTAAAAATGTATTCCTTAATAACAATTTGTTTCATTTGTTTAAAGATAAACAATTAGTATTTGGATATTATGGAGGTATAAGAGAAGATATTGAACGTTGACGGATTTATTTCCCTAATAATAGAAAATATAAATTTATATCTAATTGAAAATCACTAAGACTACAAGGATCTCACATGTTACCAAAAATGGGAGAATATCTTGTTGTTACTAAGTCATTAAAAGATGTAATGACATTGTATAATTTAGGAATTCCCGCAATAGCCCCAATATCAGAAAATTGTTTCTTATCTGAGGCTCAATATCATCGTCTTAAAGAAAGATTTAAACATATAATCTTATTATATGATAATGATCGTCCAGGATTGAGAGCAATGATATCTATTAAAAAGAAATTCCTTGAAGTTATTCCAATATGAATACCTTGAGAATATAAAGCTAAAGATATATCTGACTTTTATGCCAAATATAAACATGATAAAACTGTTAGTCTAATTGAAAGCGCAAAAGAATATATTAAAGGAAAATCAGAAGGGGAAAGAGAAGAAATCAAGAAATTTAAAGAGGAATAGAGCTAGAGGAAATGCTTATGAAGTACAAATAGCAAAAGAGTTACGAGACCTTGGCTTTACAGGTGTTGTTACCTCTAGATCAGAAAGTAAAAGTATGGACGATAGAAAGGTTGATTTAGTAGATGTTGAGAATAAACTGTTTTTCAATCCTCAGCTAAAAGCTACTATTAATACTCCAGATTATTTTGGAATTTTAAACTCGTGCCCTTTTAAAGATAAACCATTTGTTATCTTTTGAAAAAAAATTAAACCAACAGAATCTACATTTAGGTCAGTTGGAGAAATGGTTATGATATCTAAAGATTTTTTTTATGAATTAATTAAGAAATATGGAAACTTGTAAAGTAGAGTTTATTAGTAATACAGGACAGAAAATTGTTATAGATTTTAGTCTTGATGAAAAAGGAAATTTAGATTATAAACCTTCCTTTGAACCAAAAATTACAGACTTAAAAGCAAACTTAGGACTTTCAGCAGGGCTTTGTGAGCTATTTTTAACTGCCTTGGTCAATATGAGCAAAACAGGAAATACACAGATAAAAGATAATGAACCAAAAAGAAAACTTGAGAGTTAAATATAATTTAATTCCACAATATAAAGTAAAAGAAGTTAACAAGGTTCTTATGGGCATTTCTAATAATTAGTATTACTTTATAAAACATCATGACTATTAATTTAAATGATATAAAATTATCTCCTAATTTAGAAAGTGTTTATCGTGAGAAGATGTCTGATGAGGAATATTTTTCAAGTAAATATGCCCACTATATATCAAATTCTCGTCTAAAGCTGATTAATCCTAATCAAAACGGGTCTCCGAGCAAATATAAAGAAGGATTTACTGGTGAAACCACAGTAAGTTTGTCTTTAGGTTCTAGTATTCATGAGTTATTGCTTCAGAAAGATACTTTTACTTTAGGCCCAGATATAGGTAAACCTCCAGCTAAGTTAGGACTGGTAATTGATGAGATCTTTAAACTACGAAAAAAGAATTTACCTGTATACAGTGCTATAGTAGAGGCTTGCGAAAAAGTACATTATTATGAATTCAGCCTAACTCCTACTAGAATAAAAAGTATTATTAAAGATGGGTTTAGGTATTATTATAACCTTAAGCTTATAAAAGATAATAATACTATTATTCTATCATCTAAGGATCGAGATACAGTAGAAAAATGTATTAATAATCTTAATTCTAGTAGACAAGTAAATAATCTATTATATCCTACTGATATTTTTGGAGATGCTATTGAAACATATAATGAAGAAGCATTCTTTATTGATATCAACGCATCTTATAATGGTAATCAACATACTCTTAAGCTTAAAATGAAAGCTGATAATTGAACAATTGATCTTGAAAATAAAATTATCACCTTAAATGATTTAAAAACAACAGGCCATTTATTATATCAATTTATGGAACCTGGTGGATCATTTGAAATATTTTCTTATTCAAGACAATTCGCATATTATATTTGAGTTCTACTTAGATATTGTGAAAAAGAATATGGATACAATTCAGAAGAATGAACTGTAAAATGTAATGTTATTGTTGTTGAAACTACATCTACTAATAGTGTTGGGGTATACCCAATTAACAAGAAGGTACTAGAACAAGGGCGTAAAGAATTTTGTAAACTTCTTAAGATGGTTGCATATTGCGAGATGAATGATTATTCTGATGATATTATATTTGTTTAGTATGCAGAAAATAGAAATTCAGGCTCACTCCTTAGAGGAGGCAAAACTTATAGCTTTTCAAGCAGGTATTACTGTAGTACAAGATGCTACAAAAAATTGGAAGAAAGCAGGCTCTCCTATACTTACGAAAGACTTAAATATATACGCTGCAGATTTTTTAGAGGAAAAGGGTATGTTTGATTTTAAAGGAGCAGGTATAATTATTACCATTACTTCTGGAGTTGAAGATACTAGAAAAAATCCTTTTAAAATTAACAGTGTCCGTAGAAAAGGTCGTTGTCAACTTAAACGAGTTATAGAAATTCGAACTCAAAAGGACAATCAACTCTTAGGAACTGCTAGTAATAAAACAGAAGCAATAGAATTATCAAAAGAACTAATAAAGAAGTGTCAAGAGAATATATATGGGAAAACTGTATACTATTCTAGTGATATTGACTTTGAGATGGAATATACTCCTTCAGTAAGAGCTCAATTAGGGCAATATATTGTTTTTGGAGTAGATGAGGCAGATGTGAAAATAAGTAAAAGAAAAAGTAGAGGTTTTGAATAACTTCTATTTTTATAATATAATAATTGTTTTAGTATGTATGTAATCAAGAGAGATGGTTCTCAGCAAATATATAATCCTGAAAAAATAAACAAAGCTATTTCAGCGGCTTTACAAGTATGTCAATGTAATATTGAAAATCCTGCACGGTTTATTGAAGTAAATAATGGAGATTCTGTAGAATTAATTCAAGATAGAATTGAAAATTGATTAATGGATACTTGTAAAGATGCAGCTAAAGCATTTATATTGTATAGAGAACAACATAAAAATATCAGAGATTGAGTTTCTAAAAAGGAAAAATTTATAGAAAATTATAAAAAATCTTCTAATACTGCTGATGCAACTATTGATGATAATTCAAACGTATCTGGAAAAAATATTGGGATTTTAAATGCTGAGATTCATAAATCAGATAATATCTTAATCAGTAGAGGTATGATTGAAAAGGAACTCAGAGAGTTATGCCCAGAGTTTGATTTCAAACAATACAGCCGAGATCTTAATCATCATATTATTTATAAACACGATGAATCTGGTTTCGCTGGAGCAATTGCTCCATACTGTTGTAGTATTACTATGTATCCATTTTTGAATGAAGGAATAAAAAATATTGGAGGACTTTCTGCTTATCCAAAAAATATTGATTCTTTCTGTGGAATGTATATTAATTTAATCTTTGCTACATCTGCTCAATTTGCAGGAGCAGTAGCAACTTCAGAATTCCTACTATATTTTGATTATTTTGCAAAAAAAGAGTGAGGAGATAAGTATTATCTTAATAATGATAAGTTAATTACATCTGAATTGGTAAAAAGACCTAAAACAATTAGGAGTCAAATTCATCAGTATTTTCAACAGGTTGTATATTCAATTAATCAACCTGCTGCAGCACGAGGAATGCAAGCAGCTTTTGTGAATTTTTCATACTTTGATAAATCGTTCTTTGAAGGAATGTTTGGTGACTTTATGTTTCCAGACGGAACAAGACCAGCTTGGGATTCTCTAAATTGACTTCAGAGAGAATTTATGCAGTGGTTCAACAAAGAGAGACTAAAGACAATGATTACATTTCCTGTTGAATCTTTTGCACTAGTATATAAGGATGGAGATTTTGTGGATAAAGAAAGTGCTAAATTTGTTGCTGAAGAATATGCTAGAGGACATTCTTTCTTTACATATATTAGTGATAGTGTGGATAGTCTCTCGTCATGTTGTAGACTTAAAAATATGCTACAAACAAAGGAATTTAATTTTACTAATGGAAATATGGGAGTTCAGACAGGCTCTAAAAGTGTAATTACTCTTAATCTAAATCGAATTGTACAAGATTGATATAATGAATATCACAAAGTAGATGGATTGAATATGAATTCCTGTAGTAGAGATCAATTAAAACTTTACATAATTAATATCTTAGATCGAGTATACAAGTACCATACCGCATATAATTCACTCCTTCATAAAATATATAATGCGAATTTATTACCTGTATATAAGGCTGGATTTATTAATTTAGATAAACAATATCTAACAATTGGAATTAATGGACTTAATGAAGCAGCTAACTTTTTAGGAATTAAATGTACTGATAATTCTGATTATAAAGATTTTTGTCAGTTTATTTTTAGTACAATTAAAGAACAGAATAAACTTCATAAAACTAAGACAGAAACATATAATACAGAATGCGTGCCTGCTGAATCATTAGCTATTAAGAATTATAATTGAGATAAAAACGACGGATATTGAATTCCTGATAATACTAATTTGTATGCAAGTTACATTTATAGGCCTAGTGATAAATCATTAAGTGTATTAGATAAATTACGAATGCACGGATCCGAATATATTGGAGAATATTTAGATGGTGGATCCGCAGCTCATATAAATCTAGAAGAACACTTATCTATTAAACAATATGAGCAATTACTAAAATATGCTGCGCAGGTAGGATGCCAATATTTTACATTTAATATTCCTAATAGTGAATGTGAGAACTGTGGATATATTACTAAGCATCCTATTGACGTTTGCCCTAAATGCGGAAGTACAAAAATAAGTTTATGGGATCGTGTAATTGGATATTTAACTAAGATTAGTAACTGGTCATCGGGAAGACAGATAGAACAGAAAACTAGAGTTTATAGTAAAGATGTAAATAATGGTTAAATATACAGATACTCAGGTTACATTTAGAGAGATACCAGATGAAATAACTTTATGTATAAATATATCAGGATGTCCGAATCATTGTGAAGGATGTCATAGCTCTTATCTGGCAAATGATATTGGAACTGAGTTAACATTTAATGAATTACTAAGACTAATAACATTAAATAATGGTATTACGTGTGTTTCCTTTATGGGAGGAGATCAAGATCCTAAATATGTTAACTCTTGTGCAGAAATAATTAGGAATAGTGATCTACCACTAAAAGTTGCTTGGTACTCTGGAAAGCAAGAATTATCTAAGGAAATTAATTTAAATAATTTTGATTATATTAAATTAGGCCCTTATATAGCTGCAAGAGGGACTCTAGATAATCCTGATACTAATCAGCGACTATATATAGTTAAAAATAATAGATTAGAAGATATTACTAATTTATTCTGAAAGTAAAGTTGTTTTATGAATACTATTAATATAAATCCTTTCACTTTTAAGAAATGTGATTACTTAGGACCCACTCCAGATAATCCAGATTGGGAAATAGTAAAGTGAGTAGAAAACATTTACTACAATAAACAGGACGATTATATTAAAGATGGAGATTTTTACTATCCTAAGGATAACTGTAGTTGATCTATACATAAATCTTGTTTTAAGAATCCTAAATCTTGTTATACTGTAGCAATATTTTATTTTAATGAAAAGGAGCTCAGTTGAGATTTAAGATGTTTTGAGCATATTGTAGATTTTAATGATGAAGAAATCATTAAGTTTTGGAATCTAATTAAAAGAGGATTTGACTATCTTAATAATTTAACCTAAATTATATATAAATAATGGAGTATCAAATAAAACCTGGTTGGCAACTTAACCCTAGTGAAAAGGTTGTTAAAGGTATAACTAAATTACTTGAGAAGAATAGTATGATCTGTCCATGTGTTCATCCAGAGAATGATGGAGATCTTCATTGTCCCTGTGAGTCTTATAGACTACGAGATAAATGTTGCTGTAATTTATATGTTCATGTAAATAATTAATATAAATGATTGATATACAATTTAAAAAACTTAGTGAAAATGCAGTAATTCCAACTAAAGCTCATCCTACTGATGCTGGTTTTGATATGGTAGCTACTAGTAGAAGAATTACAGACGATTATATTGAATATGGAACTGATATAGCAATCAAACTTCCTGAAGGATATTGTGCTATGTTATTTCCCCGTTCGTCTAACTCTTTAAATGATTTAGTATTAGCAAACTCCGTTGGTATTGTAGATGAAAATTATACTGGAGAGATTAAATGGAGATTCAAACGTATTACAAAAGGTTTTAAATTAGGCTTAAAGAAGATTCGTTTATTCTCATTTATCTATGATATAAAGATTGAGAGTGCTAAGCTAAATATTTATGAGGTAGGAGATAGAATTGGTCAGATTGTAATTATGCCCATACCACAAGTTCAATTTACAGAAGTAGATAAACTTCCTAAAACAGATCGTGGAGATGGTGGATTTGGATCAACTGGTACTAAAGTAGAGGATCTTCCTGTAGAAAAACCTACTAAACGTACTCGTAAGAAGAAAGCTGAGTAATGAAGTATAATATATCTGAATTAGAAAAAGAATATAAAGTAAAGTTAGATGATGCACAAATTCAAGTATTATCTGACTTGACTTCTTTTATAACTAGTAACGAACATTGTATCTGTTTAACAGGATGTGCTGGAACGTCTAAATCCATGATAGCTAGTATGTTATATGACATATTAGCTGATAATGGGTACTGAACTGCTTTTGTGGCTCCAACAAATAAAGCAAAATTAGTATTAGAAGCAAAAGGAATGAAAGGAAGAGAAGCCTTAACAATACATTCCTTATTAAATCTTAGACCTAATTTAGATATATTAAATTTTGATGCGTCTCAATTAGAGTTTAACTTTTCAAGTACTTCTTTCAAAAAATCTAGACAGACATACAAGTATAATGTTCTTATAATAGATGAATGCAGTATGATAAATAGCGATTTATATGATCTGCTGCTAAAAGAATATAGAACATCAAAGATAGTATTTGTTGGAGACCCAAAACAACTTTATTCAGTAAAAGAAAATAAACCTTCTAAAGCATTTAGTAATAGAACTATCCACTTAAGTAAGATATATAGGCAAAAAGAAAGTTGTCTATTTAAGGTATTAAACTATCTAAGAGAGAAACCCCTATACAAATTCAAAAGTATATCTGATGACTATTGTAATATTACAGTATGTAATAACATATTCAGAATGCTTAAAAAATATAGTTATTTATTTAAACTCTCTAAAGACTTTGATGACTCTAATTTAGTAAAATTAGTTTCATATACTAATAATAGAATTAGTGCTTTAAATAAACTAATTAGAGAATGTTTAGATTATAAAGAAGAGTTTGTTGTAGGAGAAATTTTAACAGGATATGATACAACTAATTACTTAGGATTAAGAATAGAAAATTCTCGTGATTATATTATTACATCAGCACATAAGACTAGATATAATGAACTAAATGCTTGGTCTTTAGAATTAAAATCAGATGACTCTAAATTTAAAGTTATAGTATTATCTAAATACAATTCTGAAGAAAAGATTAATAATTTAGCTAAAAAATTAGAGGATGCGAGACTAATAGCAGTTAATGCTGCTAAGAATAATATGTATAAAAAGTCTGTAAACTCTTTATGGGCTAAGTATTATAATTTGTCTGAATCATTTTTAACCACATTTGATTTAGAATATGATAATAGAATAATTAAACGTAAATCACTAGATTATGGGTACTGTATATCAACCCATAAGTCACAGTCATCACAATACTCTATTGTGATGATAGATATGGAAAATCTATGGAGATGTCCCAATAGCGAGGAATTGAGGCAGTTGCAATATGTAGCTTGTAGTCGTACTACAGGTGACTTAATTATATACCAACAGGATTAATGAATAGCTCATTTAATTTAACTAAAATAGATCTTGCTGCTTTTATATTGTGTTTAAGAAAAACAAATATTATGCGAGCAACGGATTCAGATGATTTACTTGAAATAAAACGTCTTGTTCCAGGAGTTATTAGTATTTTACTAGAATATTGTTTTGGAAAATATAATTCAAATCTTATCTGGGAATATGCTATGAAAACAGATAATAACAAGTTTACTACACTTGATGAATTATATGATTATCTTTCTGATCCTAATTCTAATTTAGTTTCAGATAATGCTGCTTCACTAGAAGAATTACTAAAGGATTATCCAGGAAGTAAGATGCTATTAGATTTAAAAAAATTTATAGATGAAATACCTAGCTAGACTAAAATATAATATAAGTAAAATAGTTAGAATTCCACAATGTATTTACTTATGTATTAGGTTTCCTTTTTTATACCCTAGAAATAGATTTACAGATAAACACCAAGTAAGTCCTGAATGGCTTTTAAAATTAAGTAATAAATATTACCAAAAAGCTTATACTGAAATTAATTTGTCATATAAATTTTATAAAGACCCTAAAGAATGCACTGAATTTAATTCTATCATTAGAGATGTTGGTAAATATAATTTCAATGTTAACTTAACTCCTTCTGGTATATTAAAATTTGAAAGTGTATACATTGATTCTCCGTTTGAATTTAATCTTCAGAAACATGTTGGAAAGGACTTTACTATTACTGGTATAACTACTTCTACTAATATGTTTACCAATCATCCATATATTATATATCATGTTCATAAAAATGAGATAACAAAGTATAATTATGGATTTGTGTTTAAAACACTTAAAATTTGCGTAGATAAGTTCTATAAGAAAGTGTATAATTCTATTATTTTTATTTGGGATAATATTATAAACAGAATTTGTTTTATCCCTACATCTACAGAACTAGATGCTATGCCTACTGGGTGGAGAAAAGCTTTTGGTATACAGATGTGTAAGGATCTAAAGAAAGTTCTCAAAAAGCATAATTACCTATATAAGTATAGGATTATACAGATTAAGGAGAAGTTTGGGATGCTTGCTTGGTATTCTAATGGTTCTCCAAATGGTTGTGAATATCCTATCATTAATACGTACGAAGAACTTTCAGAAAGAACATGTATATGTTGTGGGGCCAAAGCTAAATATATAACTAGAGGCTGGATTAGCCCTTATTGTAAAAAATGTGTACCAAAAGATGTAGTATCAAATGAAATCAAGTACTAGTAAAGATGTTAATGGATCCTGGTAAAATTGAAGCTTATAAACTTAAGTTAGTAGTATTCTTAATATGGAGCCGAAGAACTTAATAAAGTACTATAGATATATGAATAATATGTTAACAAACGAACAAATACTTACTATTTTAAACACCTGAACTGTTGAAGAAGGTTATATTAGATATAGAGATATGAGTATAATTCTAAGAAAAAATAAAGTTTACTCTATAGAATTTTCTCTTATGTTAGATGAAAATAAAGAATATATACCAAATGTTTATTTATCACTATATAAAAGAATAGATAACCGTAATACTATTATTTTTACCTACCTCATCCCAGATGAAATTAAATTAAAAGTTGTAGGTTTAGTAACTATAAAGGTTGAGGATTATGTTAAAAAGAATATTGAAGATATTTTAGCAGTTCCTGGAGAATTTGATGCATTAGTATAATGACTAAAGAAGAAATAAGGCAACTAAAAGAGAACAAGGATATCAAATTTATATATAAGATTCCTTGTTCTTTTTATGAAGAAGGTTATGAATATATTGTTGTTGGAGATAATATAACTTCTAAAAATGATAATGTTACATTCTTTAGCTTAGATGATTGATTTTTAAGAATGAAATCTGGTAGTTTGTTACCGTATGTATGTTCTATTCTTTCTAAATCAGGTAAGATTAAAGAATATGTAAATATTTATGAAAAACCTGATATTATTAAACTTAGAAGATATATTATTGCCAGGGTAACTTATTTACAAGGTATAAATAAGGATTTACCTAATATAGATATGGATATTACCAGAGAATGTTTATGGGGAATTCAGATTATCAAAGAATCTAAAGTAAATAGAATTGACGTTTTCAAAGGAAAAATTGTTAATCCTCTTAAAGATTTTATAACGATTTCTGAGCCTATATACAAAATGTGGAAAGAGTGTAATGAAAGACGAGAATAAGATATTATTAGTACTTGTTGGACCTCCAGCATCTGGTAAAACCTATTTTGCAAAAGAATTTGTGAAAGATAAGAGTACTTGGATTAGAATAAATCAGGATGATATTAGATTAATGTGTGGAGATTATTGGGTACCTTCTAGAGAAAAGTTAATTAGTATCTATGAAAAACTAATGATTGAAGAGGCTTTAACTAATGGATATAATGTAGTTATTGATGCCACTAATCTTAATCCTAAAACTAAGGCTAAATGGGAAGAAATAGCGTCTAAATTCAATGCAAATATTCAATATAAGGAAATAGTTATCCCATACTATGAAGCTATTAAAAGGGATAAAAATAGGGATTTACAGGTAGGAGAAGATACAATTCGAATGTTTTATCGGAAATATTATCCTGAAATGTTACAAACAGAATTAGATGAGCTATAATGTGAAATATGTAATTGTAGAATGACCGTATACTCAGGAGTTAATGGAACATCCTGACTTTAATGAACATGCCTATCTTATTAATGAAGAGAGTTGATTAGATCAATATGGTTGAATGTCTTACTTTGTAGAGGAAGATTGGTTAAAATTAATAGGAAAATGTTAAATATTTGTAAACTTTATATAAAGATATATAACAATCTATGTGAGCTTAATAATATAGCTTTACAAGATAACTTGTTATATTTAAGTGTGATGATTAGCAGTTTGTTTTAATGAAAGCAAAAGTTAAAAACCTCGAAGTTGAAGTTCAGCCAATGACAAAATTTGATTATAATCATCAAATATTAAAAATGCAAGTTCAGCATACTGAGAATAAAAGAGTAAATGGTTTTTATTGCAACTGGAACGGATACAGATTTTGGATTAATGAAGATGATTTTAATAAAATATATACCGTTATAAATGATAAAGAAATATAGAAAAAAACCTGTAGAAATAGAGTCTATTCAGTATATTGGAAATAATGTTGAAGAAGTTGAAGAGTTTGTCGGAAATCAACTTTTGCGTTATAACAATACACAAGAAGAAAATGATTATTCGCTTGGAATTCCAACTCTTGAAGGTATAATGAAAGCTTCAGTTGGAGATTATATTATCAGAGGAGTTAGGAATGAATTTTATCCTTGCAAACCTGAAATATTTAGAATTACATATGATGAGGTATAATGTTAATTAGAAATAAAACTGTATACGTTTATGATATTGAAATATTTCCTAATGTGTTTCACTGTGTTGTAAAAAATACAGAAACAGGAGAACGCTTATTTTTTGAAATATCTGAACGTAAGAATAATTTACAAGAGTTAGTAGATTTATTTTGAACTGTTAGAAATCAATCTCAAATTGGTATTTGAGAAAGAAACTATACTACAAACTTACAGTTTAAAACAGATAAAATATTTTGTGGATACAATAATATTCATTATGATAATCCTATTATTAATTATATTATTGATTTTCATAAAGTAATGTTAAAGATGTCGTATTCAGAGATATGCGCATCTTTATTTAAACTTAGTAATTTAATAATTCAATCTACTGATACTAATTTTAGTTCTTGAACAAAGTGGAAATATAAAATTTATTTTGAAACATTAGACTTGTTAACTATGCTTTATTCTCAAAAGTTGAGAGTAGGGTTAAAGGAGATGCAAGTAACTATGCAGTTTCGAAATGTTCAAGAATATGAAGGCGATTTCCAATCCTGACTTCCTACATCTGAAATTCCTAAAATGATAGAATATAATATTAATGATGTTGATTCTACTGAGGAGTTATTAAATAGATGTAAAAAAGATATTGAGTTACGTATAGCTATTGAAGATGAGTATGGAGTGAAGGTACTTAATAAAGATGGAGTTAATATTGGAATGAAAATTATTACTCAAAAGTATCTTGAGAAAACAGGACAAACTTGAAATCAAATTAAGGATTTAAGATCACCTTGTGATATGATAGATTTGAGTAAAGTAATACTTCCGATTGTAAAATTTAATACACCAATTTTAAAAGAGCTTTTAGCTGAAATGAAACAACAAGTTGTTTCTCCTGGAAGAAAAGGTTATGAGAAACATTTTATATTGGATGGTTTAGAGTATTGTGTAGGAGTAGGTGGTAAAATGTATGCCACGTAATCGAGAAAAAACGGGGAAGGAGTTGTATATTTAGATAATTTTTCGTATATTTGTGTTTTAATAATTAAAACAATATATTATGCGAAATCAAAAATATTTAAAAAACTTTAATCCACAACAAATCATAGAACTTAATACAAGTGGATTAAATTTAAAGGAAATTAGTAAAATAATCAATATTCCTGAAAGAAGGTTAGGAGAACTTTGTAAACAATATAATTTAAATATCAAACGTCGTTTCAAATATTTAATAAATGATAATTTTTTTGATAATTTAGATTCAGAATCAAAGTTTTATTTATTAGGATATTTTATTGCTGACGGATGTTTACAACTAGAAGAAAAATTTAAAAATAATAAAAAGTATTCAGAAAGTTATAGGTTTATGATTAATGTATCTATTGATGATGAAGATGTTATAAAGTTATTTCAGAAAGATATTTCTCCAAATAAGCCTTTAGAATATTGTAATAATCAAAGTGGAGTAAGATCTAGAAAGAAACAAGTACATTTACGATGAAGCTCTAAACATATGTTTAATACTTTAAGTAAATATAATATCAAGCCTAGAAAAACTTATGATAACTACTTTTTATTGCCAAAGTATATAGTCCAACATAATTTATTTAAACATCTCGTAAGAGGTTTAATTGATGGAGATGGTTATATTGGTAAAGGTCACATTCAGATATGTTTAAATTCTAAATATTTTGCTAAACAGGTACTATATAATTTTAAAACGTATAAGTATTTTACTAAATATAATTTAAAAGAAATACAAGGAAAGACTTGTAAGTACTATAGCTTAACATTATATGGCGGAAAAAGATTCATAGAAGAATATTTTGCTAATAATATAAATTGTGAATATTATCTAAAAAGAAAATACTATAACCCCGTGCTAACCTTATAGATTGCGAAAGGCTATAAGGTAGTGTAGAGCGTAGGAGATGAATAAATATAATTCTCCCAAGAGTTCTCGACAGTAGTAATACTGAAAAGGTACGCCGAACTTATGTGAACTACAATAGCATAAGAAGTAAAGGATAAAAAGCCTTTACGATAACAAAAACGATACATAGCGTTAATAAGCCAGAGGAAATTCGCCCAAATGAAAATGAAATATTAAGTGATATTGATGTTGCGTTAACATAGTGGCGCAAGTAAAACGCGGTTAATTGCGGGGACTTAATAAAATTTACTAATACTGCAACTAATAGTAATATATAGTGTAGCATATAAGGTAACTCTTATAGGATAGTAAAAACTTAGTAAATATTATAATCCGCAGCCAAGGGTCCTTATAGGATCAAGGTTCACAGACTATCTCGAAAGAGAGTAGGATAAAAAGTTATAACTTTTATTCGAAACGCCGCGAATTTTTATAATTAATTTGGTTATATCCATCTATCTTTGTATATTTGTAAAAATTAATCAATATGAAAGCAAATATAAAGGATAAATTTAAATGTGGAATTTATTGTATTAAGAATACAGTAAATAATAAAATATATGTTGGAAAATCTATTAATATTTATGGAAGAATAAAACAACATATTACTCAATTAAATCACAAATCTAAAGAAGAGAACTATCATTTAATTAACGCATGACATAAATATGGTAGAGAAGTATTTATTTATGAAGTTTTAGAATATTTAGAATTTAAAAAGTATGATGAATTAAATGTGCAATTAAAACTTAAAGAACTCGCAGATAAAGAACTCTACTGAATACAAAAGTTAAATGCTTTAGATAGAAATATTGGATATAATATGAGATTAGATACAAGTACTCAATGTTTAGTCTTAGAAGAAACCAGAGAAAGATGTCGGAAAGCTCAAATTGAGCGTTTTAAAGATCCTAAAGAAAGAGAAAAAATTGCAATGCGAAGTCGTCAATTATGAACTAATAAAGATTTAAAAGAACAAATGGCTCGTAATTGTGCATTAGCTAATCGTAAATATAGAATTGGGAAATTTGATAAAAATGATAATTTAATAAAAATATACGAAATTATAAATGATATTAAATTAGAAAATCCTGATTATTATTTACAAGCTATTAAAGGATGTTGCCAAGGTACAAAAGCGTCGTATAAAGGATACAAATGACATTACATTGAATTAAACTCAGAACAAGTTAGATATAAAAATTAAGATATAGTCGAAATAAAGGATATGCACTATATCCTAGTATGATTATCGAACATAAATTTTATCCACCTCATTTAGGAAAAGAATTTCTAGAAGTTTATACTCAGATTAAAAATGAACGAATTGAAGCTAAACATAATGGTAATAAAGTTAAAGATGCAACTCTAAAATTAGCTTTGAATGGTTTAAGTGGTAACTTGCAGAATGAACATAACTTTTGTTATAGTCCATTTACTGTTATGCAAATTCGAATTAATGGCCAGCTTCTATTATTAATGTTAGCTGAACGATTAATTGCAATTGGATGTAAAATAATTCAAGCTAATACAGATGGTTTATTTGTTTTACGCCCAAAAAATAAGGAACAAGAATTTCAAGATGTTTGTAAAAATTGGGAAACTTTAACTAAACTTACTCTAGAAGAAGATCGATTTGAAGCAATGTATCAGTTTGCTATTAATGACTATCTTGCAATTAAGGAAGGTTATTCTGAAACAAAAGATCCAAGTCTTTTAAAGACAAAAGGTATGTTTATTGATAAGGTAAAACTTGGTAAAGGTATGGATGCAGTTATTATTCCTGAAGCTATCAATAAATATTTAGCAGATGGAATTCCTGTTGCAGATACTATTTATGCTTGTAAGGATATTAATAAGTTTATAACTTATCAAAAAGTTAGTAAAGATTATTCTGTAGAATATGATGGTCAGTTAATTCAACGTATTAACCGATATTATATATCTACTGATGGTCCATGGCTATATAAATGTAAAATAGATTCTAATGGTAGACGATATAACTATATTAAACTATTAACTGACTCTGGCGTAACAATTTTGAATACTATTAATAAATCTGATGAATTACCATCTAATATTAATTATTCTTTTTATATAGCTGCAGCACAAAAAATCGTATGTATGTTTAAGCATAAACAATTAAAATTATTTTAATGAATGATGAAAATTTAACTTTAAAAGAAATTCAACTGTTTGTTTCTAATCTTCAATCTCGAACTTGTAAAATTGAATCAGATCAAGCTACAATAATAGCAAGGGATAGTGTTGTAAATGATGTTATTAGAAATATTGAAGACCGAACAAAGAGTAGGATTCCAATTACAAATAGAATGGTTGTATCTTATACAAAGAACTTTATTAATAATTTATTAAATATTGCTTCAGAATGTTATACAGATATTAAGTATGAATATAATAATTCATATATTAATTTTAAATTACGATATTATATAGGAGGTAATTATATTGATGTAAGTATTAATGATATGTTGTTAATATATAATGATGAAAAGTATAATATGTACGAACTATTTGTAAATACTGTTCAGGAAAAAGCAATACTATATGATTTGAAAGAAAAGATACAAATGTTTTATAAAATGAATACATAATGAAAGATTGGTTAGGTAACATATTAGCAATTGGAGATCAAGTTATTTGTATTGAGCGATCACGAACTTCATCTTGGTTTGTAAAAGCAGAAGTTATAGGATTTACTGCAGAAAGAATCAAATTAAAATATGATCTTAGTGGAAAAGTTCACTTGAAAAGTTGTGATAAAATTATTAAAATATAATATATAATAAAATGAAAGTAAAAGAAGTTATATCCATAATTAGTAATACTGATTATTATTCCTTAATTGAAGCAACTAGAGCTGTAGGTTTATATAAGGATGATATTGTAGTTGAGAACTATAATATTACAAAGCATAAATATTTTAATATAGTAACAAATATTTATCAATGTGAAGACGGGTTTGTTGCAATTACAGGTCTTAAGAATAATATAAAAAAGAAAGATTATGAGGAATTTAATATAGCAGCATTTGCAGAAGAATATATTGAAATTCCTACTGTAATGTATGCTCCAAAATATCGTCGATAATGAAAGTTAATGAAGCAGTAAACTTAATAAGGGATAATTATCCTCTATATTCATTATATAGTGCTGAAGAATTTATCAATAATAGAATTAAAAAGGTTGCTAGTAATCTGTATATAGATGAACATAGATGGTATGAAATCTCAACAGATGTATATGAGTGTGAGAACGGATATATTGGTATAACTGGGCCTTCTAAATTATATAGTGAGGAGAATAGTTGGAAAGATATTGATAAACCCTGTTTTGTTTCAGAATTTATTGCAATTCCAACTATAACTTATAAACAAAAAGAATAAATAATTATATGAAACTTATTAAAAGTAGTTTTGAAATTTTAGAACAAGAGCCAGGTATTCAAGGAATATATAAACAAATTGAAAGAGCAGGAAGAACATGTTATAAGTCAGAGGATCGTATTACAGAAGACTCAGCAGAGAAATTTGTTAATATGATTAAGGATAGACAGCATACTGCTATGCTTGAACATGGCACTGTATATCTTTATATTTATAAGGATCATGCTTACAATGTAATAGGTGATAATTGGGTAACTGAACAATACCTTTCTAATTCTTACTCAGTTATTAATAAAGATTCTTATGGTAATTATCATATCACAACTAATTACAGAGTTTTATATGAAAATGGCTGGCTTGACGATTTAAAACATCTCTGTGAACCTACTGAATATCATGAAAAACGAATTACAGTAAAGTTTATTCTTCCAATTTCTATAAGTCGTGAGTTTTGTCGTCATCGCGTGTTCTCATTTGCAGAACAATCAACAAGATATTGCAATTTTTCTAAAGATCGATTTGATAATGAAATTACGTGTATTTTACCTTATGAGTTTAGTGCACCAGATGGGCATATTGAAGTCAACTATGACTTAATAGAAAGGTTATATGGCAAAGATGAAGTTAAAAGTCAGAAGGCTTTGCCTTTATCTCATATTATTGAGTCATATATAAACGCTGAGTCTGAATATATGTACCTTATAGATAATGGATGTCCACCTCAAATAGCAAGAGAAGTACTCCCATTAGCAACAAAGTCTGAATTAATTATGACTGGAACTCTTGAACAGTGGAAAGGGTTTTTCAAACTGCGATGTGATAAAGCTGCACATCCACAAGCTCGCGAACTAGCTATTCCTTTGAAAGAAGAGTTCATTAAAAGAAATTTATTAAATGAAAACGATTAAACAACTAATAGAAGAATTTCTTAATTCTGACAATAAAGAATTAGACTTACCAATGACTCCTATTGATAATATAGATGATATTATGCGTGAGCTTGGAGCTCTTGAGGATTGGAGTCTTGAGGTTAATACATATGGAGGTTTTTATAAATCTTATATTTATGGTAGTTTAGGTTTAGAGCTTAGTGGTTCTTTATGTTGTGGTGAATTTAAACTTAGTAAAAGATAGAATATGGGAAAAGTTTATGGAGATAACAGGTTTGAAATAATTACTAAAGCTAAAGAGGATATATTATTGAGTACTAACATTAAAACGTCTGAAGATGAAATGAAAGTACTTGATAATTTTCTATTTAGATGCTGGCAAATGGGATGGCTAAATAAATATAACAGCTAAAATATAACATATAGAAGATGAAAACACTTGAACAGATTAAAGTAGCATATAAAAGTCCTACGATAGATAGAAGAGATTTATATAGACTTGCAGAATTCATTCCCTTTGAAATGTTTCCTTTTTGTGGTATAACTCTTAAAGATAACGTAACTAAGGAAGAATGGGATAAAAATACTATTCCTTTTACCAGAGAGAATGTACTAAAGCAGCTTGAAAAAGATGTTGCTTTTGGTTTTGAGAAAGCCTTAAATAAAAGAGGCATTTCTTCGAGTCTAATGTTTGAGGTGGTGCAGATGTGGAACTGGATCCTTGAAGAAGGTTTGGAAAATTGGTCTGATGATAATTATGCCTACTATGGATTACCTCTTTTCAAAGCAACTGCTGTTAAATATGGGTTTAATAATCCTATAGGAGACGATACTGGAGATGAAGACTATTATAATGAAGACTATGATGAATAAAAATATTATTAAATTTCAGGAGCGATGAGGCTTAGGTAATATGCAAGTATTTTCATATGGGAATGCCAAATTACCAAAAGAAACACTCATAGTAAATATTACATCTGCAGTACATTGTCCTTCGGAAAGATTAGGCTTCTGTAGATGTAGTAAAGTATGTTATGCTAAAAAATGTGAACGTATATATAAAGCATACTTGCACAAAAACACATTGATTGAGTCATACATGTATTTGTGGGATGATAAAGATCTTAAGGACATACTAATGTATTATATATTAAATGCTCCTGTTAAGATTAAATACGTTAGACTTAATGAAGCAGGTGATTTTCCAGATCAACAGTCTGTTGACAGGTGATCTAATATTGGACGATGGTTATATAAAGTTTTTGGAATTAAAACATATTGTTATACCTGTAGAGAGGACTTAAATTTTAGCGGAGTTCACTTTATAGTAAATTCTTCTTCTCCAAATATTAAAGCGCACCGTTGGTTTTTCTGTGTAGATAAGTTTCAATTTAATAATTTACCAGATAATGCTGTAAAATGTAAAGGAGATTGCAGAAAATGTAGTCTTTGTTTTAACAGCCGTTATCAAGGAGTAATATATTGTAAACAACATTAATGAAGAAATATTGTTTAACTAATGAGTATCCTGGGATTTGTTGGGCTTATGATGCTCACAATCCTAGGATTTTTTATGAATGTGGAGCTAATTATGAAATGTTAGATGTTCCTATAAAAGGCATTGTAAAATTAACATTTAAGCGTTGGCTTGATAAAGATGAAATAGAATATGCAATTAATTAAAGCATGTAAAGAGTTACTTATTCAGCAACCTTTTTACGGCCTTTTTATGCTGAATTTACGTAAGGAGATAGTAGATAATAATCATTCTGTAAAGACAGCAGCAGTTGGTCCTAATGGCGTTAATTTTACGTTATATGTAAATAAAACATTCTGGGAAGGACTTACTGATAATGAGCAAATAGCTGTACTTACACACGAGGTTAAATTTGCATAGCCTCCTAATATAGTAATATATTAGTAAAAAATCTTAAATTGCGGGAAGTTCCTTAGAGCTCTTATTACTAACACATCATAGTGATATAGATGCGGGCGTTGCTAATTACAACGATATAGTAAAAAGATAAGAGATTGGATAATCCGCAGCGAAATTTATTTTTATTTTTCTTTGAATTTTATAAATAATTTGCTATTTTTATTAGGAAAAATAAAAATAAAGACGTTCAGAGACTATAATAGATGTACTAATTATAATTATTAGTATAAGGGATAGTCCACCAATTATTGAAAAATAATTGAAACATGTATGCACATATGCTTCTTTCATCTCACTGATGAATTCAAAGCTGATAATCCTTATAATATGAATATTGCTGAAGACGTGTCTATAAATCAGCTAATTACAGGATTACCTGGTGGCTGTGTCACCCTTCAATCTCTTTCAAAGATACTTGGTAAGAAGCTTGAACCTAATAGAGGATCATGGTATTATTATAGAGAAATTGAGGATTTCGCCAAGAAACATCCTGATAAGTGTATGCTTGGTGTTGGTGTTGGTGATTTCAAGCAAATTGATGATCACACAATGTGGCCATCAGATATATCAGAAGCCGAACGTAAATTATATGAAAATCAAATAAAGTCTAAGTTAAAAGAAACAGAAGCATTTATTAATAAACAAGCAGGTCACATACCTGGAGAATTAAAAGAAATACTTGAAAAAATAAAAAATAATCCTCCTGTTTTTAACTGGAGAAATTATCTTAGGAGAGTGGTTGGAGATTCTATTAGTAGTGATTTACAATTAACTAGAATGAGGCCGTCAAAGAGATTACCTGATGCTAGAGGGACTCGTTTAAAAAGAAAGCCAAATATATGTGTTGTTATTGATACTTCAGGTTCCATTAATATGAATAATTTCTCTGATTTTATGTCAGAGATTAATCATATATATAAAACAGGCGTAGAGATAACAATTGTAGAATGTGATACTAAAATCACTAAAATATGTAAGTTTGATAAGAAGTCTAAATTTGAATTTGTAGGTCGCGGAGGTACAGACGTGACTGATGCTATAAGTTATTATAAAGAACATAAAGAATTTAGTTCCTGTGTGATATTTACTGATGGTTACTTATCTAAATTTACATTTTCAACTTATAAAAATTTAATCTGGATTATTACATCTGATGGGAATAAATCTCAGAAGTTTCCAGGAATAACTGTATTAATACCGTAATAAATATGGAATTAACGTTAGGAGAAATAAAACCTATTTTAAAATATATTATAAATAATAATAAATCTCTTCAGGAAAGAGGAGAATTTCCAGTAAGTGTTCAACTTACTTCACTTCCTGGTATAGGTAATTTATTATAAAATATTTGATTAAATTGTTTTATATTATTACTTTTGCATAGATTTAATTTATTTAAAATTTAAATATTATGCAAAAAATTAGTAATGATTTAGAAAATAAGATTATTGATTTATATAATCAAGGTTATAAGATTAAAGATATAAGTAAAATTTGTAAAGTACATCCTACTACAGTTAGTCGTGTAGCTAATAGAAATTCTCTTTGTAGAGAGTGTAGTAAATTAACATTATCTGAAAAAATTAATATTTGTAAACTATATAATTTGGGTAAAACTTGTAGTGATATAGCTAAGCTATATAATGTATCCAGAAATACTATTTCCACTATTCTTCATAATAATAACATTAATATACGAAGGAGTAATTTAGATACTTACTTTGAAGAGGCAGTGCAGATGTATAGTAATGGTTATAGCCTAACACAAATAAGTAATAAATATAAATTTAGTCGAAGCAATTTTTCTATTAGATTAAAGAAACTTGGAATACCAGTTATTAATACTCAAAATATGCTAAAATTTAATGAACACATTTTTGATATTATAGATACCGAAGAAAAAGCTTATTGATTGGGTTTTATTTTTGCTGATGGATATATTGCTTCAATTCCTAAAAATGGAAAACCTCATTATAATTTTGAAGTTTCTTTAAAAGGATCTGATGTGGAACATTTATATAAATTACAGAAGTTTTTTCAAGTAATAGGTAATAGAGTAAAAATATCATCTATTATATGTAACAATAAGCAATATTTTAGATGTAGATTTGCTCTAACAAATAAACACTTATGAGAAACATTAAATTCTTACGGATGCACTCCTAAAAAGTCACTGACTTTAAAATTTCCTAATGAAAATATCTTTAAATCCAAAGATTTAATAAGACATTTTATTAGAGGATATTTTGATGGTGATGGGTCATTAGGATTATATGATAAACCAGAAATAAGCTGTTTAGGTGCAAAAGAATTTTTAAGTAAAATGGTAAGCTACTTAGAGCCTAGACATTTGTTTTCTAACAATCATAGCGATTTTACTTTTGCATTTAGTTTTTCAGGAATAAAGGCAACTGCCTATTTATATCACCTATATTATAAATCAACAATTTATTTAGATAGAAAATATCAAATATTTAATAAAATCAAAGATTGCCGTTTTAAAGAGAAATCTTTAAAATTATTAGAGCGCAAATTCAGGGAAGGCTGAGATGCTAATCCTGAGCTAATAGCAGATTTAAATGATTTGCTACAGTGCAACGCATAGGAAATGAACCTATTATACAGAATATAATTTTCCCAAGAGTGTGCTCCACCTTACTATTTTTAGAGGTGAAAAGATATGCTGAACTATATCGAATATGAAGATATAGAATCTAGAGATAAAAAGCTCTAGAGATAACAAAATTGAAAAC